CCGCCTGCGTCCGGTACGTGTAGGTGTCCATGGGTTTCGCCAGGCCGATCACACAGCCAGCAGGTTCGATGAACACCCCCATCTCGTCGTGGTCGTCGGTGCCCGCGATCGCGATGCCGTGCAATCCCGACCCCACTTCGGTGAGCAGGATCTGGCCCGCTCGGGCGATGGTCGCATCCCCGTGCTCGGTGTGCGTCGTAGCCATAGTCGTCCCTTCGTTTTCGGTGTCAGCGCCCCAACGTAATGCAGGGCCCCCGCCCAGCGGAGGCCCTGCACACGAGATGTCGATCTCGGGTTTACCGCCGCTTGGTCTCCACGAAGGCCTGCGCCCGCTCCAGCAGCAGTGTGACGGCTTCAGCGTGGGTGGCGTCCGAGTGCTGGTTCCACAGCAGCGCCGCGCTCAGGATGAGCCGCAGGCCCTCGTCCTCGGCCAGGACCAGGGCGAGATGGATCTTCGCTTCCCGCAGGAAGTTGGGGACCAACTCGAACGAGACGTCCTCGTTGGCGGCGCCCTCGGCGAAACGCCACTTCGCCGCCTCAGCGTACGCGGCGATCCCCGCTTCGTTGGGGACGAGCTTCTTGTCCTTGACGGTGTGGATGAACATGGCGCTCATGAGGGTGGCGGTCAGCGCATCCACGACGACGCCCAGCTCGGCGTCGCCGTAAGCGCCCGGATCGCGGCCGAGCGCCTTGGCCACGCCGCGCAACTGCGCCAGATCCTCATCGGAATAGTTCTTCATAACAGCTGCTTTCTTCGGTTGCTGACGGATGTCAGGGTCGGAACGAATTGCCCAGGGCCTCACGGTCGGCCGCCGGGATACGCAGGCTCGGGTGGCCGAAGACCTGCACCTTCCCCTGCAGCACTGAAAGGTCGAGGTCCCACTGATACTGGCCGCGCCACCGGAAGCGTTCCTCCGCGTTGCGGATCGCGAGGTCGACCTCGGCATCGGTCCACGAGTTGACCGCCTTCAGCTGCGCGCGCACCTGCCACATCTGGTTCTTCAGCTGCGCGAGGCCGATGTGCTGCACCTGATGGCATTCCACGCACAACGCGATCAACCGGAGCAGACGCTGCACCTTGCTGTCCCCGACCGACTCGAAATACCACAGCTCATGGCAGTCCGGCGTCCGCTGGGCCCTCGTCTGCCCGTTGCGGCTCGGTTGCCTGCAGACCTCGCAGCGCATGTCGGCCGCCTGCGCCACCGGCATGCGAAGCCGGTCCCATTCGGGACGGGACAGGATGCCGCGCAGGTTCGACCCCCACACGTTGCTAGGCAGCAGGTCGGGATAGAGCACGCCGGGCCCGATGGGGAGAACGCCGACGTTCGGACTCAGGGGTTCCATGGTCACTCGCTGTCCTCCTCGTGGACGACAAGCCGGAACCCGCCGCCGATGTCTTCGAGCTTCGCTGGTTTCAGCGGCCCGACCACGATGTAGGAGAACCCCTCTCCGCGCTCGCGATGGTCGCGGCCATGCGCGTCCACCCACTCCTGGCGGTCGAGGGGCGTGGCCACGCGCGGCACGCACGTGCAGATGTTGCAGCTGAGGAAGCCCGGGTAGTCCATCGCCGGTTCGTCCGGCTGCTCGCCGCTGTCAGAGGGAACGGTCATAGGGGTCTTCCTTCACGTAGGGAGCAGTCCGGCGCCGGAGGGCGACGATGGCCATGCCGATGAGAATGCCGACGGCGAACGCCGCCGCGAGCAGGAGAAGATTCGAAGTGTCGTACATGAGCTTCATTCTCTCTAGGGGATGTAGGGGGGATAGCAGCGGGGAGGTGCACCCACACGGGTGCACCTCCCCGTGCCGTCATCAGCCTTCGGTTTTGGTTTCCCGGGCCTTGAAGGCGGCGATCACGCGGTTGCGGAAGTTGATCGCCACGCGGAACACCGGCACCGTCCGCGCGGGAACGGTCTGAGCCACCCCGGTGCGGGGGTTGCGGGCCGCACGGGCCGCACGCCGCTTCGCCTGGAAGACCCCGAAGTCCGTGAGGGCGACCTCCTCGCCGCCCATCACGGCCAACTGGATCTCCTCGATGGTGGCATTGAGGATCTTGTAGACCTCCCGTTCCCCCACTCCGGCGCGGGCAGCAACGCGTTCCGCCAGCTCCGTCTTATTCACACGCAGTTTCTTCATGATATCCTTTCACCTTTCGTTCGTTCTTTTCGGTTCGGGTACAGCCATTTGGGCAGCGTCAGACTGGCCCGCACCCTATCGATCTATTCATCGGGGCACGGGAATGGGATGACTTGTTGCGTGAATCGCGCAGGCCTCCCCAGCTCCGGCATCTCGACCAGATCCCCCGGACAGGAAACGGAGTAGCCATAGACGAGTTCCTCATCGCATCGGGGACACAGGAACGCGATGTGTGTCAGCGCCCAATACCCCGGCGACCAGGTGGTTTCCGCTTTCGGCCGGATGCCCTCGGTCATCTTCGACCGGACCGTCAACTTTCGGACCCGCTTGCCCGGATGCAGCATCTTCCCGTACCGCAACATCAGCGGCCCAGGAAACTCACACGCCTGGCAGGAAGGATCGATATGGAACACCGGCAGTGCAGGCTTCCATTCGCCCCAGCGAATCTCCTGTGCCTTCGGGCCCGTCATAGCAGAGATATGTACAGGTCCATCCACCGAGCGCTCGCGTCGCAGATCAAAAGCCGGTCAGCGACGTCCATCTCACGCATCATGGCCAGCAGGTCGTCGCTACTGGGGTTGTCACCAGCAGCGGCGATGCGATCCAACACGAGAGCGAACGACGGCCCATGCAGGATCGTGTTCTTCAGGGACGGGAGAAGCGCTGGCGGCATGTGCTTGGCGATCGACATCGCAGCGCCCATGAGCACCGCCGTCGTGTCCGGCGATTGCGAGGCCTCCCGCCCGAGGGCCGCGATGCACTCCTCGCATTTGTCTCGACAGAAGGCGAACAGCCGCATGGTCACCGTCGCGTCGGCGTTCGGTGCCCATGGAACAGGAGACGAAGCGGGAGCGGTATCGAGACCGTGAGAGTGATCCATATGGTCCCTTTCTGTGGCTTGAGCCGTTGTAGCTCAGCTTTGGTTAACGCGAATGTAACTCACGAGAAGTGTCGTCATTGCACCGCTTCTCATCTTCGATGTGCCCCGGCTGCCACGTGCTCTCCTCCAAGTGGTCGATATGGAAGATCGGGGGTGGGGGATTCCACTCATCCCAGCGAATCTCCTGGGCTCGCGGCTCGGTTATGACGTCGCCCCGGACGATCGCACCGCCAGCGCTTCGATTTCGAACACGAGGTCCGGATGGGTGAGCGCCGCGCAAACGGTTGCCCGCGCGGCGAGCGTGCTGGGGCTCATGTATCCGGCGGCGTACCCCCCATAGATCGAGTTGAACGTCGGGAAGAGAGCCGAGTCGGTCAGGTACGCCCGGATTTGGATGACCTCTCCGAGGTGGGAGTCGGCGGCTTCGAGGACGGCAACGAGGTTGTCCATCGCCTGCCGAATCTGCTCTTCGTGGCCTCGAATGATTTGCCCGGTGACGGGGCTGATGCCGACCTGTCCGGCGACGGCAATGATGCCACCGCGCTCAGCGGCTTGCGCGTACACACCAGCCGGTGCTGGTGCGTGCTTCGTGGCATGGTTGATGGTGCGCACGGGAGGCAACTTTCTGTAATCGTTGGACCGGGATGGCTCAAGCTTCGGGGGCGTCGGCTTTGCCGCGCCATTGCCGCCAGCGCCGCAGCAGCCGCCGGGATCGGCGTCGCTCACGGCGTTCGGCCTGGAGCCGGGTGGCCTCAGCGTACTTCTCGGGGCCCGTGGACGTCGTCGAGTACACCCGGCGTCGCCCCTCCGGGTAGCCCGCCGCTGGTACCCAGATGCCTTCAACCCACCCCAGCTCGTACTCCATCCGCTCCAGTGCAGGGTAGATGGAGCCAGCGCCCATCTCGGTGTGCGTGCACAGGACGTAGCCGGTCGGAGGGTCATCCAGTTCGGCCAGCGCCCGCATGATGGCATGCATCGGCTTGGTCACCCGGAGGGGCGGGCCCGGTTGGACGTCATCGTCATTCATGTGAGTTCCTGCTCGCTGCCGTCGGGTTGCAGGCGCAGGCACCGCTTGCACGTTACCGCGTTGGCCGTCTGCGAGAACCTGTCGAAGGCGGCGGCGCCGCACTGCGGTACCGTCGACCACCTGCTTTTTCTGACTCCCCTGTGGACTGCTGCGGAGGTTGTGGAGCGGCGACCATAGCGCTCCATCACCAGGTTCATCACCGGACCCGTGTCCTCAGGCTCCGGTTCCGGCTCGTCGTCGAAGTGAGCGAACCGCAGCTCGGGGTTGCCGTCGGGCCCGACACCGGTACGGGCAGCGTCGATGATGGCGCGCACCTCCATGTTGGCATCGTCCCAGGCTTCGGCGGCCGACGACACCAGGTCGGCAACCCGCTGAACCTGATCGGCGATGTTGCCCAGCCGGACGCCGACCGCATCGGCCTGGACAGTGCCGACCGGCCCCTCCCAGGGCCTGCGGGCCGCCACGGCCGCGCAGAACGCGGCCACCGCATCAGCGGCAGCGTTGGCATCCACGTCCTCGGGGAGCAGCGTCAGCTTCCGGACCTGGTCGAGCGCGGCGAGACCGTCCTTGAGCGCATCCCGTGCCATCGCAACGACGGTCTCCGGCTTCGGGAGCTCCCCGTAGTAGCCCTCGCTCTCGTCGACGAGCTCGGGATCGGCTCCGGGTCGGGCCTCCACCCGCATCCGCTTTTCGTTCAGCATGACGGTGTCGCCGACGGCAACCTTTCCCGCCGACTCGCCGTCGGCGCCCGTGTGGGCTGGGACAGCCACCCACCGCCCCTCGATGAAGGTGACGCACCGCAACCGGTCGGGGTCCGGAACGTCGGGGCCGGTGACGGTGATCGTTCGAATCGAAGCGTGACCGCCGAGGGGGTCCGCGATCGTGGTCAGGTTCAGTTCCATGGTGATCACTCTCTGCAATACATGAGCCACGTGGACTCAACTTTCGAAACGCGAATATAACTCACGAGAAGACCTCTTCCCACAACCTATGTCGTAGGGGTCCCTTGGTCTGCCCAGGCCCGGATCTCTCCGTTGGGATCGATCTGTTCGAGCCAGTGGTCGTGGCGGACGACCTCGCCGCGAAGGAACTTGACGGGGCCGAGCACGTAGGTACTGACCTGAACAGCTACGCGGTACACCCCTGCGTAGAGGTCGGCACTGGAGCCGCTGTCGGCGTCCACCGTGAATTCCAGCCGGTTGTCCGGCAGGCGCGACACCGTGTTGAACTCGGGCCGCGCCTCGTGGATGGCGCTGACGGTGTCATCGGTGATGACAGCGCCGCGCGGCGCCTCGAAAGTGATGCTGATGTGCCAGGTGGTCATCGTTATTTCCTCCTACGGGGTTTGAGCTGGTCGAGGTCGTAGCCTTGCTCGGCTTCGGCGGCGAGCCGCTCGATGACCTTGTCGGTCAGCTCGACGCCGCCGGAGGTTCCGTGAGATGCTGGCACCTGTTCGGCGACCCTGTACTTGAACCAGTCGATGTCGGCCTCGTAACGCAGCATCTGGATCGCCTGCAGCTCCGCTCTTGTGAGTTCGATGTTGCTCTCCGCGACGCAGGTGGCAATCCAGCTGACGACCATACCGCCTTCGCCACAGCGATGGGTTTCTCGCATGCGTTCGGCTTCACCGTCCGGCAGGCGGTCTTCGAGCCAGTCGATGACGTGGTCGAGCAGGAATCCGAAATCCTCCAGGACCGGCCAATCCGGCAGCGTCTGTGCGTTGCGCAGTGGGGCCGGATCGACCTCGTAGGCGACGGCGGCGCGAAGCAGCACGTGCTCGTGCCAGCGATGCACCACAACGGCGCGGTCGGCCACCATCTGCATAAGTGCCGCCGTGGCCTCCCGATAATTTCCCTCTCGCACGAGAAGGAACACCGGTTCCATAGCGGTTTCTCCCGACCATTTGGTGAGGCCGACGATTGATTGCCGCAGGGCACGTTCAAGTTCTTTCGGGCGGTCCATGAATTCCTTCGTTCTTCCCGCAACCTATGTTGTGGGAAGTCCTTCGTCGGTGATGCGGTCAACGTCCGCTCGGTAGGTGTTCTCGTACCGAATCCACGAATCGGCGGGGATGCCAACGACCCGCTCCAGCCGGATTGCGGTATCGCTCGTAACCGGCGCGCTCCCGTTGAGGATTCCTTTGAGCTGTTCGAGTGTGTACCCGAGGCGGTCGGCGACTGCCTGGTCGGACATTCCCTGATCGTCGATCCACTCCCTCAGGTATTCACCCGGAGCGACGGCGTAGTTGGTCAGAGTCATGATGTTCCTTTCGTTCCTCGAACTACGTGAACTGTGCCAGCGCACGTCGGACCGGACGTCCGTGAAGGGCGGCGTCATCGAAGCTATCGAGCCGCAGGTGCCGCAGCAGCTGCTGCATGTTCTCCTTGAGCTTCGTCTCGTCGACTTCGGGGAGGGCGAGCTTGACGACGATCTCGGCGTCACTCTTGCCCGCTAGAGTCATTGCTAGCGCTATCTTGTAGTCGCGGTGCAGCTTTCGAACCTTCGCACCGAGGTCGTTGTGCGAGCGCATGTCGCCACCCTTGGCACCTCGGTTCTGAGAGATGGCTGAAGCTTTTGCTTTCATAATCCTGCTTTCCTTTCCTGTTCTTCCTTGGGCCATGAGAACCCGCGCTCGTTATCGATATGGTCGTCGGGGTGATCGGGTTCTTCGTCGCAGAGGACTTCGACTTCGTTCTCTCCATCGAAGCACAGGTTCTCAGCGAGACACATTTCGGGAGATCCACGCCAGTCGTGAACGTCCTTGTCCATGAACTACTCGACTCCGGTGGATGGCTGCGTCCGGTACAGTCGCGCCTCGGTGGGGGTGGGATCGCTGGCCCGCATGTGCGCGGCAGCCCCGAGCTCCATGACGTGATGGAGCGAGATATGGGGCAGCTGGTAGTCCGGCAGAAGTCCGGCGTTGAGGAAGGTCAGCTGCTCCAAGGGATCGCGGACCCGCGCAGGCGGCAACGCCAGCTGCTGCCCCAGTTGGTTTCGGTAGAGGTCATTAGCGACAGACATGGCCTGCCGAGTGGCCCCCTCTCTGTTTTCAGCCTCCACGTAACCCTGCACGATCAGCGTGTCATCGCCCAACACCAGAAGCGACCGACCGGCGTCATCGCCGATCCACTCCATAGCGAGATCGCCGAGTCCGTCAGCAAGCAGCCCCTGCACATCGAACACAGGCAGGACGACGTCGTAAAAGAAAAACTCCATCAGCATTACTCCTAATTTGTTTTGCTTTTCCAGCAGTTGCATGATTCGGATAACTTGACTGCGGAAATTCATGTTCATGCGAAATCGATGGTGCGTGTTCTGGTTTTCCCAGATCATTTTCAGCCACTCATCGAGTATCCTCAATTGGGCTGATATTTTCATTAGAAAGTAGCACGCCCATGCTCCCATGAAAAGAAATACCCACATCATCCATTCAGGCATTGCCCTCTTCTCCTATTCGTCCTGGTTGGGACCGGTGTCGTTATCGGGTACTACTGGCTTAGGGTTCCTCTCGTGCGACCACCGGACGTCGCCGAACATGTCTCGCACCATCTGCTTCAGCTGGTAGAACCGTGCCACCGCTTCGGCGGACAGCTCTTCCTCGGGGAAATGCTCATCCCAGGTCGCGACCGGCACGACCAGTGCCCTCGGATACTTCTTCTTTCGCTGTGACGGCCGCACCCAGTACTTGAAGGCCTCCATCTGGAGGTTGAACACGGTGTTCTTCGCCTGGTCGGTGCCCCAGAGCTTGATCATGACGTGATGGCTCGCGTAGTTGACGCTCATCGCCTCGCCAAGGAACCGCCAGGGTATTCCGTCGATCTCGTGGGGCGGTCCGTAGCTGTGGAAATCAGTGGGTTTCACAGTTTCATCCGGTCCTGTCAGGCGGTCTCGGGGTCAAATTCCGCACCACACTCAGGACACTCGACGCGGGGGCCGTACTCCTCGTCGTCGGCGTCTTCGTCGATGTAGGCCTTGAACTGGTGCCCGCATCCGGGACACGTGATCATGGATTTCCTTTCGTAAGCACATGAATCGTCCGGGATTCAACCGGTGACAATTCGATATGGTGATCTTCTATTACGGTCAAGAGATCGTTGACGGCCATCGCATACTCGCCTCCGGCCATCATGTATTCGAATCCAGCCTGGTACTCGGTGGGAATTTTCGGCATCAAGCGTCGAATGAGATAGTCGGCGGCCCGGTTGAATTCTGCTTCGTGACAAGGAGAGCATACGTCCCATCGGAGACCTTCGGTCTGAGTGGGCGCGAGATTCTCGTAGCGAGTTGGACTAGTGCAGATCTGGCAAATCTGCCAAACTTGGCCGTCGGCGTCTTTCCATCGCGATAGCCGGGAATCCACTACCAGCCCTCCGGCACCTGGAGCTTGGCGATGTGAGTGCTGTGCCAGGGGCAGCCGTCCCAGCTGCAGAGAATCTGCTTAGGGTGGTCAGGGCAGCCCTGCCGGTTGCGCTCCAGCGCCGCGAGCAGGGTGGGGTGCGCGGGTGTGGCGAGCCCGATGCTGCCGGTCTCGCCTTCACCGTTCCAGGTGGAGTGAATCTCATGGCCACAGTCCTGGACTTGGGCCTGGAGCTGGGTGAACTCGCCGGGCTGCAGGGGGTTGGCCAGCTCCTGGTTGTCGAGCGGGCCCGTGTAGTGGGGCTTCGCCACGGAGACGACGATGACCGGGGCGCCGACGGGGTTGAACCCGGAAGGGATGAACCTGTAGCGGCGCCCTTCCACCACGGGAGCGTTGATCCCATGATGGCTTACGATCGACTCCGAGTCGTCCTGCTCGATGGTGTACAGCCAGTTCAGGCCCGCCCAGACGGTGTCCAGTTGGGATTTGGTGAGCACTGTCATCGGGTGACCTTTCTTTCGGGGTGGTACTAGGAGTCGCGGGCGAGGATGGGGGCGTAAGAAATGCCAAGAGCACCAGCAGTTCGAATCGCTTCGGGGAAGGTCATCCCCCACAGCTCGATGTCGCCGTATCCTGCATCCGAGGCGGCATCCCAGGCCTGTTCTTCGTCGACGCCGCAGTCGGCCATGTCGGCGACGAACCGTTCGATGGAGACGCCATCCACGCAGGCGGCAACGCGCTCCCGGATTTCCTCTTCGGTTGCGGGTCGATGTCGCTTGCCCGGTTTTTCCTGCACTGTCATGAGCTGGTTTACGGTGATGAACTGAAGTGCGGCTCCATGGAGTTCCATGATGGCGCTGCTGCGAGCGGACCGCGTGAGGTCGACGTCGGACTTGACGGCTTGCATGCGGTCGCGGAGATATTCGAGATGTTGGTCGTAAGGTGATTTCAGGGTCGACATTCGGGATGTCCGTTCGATATGGCTGGCTGGGGTCATCTGGAGGGCGGCCGATGGCAGCGCTCGCAAGACGGTAGTGAGGTCCACTCTATTATGTGTTCGTATCCGTGGCTGAAGGAGTCGCTATGCCAATTCCATCTTCCCCCGAGCAGCGGCCGAAGCCCTGGCACCGGCGCCCGTGGGTCATTGCGCTGGCTGCAGTGGTCGCTGCCATCGCCATCGCGTGCGCCATGGGCGACGATGACGATGATGACGATGATGATGACGACGACGACGGAATCTCGGAGCAGTTCGACGACGGCGACGATGATGAGGACGATGAGGGCGCGGGCGACGACGACGGCCTGTTCGCGGTCGTTACCATCGTCGACAGCGGGCCTTGGAAGATCACCACCCCGTAGGGGTGAAGGCTCCTGTCTGCCGGGGGTGTGCGCATGCCCCCGGCAGCACCTTGTTCAGCGGTTGTCGGCGCCGGAATCGGCAAGACGAGCCGCCAGCTCATCACGATCAGCCATTGTCGCCTTCGCGACATCGGCCAGCGCGAACGCGGCTACGAGCGCGTTGTCGCGGTGGTTCTCCAGCTCGTCGCATGCCTCGTCGCGCCAGGTCCGGTACAGGTCGCGGGCGGCCACGCATTCCTCGGCGAACTCCCGTGTCTTGGTGAGTGCTTCCTGGAGCCGGTCGACTTCGGCGATGAGGGCGCTGCGATCGGCGTCGGCCATGAGGTGGTCGTATCCGAGGGCGGTCCGTGACGGGATCGGCCGGGCGGCGCTGGCGTCGCGGGTGCGGATGGCGTCCATCTGGGCGCGGGTGAGCTTGTCGGTGCCCGGAGCCCAGAGCAGGTCCCGGTTGATGAGTCGCTCTTCTTCATCCATGAACCCGCGCCCTTCTCGCCCTATGCGGTGCTGTCGTCCCGGGGGGCGGTGTGGCTGACACCGAAGTTCGGGGGACTGCCCCTGGTCAGGGTATTCGACCAGGCCTCGACGAACTCATCATAGACAGCGTCGAAAGCGTCCTCCTTGTGCTCGGTGTCGGCCCTCATGACGACGGTCAGCCACTCCCCGGGTGCCTGCTTGAAACAGATCAGCCTCGGCATCGCCTGTCGCAGCGCCTGCTCCTCCTCCGCTGAGAGCGGGGTTGTGGGGACGTCGATTTCGACGTGCCACTGCTGCAGTGGGTGGCGCTGGCGGAAGCGGTTGACGCGTTCTTGGACGTAGGCGCGTTTGTCGGGGGCGATGGTGAACGTCCGCTCGATGCCCAGGGGTTGGTCGGGGCTGTGGGAGTAGTTGGCCTCCAGGAACCCTTCGTTCTCCATGCGTTCCAGCGACGCCAACTCGAAGGCGCGTTTGTGCTGTCCCGCTTTGAGTTTATAGTGCGTGACGTTGCCGCGTTGCAGCAGCAGCGCTCGCGCCACCGACGTGGCCGTGCGCGGCGCGTCGCTGCCCAGCAGGAGCTCCGCGATCACGACGCGCTCTCGGTTCCAGATGAACGAGGGCTTTCTCAGCGCCATCAGGATTCCTCAGCGGCCGGTTCGGTCGGGTCGAGCAGGTCGAGCAGTTCCGTCACGCGGCCTCGGGCCGCCCAGATGCGGTCGTCGCACCGGTCGGGAGGCCCGTTGGTGTCGGCTTCGGCGATGTACTCGCGCTGGCGCAGCCCGTCGGGGCCGCCCCGGTACATCAGGCCCGTGGTGTCGCGGGCGCAGTTCTTGAGGTCGGCGCGTATGGCCTTCAGTTCCGCTATCACATGCTCGGTGAACGGGTACTCGCCGAGGTCGACCGACGGATTTTCTGCTTCGGGTGCGGGGTGCTCGACACTGGTGATTTGTCCGCATCCTCGGCATTGGAATCCGATGTAGGTCGGATCGTCGCCCCGGTCGTAGCCGGGGTTCCAGTTGTCCTGGCCGCATGCGAGGCATTCGCCGGGCGCGATGACGCCTTCGCGGTGGAGGTCGATGAGGTGCTGATTAGCTCTGTCCATCCTGCTGTCCTTTCGGGGGGTGGAGGCCGAGGGTTGCCCCGAGGTGCGTTGCCGAGTCCAGGTCGGCGGGTGTGTCTTCGGGAGCCGGGGCTATCAGGCGCTGGAGGGCGCGGCCGATGATCCGGTAGTCGCCCTCGGCGGTGAGCAGGTCCACGAGCGGCCTGCACAGATCGTAGGGATGCACGACCGGGACCTCCGAGCCTTCGCTCCGGTACTGCAGGGGCCACAGCAGGTGATGGGTCTGCATCAAGGTCAACGGCGTTAGGAACGCCAGATCCTTGCCCAGCTCATCCCAGCCGTATTCGTCGCGGTCCACGGCGCTTACGACTCTCGGGCGGCGGTCGTGTCCAGCGTCCCGAGCAGCTGCTTGACCGCTGCCTCGATGTCGCGGAGCTGCTGCTGCACCAGCTCGTGGTCGGCGTCGCCGACGACGCCTTCGCGGATGATGCCCTCCAGCGCCCACTGCACCGGCGCTGCCAGGTCGCGCAGCCGGTCCAGCTTGTCGACCGTCTCCCCCTCCTCGGCCTCCCAGATCTGCGTGAAGCCTTCCGCGACGCGCCCGTCGAACCGCTCGTTCAGCATGTACGCCGAACCCGTGAGGTCCCCGGTGATCGTCGCCAGCGCGAAGCCCTGCTCTTCGGCTGCCCAGGCGTTGATCTGGTCGGTGTAGAGGACGTGGGTGAGGTTGGTGTCAACGAGGAGGGCGCCGAAGATGCTGAGCCGTGCGGCTTCCTCCTTCAGCCATGCGTCCTCGCGGTATCGCTCTTCGGTGATGAGGGTGTAGGTGATGCCCGGTCCGCCGTTGGCGTCGAGGTCTTCGAGGAAGCCCTCTTCGGGCGGTTCGCAGCCGACGACGTTGATGACGACGTGCGCGCCGGGCCGGGGCGCGAGGACTTCGGCGAGGCCGTAGCCGTTCTTGCTCGTGGGTTTGAGGTCTTGCTTGTGGATGTGGAGGATGACCTGCTGGCCGGTGTCGGGTGAGTGGTAGCGGGTGGTGGTGCCGTAACGGGATTGGGTCGCGGGCTCGGGGTGGAGCTCGGAGAAGTCGGGGCGGATGTCGGGCAGGGAAGCGGCGGGCGGGGTGATCGGCATGGTTGCTCTCTCTCAGCGGTGGTGGGTGTGTCGGGTCGGGGGGATGCTCCAGTTAGGGCATGGTGATCACCGGCTTCCCCCCTCCAGCACCCGGTGGCGGACGCGCGGCGGGTAGCCGTTGCCGCCGCGAGCGAGCCAGCCTTCCTGCATGAGCACCTGCATGACCCGACCAACTGTGGCGGTGCTGACCTCGAACTGCGCGGCCAAGGTGCTGGCGGCCGGAAGCGACTCCCCAGGGGCGTACATGCCCTCGCCTTCTTCCAGGCGTTCCACGATCGCGTCGTACACCTGCTGGAACTTGGAAGCGGCGCGGACGGGCTTCAACGGTCGGGTCATGCTCGGTCTCCTCGGCTTATCGGATAGTGGCAGTGCAGCGGCACGGACCTTCGCATCCGCAGGTAGGTGCAGGCAGCGACAGGTCGTGCCCCAGGAAGTCCATGTGGTGCGCAGGGAGGCTGGCCCAACCGGTGAACGGTGCCGTTCCTTCAGCGACTCTGGCAGAGGCCAGGATAGTCGTATTGTTCAGGTCGGCCATGGTGGCCAGCAGTGCCCGCGCTTGCTTTCTGGCGGGGACCAGGCCGTGCACGGTGAACACGAGCCCGACAGTACGGCCGTGCCAGATGAACCAGCGACGGCGCAACCGGACCTTGCAGGGCCGGTGCTGGTCGTGGTCCAGCGGGTCCTCGCCGTGCCGGATGCGACGGTTGTCGTCGAGCAGTTCCTTCCACGGGCGCCTCCAGTAGGAGACGACCGCGACGTGGCCCGGTACGTCGTCATGCCAGTACGTGTCGGTGAACCGCCACGGGACCGTCACGATGTTCCCCGCATGATTCGGTCGCGGGAGATCGACCACGTCGCCCGCTCGTGGGCGGCGCGTTCGCGGCGCAGCATCATCGGATCGGCCCCGAACTGCACGGCCCACTCCACCAGGCGGTTGCGGTCCTCGCGGTCCATGTCGTCCAGGAGGCCTTCACGGTAGAGCCGATCCCACACGCCCTGGCGGGCGCCCTCGGCTTTGTGCCAGTGCCACTCGGCACGGGCGACCTGATTCCACGCGCGCAACGGCGGCGGGATCGTCGTCTCCCTGTACTGGGCGAGGACGCGCTCATAGAGGCCGCTGACTTGTCCGCTGACGCTCTCGTAGGAGACGACGGGCATCGTGGTGTAGGCCAGGGCGGTGACGCCCTCAGCGTGCGGTTCGCAGTCGAAGGCGCTGGGGACGAATCGCCAGGGGCCGAAAGCGTTGGTGGCGACGACGACGGCGCCGGAGAGTTGCCAGTCGTAGCCCCAGCCGCCTTCGGTGACGTCGGCGAGGTGGACGATGACGAACTTCCCGGCCAGCGGCTGGGGTTCGGTCAGGTGGGTGAAGCCGGTGGCGAGGAGTTGGTCGACGAGGGGCCGTGCAATGGTCCGGCGCAGGGCGCCGTCGATGGCGGTTTGCATCAGGTCTCCTGGGGGTAGGTGCCGTGTATGGGGGTGGGCCGTCCGGCGCGGTGGCCGGACGGCCCGGCGGGGGCTACTCCCCCTTGTCGTTCTACTTGATGAGTTCGGCTGCCCGCTGTTTCCATCGGTCGCCGTGTGCGTCTTTGCGGCAGCTGCGGATGGCGTCGCCGACGGCCCGGTACGCCCAGATGGCGGCGCGCGGTTTCGGGTCGACCAGGAGCACCCACGGTTTGTCAGGGCTCAGGTCGAGGTATGCGTTCTCGAAGTCGTGGAACGACTGGTGCCACAGCCACCAGGTGCGCCCGCCGCAGATGATCTCGTAGGTGCCTTCGTCGACGTGGTTGACCGTCTCCTCCGGCAGCGGCTGCTGCTGGTGGGCGACGTACTCGCTGACGTAGACCTTGGCGTGGGTCAGCAGCGAGAACGACGCCAGCCGGTAGCCCTCCGAGCCGTCGGCGTTGGTGTCCGACAGGTGCCAGTTGAAGCCTCGCTTGTACCAGTGCGGCCAGTCGGAGTAGACCGAATAGGCCCACTGCTGGCAGATGAACTCCTCGCCTGCGCACACGAGCCGGTACTGGGCCGAGCGCAGGCGTTTCGCCACCGTACGAGGTAGGCCCGGGGCGGAAGTCGTCACCGCTACTCTCCCTTGACGTTGACGATCTGGCGCAGCTTGTGCACGACCTCGACGAGGCTGTCCGCGTCTTTCATGATCTGGTCGATGTCCTTGTACGCGTCGGGGATCTCGTCGAGGAACGCGACCTTGTCGTTCCATTCGATGCCGACCATGCGCTCACGCAGCTGCTCGTGGGTGAACTCGGCTTTCGCTTTCGTCCGCGAGTAGTTGCGCCCCGCGCCGTGCGGGCTGGAGTTGAACGAGACCGGGTTCCCCTTGCCTTTCACCACGTAGGAGGCGGTGCCCATGGAGCCGGGGATGAGGCCCAGGCGGCCCTCCTCGGCGTTGATGGCGCCCTTGCGGGTGATCCACAGCTTCTTGCCCCAGTGCTCTTCCTGGGCGGTGTAGTTGTGGTGGCAGTTGATCTCGGTGTCGACGACGATCTCGGAGTCGCTCCACGCCTCGAACGCGGCGATCATGCGGCGCATCATTTCCACGCGGTTTTCCTGGGCGAACTCCTGGGCCCACATCATCTCGCGGATGTAGTCGTAGAATTCGTCGGTGCCCTGCGCGATGTAGGCGAGATCCTTGTCGGGCAGGTCGATGTACCACTGCTTGCACAGCCGCTGGGCGACCTTGATGTGGTGCTGGGCGATGCGGTTGCCGATGCCTCGGCTTCCCGAGTGCAAGAACAACCAGACAAACCCCTCCTCATCCACGCAGAGCTCGCAAAAATGGTTGCCCGATCCCAGGGAACCGAGGTGCATCTGCCAGTTCCCCAGGTAGGAGGAGGGCTTGAAGCGCGCGGTCCTGGCCTTGGCTTCGAGGAACTCGATCGACTGCTCGGCGGTCGCGGTCAGGTGCGTGTTGATGCCCCCCTTCCCCAGCGGGATGGCCTTCTCGATAGCCTTGCGCACCACCGACAGATCCAGGTGTGCGATCTGGTCGACGTGGTGGCGGGTGCGGACGGCGGCCATGCCACAGCCGATGTCGACACCCACGGCGGCGGGCATGATCATGCCCAACGTCGGGATCACCGATCCGACCGTCGCGCCCTTGCCGTAGTGGACGTCGGGCATGACCGCCACGTGCGGCCAGACGCCCCGCATCGACGCCGTCCGCAGTACCTGCTCGCGGGCCTCGTCCTCCATGATCGAGGCCCAGCTCTTCGCCTTCTCGTTGAGGTCTTCCATATGCGTGCCTTTCGATCGGTCCGGTTAGTCGTTGTCGTCGCCGTCGGTGTAGGTGTCGCCGACCTTGAGCTTGTCCCAGTCGGCTTTGGGGATGCAGTCGGAGTACTCGTAGGTGGCGTCTTCGAAGACGACGAGGTAGCAGTCGTCCTCGACGTCGGCGGTGCAGCTGGGGCCGTCGGAGTCGACGACGCAGTCGGTCTCGATCCACCCGTCGGGGTGCTCTTCGAGGCGGGTGATCTCGCCGGTGGCCTCCTTGGGGCCGCTGAACCCGCACGCCCCGAGGGCGAGCAGGGCGGCGCCCCCGGCGGCGGCGGCGATGGCAGTCGTTTTCATCGGATTCCATTCCATAGTGGTGTGTGCGGTTACTGCAGCTCAGCGGAACGCTTGAGCCACAAGGTCTCGAAGGCGTCGAACTGCTCGCTCGTGATCTGCCCGGAGTCGCGGGCGACGTCGGCGCGGAACATGGCGTGATCGAGTTCGGCGCGAGTCGTACTGTCGGCGAGCTCCTGCTCGATCTGGTCCAGCGTGGCCCCGGCCGGGATCTGCGCGACCGCCTCGATCCACGAGGCGCGTTTCTTGACCAGCGAGAACCAGACCCGGAAGTCGCGGTGGTCGATCCACCAGGACGCCTCCCGGGACTGGGCCAGTATTCCCAGCACCGCCGCCTGCTCCAGTTCCGGCGTCGACGCGTACGCGTCTCTCACCCGGTCCGTGACAGTGTCGACTGCGTCGGCCCGGATGGCGTGCGCCCACGCCACCTGCCGCTTCGATCCCTGCAACGGCGGCCAGCCTTCGGCTGCGGACCGCTCGGCCGCGAGCCGGTTGCGTTCGTCGTTCGCCTGCTGCAGGCAAGTGGGGCACGCGCGCTCGCCGAGCTTTGCGGCCTTGCGTGCGCGCTCGCCGTTCACGTCGGTGCCGTAGATCTGCTGTCGGCCGTTGTGGCCGCAGGAGTGGGAGATGTCGTACCAGGCCACGTTATGCTCCCTCGACTTCGACTTCGACTTCCAGTTCGATTCGGGGGAGCATGGAGACGGCCACGGCCGCCAGGTAGCACAGCTCTTCACGGGGCCATTCGGACAGGAGCACTTGGACGCCTCCGGCGACGGCGACGTGCTCGGAGACGCCGTCGCGCCGGATCTCCTCGATGTTGCCGACCATCATGTCGATCGTCTCGCGGATTCGGGGTAGCTCACGTTGGAGCCGCAGCTGGATCTCGTACCGGCTCGGTGTCGCGTCGGGTTTCTTGCGTCGCATGGGGTGGTCCTTTCCTTAGATGAGGGCGTCGTCGATGAAGTCGAGGTCGGGGAAGCGGTCGCGGGCGAGCACCGCCGCGCACGACCGGTGCATTGTCGCGTGGAGCCACCGGTCGTTATCGACATAGCTGATCAGCTCGTAGTAGGTGCGATGCTGCACCTGGATGCCGGTGCCGCACACGATGCAGGAGTGGGGTTCGGGGTAGCCCATCGCCTCGCGGTCGTGGCGCGACAGCGTGGACACGAGGTACCAGGGCCCCATCGGCAGCTCGGCCGGGACCCCCGGAACCGCCTGGAGAATGCGCTCGTACTCGGTTTGGTCGATCATGGTGAACCGCGTCCCCTCCGGGTCGCGGGCGATCTTGACCTTCTCGCCCGGCGGCTTGGGCGGCAGTCCCTCCCCCTTCGGGTAGGACTTGATCCAGATCTTCCTGACGACCTCGCCCTCCTCGTTGCGGTAGCGGCGCCAGTGGCCCCCCACCTCGAAGCTCACCCCGATCGTGCGGTCGCTCGCCCCGCGCTCGGAGGCCTCGATCGGCTCCGTCCCCCGGGCCAGGTCGATGATGCGCACCGACCGCCGGTACGGGCGCTTGACGCCCGCGTTGACAGCGGCCTGCTGGATCGGGCGCGGCAGCGTCTGCGTACGCGGTTCACTCGCCCGCGCCAGCGCCAGCCGCAGCACGTCCCCGAGGGAGACGTCGGACTCGGTGATGGGCGCTTCCATCTCGCCGACGAACGAGGGCAGCCACACCTGGCTGCTGGCCGACAGGTCGCCGAGGATGCGGCGCTCCTCCGGGTCGTCGTTGGCGACGCGCTTGCGGTCGGACAGGCGGGCGTAGGCGACGAACGCGGTCCCGTAGAGGGACTTGATGGGCAGGTCGGACGGTTCGAACGGCACCAGGACCGAGATGACGTTGTGCGCGAGGATGCCCTGTTCGATGACGCGGACACGCATCGGACCCTCGAACGCGACGATGGTCCGTTCGGGCAACGGCGGCAGCTCCGACAGCTGCTCGTCGGACATGGTCTCGATTTCGGCCACGGTGTGACTGAGCAGGTCGGTCTCGATCAACAGCAGTTCGCAGGCGCGCATGTGGCGTTTCAGGGCCCGAGCCCAGACCAGGTGCCGCTCCACACCCAGCGTGTTGGAAAGGGCTTCCCCGTAGAGGTTGTCCATCATGGCGTTGAGCGCGGCGGCGTTGTAGTCCAGAGCGCTCTCGCACATCTGGGCGCGTTCGCGGGCGATGTCGACCGGCCGGAACGGCGTGAACTCGACGGGTTCGTCCCCGTCCTCAAGGCGCGCGGGATCGACGTTCATGGGGTGCACTCCTTCTTGCGTCGGGGCGACGCGGATCAATTCCTGGGGTGGTAGCGGTGATCGCTTATAGGTGGGCGCGGGCGCAACAACCCACGGGTTGCCGCCATGGCCTTGGTCACACAATGTGGTTGGTGTTCGGTCAGGATGCCGAAGAGGTGTGGCAGGAGCAGACGCACGAAGTACCGCAGAACTTGCACTCGGCTGGCCGCTTGGACCCGGCGTGGCCGGTGTCGCCTTGGCAGTACTCGTGGCCGGTGCGACCATCCGGAAGCACCATGTCGCCGTGAAGGCACGCGGTGGACAGGTAGTCGTGATCGATGTGCCCGGTCATCGGCCGGTGCCCAGCAGGTGCCGCACGTCCTCGCGGTGGGCGTCGGCGATGCGGTAGAACCGGCGGCGGGGCTGCCAGCCGCCGTTCTCGCGGGGCTCGGCCTCTTCCCACTCGCTGGTGAGCCACCGGTGGCGTTCCAGTTTCATCAGCTCGACGGCCACTGCCCCCGAAGGGACGCGGAAGAACCACCGGCGCGGGAGGGCCTTGGCGATCTTGAGCCCGTACATCTGGCCGTCGTCATGATCGAGCAGGAGACGGAGGATCTGGCGGGTGGTGCGGTTGACAGCGAACGGCGGCGCGCTCACGGCGGCTCCTTCAGGGTGGGATACGACAGGATTTCATGTCGGTGCGGTAGAAACACTCTAACGGCCCCCACCGACAGCGCCCGGACTCAGCGGACGGGGTCGGCGTACTCGGGCCGGAACGGTTCCAGTGGGCAGTCCGCGTCGCACGGGTCCTCCTCGCACACCGGGCACTCCCCGTAGCCGTCGTCGCGTTCGACCGCGTACGCAACCTTCTCCAGCTCAGCTGGGGAACGCACATCGGCATGCCACTGGGCGACTTCGCGCATGGCAGCGGCGATGATCGCGCGCGGATCGTACGGGTCGGTGACCGGCGGAGCGTCCTGACCAGTGCCGGGCATGGTCACAGCACCCACTTGAACAGCGCCGCGACACCCCACGCGAAGGCCAGGATGATCGCCAGGACAGCGGCGAGCGCGCCGAGGCCACGTGCCAGGCTCGGCTCGGACTTGGTTCCGGACTCGTCGGATGGTTCGTTTCGCATGCTTCAGTTTCCCCTGGATGCTCTCGGCAACGTACCTGATCGGACAGTGTCGCAGTCCTCGTCGGACAGCAGCTCGGGGTGGTGGTAGCAGGTGGTGCCCCGACGCGTGATCACGCCGGTCTCGGGGTCGCGGGTAGGGCGACGCTCCCACAGCGGGACGGTGTAGCGGGCCGGGCGCCGGATGACGCCGTCGTCGCCGGTGTGCTGGCTTTCCTCGTGCAGGAGCTGCTGCGCGCGCGGGCGCAGGCTCATGACGCGAACCTGCTGTTCGGGTCGAGCGCCCAGGCGCGCGGCCCGTTTCCGCAGACCTTGGGGAACGGCCTCATGTTCGTCGCGGCCGAGGGAGCGGGCGGTGGCGATCATGAACGCGATACGCAGCATCCGGGGGACGGCGTACCGATTGGAGCGGCCCACGTGCGGCAGCTCGGCGATGTCGGTGTTGCAGTTGACGATGTGGTCGAGTTCCTCGATGATCTCGGGGTACTCCGAGCGCGCTCCTTCGCGCATGGTGCTGGCGTAGGTGAACAGCCGCAGGTGCGTCTGGCGGCTGGGCCGTTCACTGATGATGATGGTCTGGTTCTCCCCCGGCTGGTTAAGGTTCTCGGTGAACGGCCCGGAGATGGCGGGGATGAATCCGCAGTCGTCGATGGGGCCCCACGCGGCGGCGCAGATCGGAGTCCAGTCGCCGCGATCGTTCAGGGGCAGCTCCAGGGGATTCCCGAACACGCAGAAACCGTAGTCGGAGGGGAAGGCATCGTCGAACCGGCACGGCCCGAACTCTTGCTCGCACGCCCACGCGTGGGCCACGAGCGGACCGGACAGGTGGTAGAGGTCGGCGCGGGTGATCATGCGCCGATGCCACGCAGCCAGCTGCCGGGCGGCGCTGTCCAGCAGCGGGTCACCGATGTCCATGGGGGTGGCGCCGACGGCTTCGATGGGGCGCAGCAGCTGCCGTTCGGTAGAGAGCCCGGACAGTTCCTCGATGGGCACGGTCGTGCCAGGCCGCATCGGGTGCTTCCCCAACAGGACGTTGCGCAGGTAGGCGGTGGCGGTGGGGTTGTAGCGGGGGTAGGGGGACATCTCAATGCCTTTCACTGGTCGCGGGGAGGCGGTCGTAGACGAAGACGATGTCGTGGAGACCCCACCACTGCACGGGCGCGTGGTACTCGACCTCGGCCCATTCCGTTTCCAGGATCTTGTGGAGCGCGTCGTCGCCGGTGCAGCCGCCGTCGCCTTCACCGATGTAGATGATCCGCTGCCCCGTGTAGGCGCGGACGGCGTCGGCCCCGTCGCTGGTGTTGTAGGGCGGCCACGACAGCAGGAGGGTCACGCCGGACCCGGCGGCGGCGACCGTGTCGGCCGCTTCGCCGGGGAGCACCGTCGTCCAGTGCTCGACGCCTCGGTGCCAGTGGTTGTCCTCGGGGGTGGCCGCATGCCGGTCGTAGGTGAGGGTGAACACGCCGCGCTCGGCCAGGAGCCGCGCCCAGTACCCGCTTCCGGCCATCGGATCGATCACCGTGTCCCCGCAGAACCGGAGGACAAAATCGACCGTCTCCGGGTCGGAGACCGTCCAGGCGTAGCGCGGGATCAGCTGCTTGCGCAGCTTCGTGGAGGCGACGTTGCGCCAGATGCCGTCGTCGTCATCGCCGTGGAGCGGATCGCGTGGGAGCACAGCATGCTGGCGCATGAGGTCGTCCCATCCGATGTGGTCCTTGACCGCATCCCAGTAGGGATTCCACCGTGCTCCCACCAGCCTGTCTCCTTATCCCGCGAAGTTCACGCGGGCTTCGTGCGCGAGTTGCTGCCCGCTGTTGTCGGCCAGGAAGTACAGGACGCTGCGCGTGTCCCAAACCTCGGCGCCGTCGTTGCTGACTTCGACCACGTCGACGTCCTGCACGGCGTACTCCATGGGCCTCTTCAGGCCCATGGTCGCCACGCGCACCGGGGTGTCGTCCCCGGTAGCAGCAGCGAACCCTTCGAGGGTATCGATCAGTTCACGGATAGTGTTCATCAGAGTGAGAGTGCCTTTCGTGAATCGGTATTCTTACACAGTGACAGTGCGAGTTCTGGCAACCGGCGGGCGAGGCTTCCCCGGGCGCGCCGCCGTCGCCCGAGCGCTGGCCCACGTCGAAGGGCTCTTCCCCCATACATCACCCGGCGACTTCATCCTCGTCCACGGCGACTGCAAGTTCCGGCGCCGGGACGGCACCATCGACTACGACCGCAGCGCCGACCAGCTCGCGGCCCAAGAGGCCACCAAGCGCGGCTGGCAGATCGAAGCCCACCCCGTCGACTGGGAGAGCATCCCACCCAGCCAGTACAGCGCGGCCGGACGGGCACGCAACGCACACATGGTCAGCCTCGGGGCCGATATCTGCATCGCGCTCCCCGGCGGCGGCGGTACGCGCAACTGCAGGAACGCCGCCCACCGGGCAGGCATCACCGTCATCACCCTGGCCGATGTCCCAGTGTGAGGAGACCACGCTTACAGTGACAGGGTCTACACTGACTGCTCTGCTGCGGGTGCTGGTACACACCGGGACGCATGGAGCCTGGTCAACCACGGCTCCCTGAGCCGCCATCAGAACAGACCTTCGTTGGAGGACAACATGAAGCGCGATCTCATCTACGGTGACCTGGGCACCTATGTCAACAACCGGCGCACTGCCAACAAGCAGGATACGAAAATTGCGGGTGCCTACAACGCCTGGAACGCCTTCTCCCATCGAGTACCGGGGCTAGCGGGAACCACCATCAGCGACGAAGCCACCGAGAAAATCCTGCGGCAGTTCGCCGAGAACGCCCAGTCCGATCTCAAAGAGTCAACGATCAACACCTATTCGAGTGATTTCCGGCGCGGCCTTGCGTTCATGCTGCACCACGTCGAACTCACCGGCGGCCTCGATGTCGAAGCCGAGGACACTCCCGTCGAACCGGCCCCCGCCGCTCCGGAGATCGTTGTGGCGCCCAAGCGCACACCGATCTACGGGGACTTCGGCGAATACCTTGTCGCCTACCAGGAGGACAACCCCCGCGACGAGACGGCGAGCCGCTGGGCCGGTGCCTACGCCGCAGTGATGCTGCGCGTGCCCGACGCGGCCGAAGAGCACATCGACCCCGAGACGACCGAACAGCTTCTCGCCCGCTTCGGTGAGATCGCGATCGACGCCAAGGCCACTAAGGCAGCGGTGAAGGCCATCGACTTCGACGACGACGCCGCCGAAGCCCTCAAGCGAGCGCCGGTCATCAAGATCAGCACCATGCGGCACTACCAGGGCTGCTTCCGCAAGGCGCTGGAGCACTACTGCAAGGTCCGTCATTTCCCGTACACACAGATCAGCACTGAAGAGCGGCGCCAACGATCCCTCGCCGCCACCCGGGAACGCAAGGCACGCCTGGCCGAAGAGGCCGCCGAGGCCGAGCGCCGGACTGCGGAGAAGATCGAGGCCGCCCGGATCGCGGCAGCCGCCGAAGCCGCACGAGCCGAAGCGATCGCCGCCGCCACAGCCGAGGCCGAGGAGGAGGTGCCCGAGGAGGAGCTGGGCGAGTACACCTTCCTGCTGCGACCCGGGCTCGTTGTCGGCCTCAATCTCCCCGACGACCTCACCCGCGACGAGGCCGACCGACTCAGTCAGTGGGTCGGCGCGTTCGTCATCGACTAGGGCAGCGGCCGTGTTGTCGTGGTGCGCCGCCTTGGAATCGAACCAAGGACCCGCCGATTAAAAGTCGGCTGCTCTGCCATCTGAGCTAGCGGCGCTCGACCGGCTCGACGCTCTCGCGTCGAGCCGGTCGTTCAATTCTGAACCATGCAGTGCGGTGTGGCCACAGCACGGTCACTCCTCGGTGCGGGCGTTCTCGATGAGCATCTGCCGCAGGTCGCTGACGAGGCCGGTGCGACCGGCACACGCGTCCAGGTACTCCTCCAGCTTCACCGCCAGGTCGTGCGCGTGGTTCATGTCCACTCCGGTCATCTGCAACCCGTGAATGGCCGCGTGCAGTACTTCGGCCAGCACCGCAAGTGCGGCCATGGTCTGCTGGTCGGGGGTGGTGCGCAGAATGTCGAACCATTCCATCATCACGCCTTGGGTGAACTCGTACTGCTCGCGTTCACCGGCCGGTCCCGCGAGTTTCACGCCGTTCACCGCGAGACGGTAGAGGGTCTCGCCGAAGTAGTGGCCCAGCATGCGGGTGTTTTCAGCGGCGGGGGCCCCGGGGGTTCGCTCGGTCGTGTAGTGGCCGATGGCACCGCTCCACATGGAGATCAGGCGCCAGGTGGGATCGTCGTTCTTGCTGGTGTCAGTGTCAGGGACGGGCATGGCAGGTCATCCTTCTTCGAGTATGCGGATGGCGGTGTCGATGGTGCCGGGCCGTTCGAACAGGTACTTGACCAGGGGATAGCCCACTCCCGCGTGGTTGTCCATCTTGAACAGGTGGGCGCCGAACAGTTTCTGGTGTTCGAGGCCCAGCTCGTCGATACGGTAACCGGCTGCGACCATCAGTTCCAGCAGATAGTTCAGGCGTTTCGGGCGTTTGCCCAACGGGATGGGGTTCGTTTCGTGGAGGCGCACGTGCTCTTGGATGCCGTTGACGAGGTGCTCGACCAGCTCGGGTGTCACGTTGGACAGCTCGATGGAGATGCGCCCGTCGCCTCCCCAGTTGATCTCGCCGAAGATTCTGCGCCCGCGTGCGGGCCGTTCGGCCCGGACGCTGGCGAGGCTGTTCTCCACCTGCCATCCCTCGCCGAGGCGATCGGCAACGGACTCAGCGTGTCCCCGGCGGGCACCGCGTTGGACTCTCGCGCGTTCCTTGTGGTCAAGCAAAAGGTCGAGGAAGCGCCGGTAGCCGGGTAGCACGTGCTCTTTCAGGTGCGCGGCCATCTGCGAGGGCAGCTGGAAGAGGTTCATCGTGGTGTCGGTGGTGGGCTTGCCGTTGAGGTCGAGGGTGCACAGCTGCACGAGGTGCTGTTCCTCCTGGTAGAGGTATCGCATCCGCAGGCGTCGGTTATCGCCTGAGTCCAGCACCATGGCCAGCGGCTGGCGCTCGGGTCGCACCTCCCATGAGGAACCGAGGTGGGAAGCGAGGCGCTGAGCGAGCTGGTACAGGCCGTAGCCCGGAGCGGTCACATCCTCGATGTTCAGGGGGTGGTCGTCCAGATGCGGTCGGTTCATTTGGCGCCTTCCAGTGCGAGGTCGCGGCCGGTGCTCGGCTGCGGGTCGGGAGATTCGGGTCGGTGCAGGCACAGCAGTGCCAGTGGGCAGACGAGGAAGATTCTCAGTTTACGTGGGGCGTGGAGACGACGCTGCCCGGCGCTTCCCCTCGACCCGGTCGATCGCCTGCTGCAGGCGCTCAGGGCTGACCCCGCGCTCGCTGGTGGGGTTGAACAGCTGCTCGGCGAAGCGCGCCATGCGGGCCTTGTCTGCCTTCTGCTGCTGCTCCGGCCGCGTCAGTCGGGCACCGGGCACCTCTGCGGTAGCGACGCCGTCCTTGACGCGCCACTGCCCGCACAGCCGCCCCGTACCGTCCTCGCTGACCAGCTGCGCGGTCAGGTCCAGGTAGGGGAACGCGGCGGCGATCTGGGACCACTCGTCGCCGACCTCCTCCACGGAGGGCCACTTGCCGATGTTGTACGCACTCCCGATCCGGCCGTCCCAGTCGCACCACCCGCGCGGGCCGCCGATCCAGGAGGAGGCGATCCGGTAGGTCTCCAGGTACTCCAGGTTGAGGACGCCCAGTTCCATGACGCGGTCGCGCACCTGCTGGAACGGGAAGTCGGTCTCGGCGGCGCGCTCGTTCTTGAACACGATGCGCGCGACGATGTGGTCCCAGTCGTGGTCGTTGCAGTGGAGGTAGTAGAGGACGCAAGTGCGGATCAGGATCTCGTCGGCCTGCTCTTCGGTGACCGGCTCGCCCGCCACGATCAGGTGCGGCCACTTGCCGGGGTCGATGTACGGGTTCTCGGACGTGGACATACGGTTTCCTCTCGAACGAAAACCCCGGGCGCGTTCGCGCCCGGGGCCTTAGCGATCAGGGATGTCAGGGCGTGGGGTCGTCGGGCATTCTGGGGCCGTGCTGCTCCAGGTGCGCCAGTGCGGCGGCGAGGTGGGCCTCAGTGGTCGCGGTGGGCCAGTTCGGTCCACCCTCCCCCACCTCCCACGAGCCGTTCTTCGAGGTGAAGGCGGCGCTGTTGCGGTCGTCGAAGTGGACGAACCCCCAGGCCGGTTCGAGGTAGGCGCGGTTGTCCACGGAGACGACCTTCACGCGGCCACCGCCTGGTCCACCGGCGCGGTCTTCCCCTCGGCCGGGAGCGTGTCCCAGTCGGTCTCGGCCAGGGCCTGGGTGAGTTCGTTGATGAGCCACTTGATGTAGTCGGGGGCGTTGTCCCGCTGGTGGCGGGGCACCACCGTGACGGCGTCGACCGCGCCGGGACGCGTGATGTCGAAGTCGGCTTCGGTGCCGTCGGAGATCCGGATGACGCCCCACGGCTGCTCGCGGGTGCCCTGGTTGCTGATGTCGATGGTGCGCTCCAGCTCGACCGGGCCGTGGGTGCGCAGGTAGTGGTCGACCACCTGCAGGCGCAGGGGGGTGGGCTCGGGCCAGTACTTGCCGCCGCCGATGGCCTGCCAGCGGTTGTCCACGCGCCGGTAGCCGACGCGGACGCCGTCGCTGAAGTAGAAGTAGCCGAAGTCGGCCTCACCTCGGTTGTCGATGCCGGTGATCACGATGGTGGTCTGGTGCTTGGGCATAGTGCTCCTTTCGATTCGGGATATTCTCTCACGTTCAACCGACACTACGATATGTCCGTTTTGTGCGGTAAACTTCCGTTATGTCTGGTTGGCGGGTGGCGCGGAGTCTCGAAGTCCTCAGAGCCGAGATCAACCAGGTCGCACCCGGCCGCAGCACCGCCTCAGACGGGGCGATCGGCGACGCAGCGCATGCCGCATCCGACTCCGACCACAACCCCAACGACGAAAACGTGGTCTGCGCTCGCGATTTCACGCACGACCCCCGTCGCGGGGCGGACATGCACCGCATCTCCCGACGCATCGTCGCGGTCTTGCCCCCGGCCTTGAAGTACGTCATCTGGAACCGCCGGATCTGGTCGCGCTCACGAGCCTCCGAGGGCTGGCGCCGCTACTCCGGCTCCAACCCCCACACCAAGCACATGCACGTCTCGGTAGGACGCGGCAGTGACGGCCACTCGACCGGCCCGTACGACGACACCAGCCCGTGGGGCATCGCCAGCGGCGCACCGATCCCGCCGAAACCGTCGGTGCCCAGCCGCCCCCGCTTGATCGAGGAGATCATCATGGCGCTCCCGACCATCGACAACAACAACGCGCCGACGGCCGACAAGAAACGAGCGCAGTCGCTGTTGGCTGCGAACGGGTTCCCACCAGCGAATTCCTTCAACTCGCGGGGTGAACCCGACGGGCAGTGGGGCCCCGGATCAGAGGACGCGCTCAAACGGTTCCAGGTCGCCCGCAAAGTCCGTGGCAGCGTGCTCTCCAACGGGCGCGGCGACGGCATCCTCGGCGACAACTCCTGGGCCGCGCTCCTGGGCGCCTAGCCCGCGCTGGCGGTCGCCGACGGCGCGACCGTCGCCGAGGCGGACGGGGAGACCGAGGGCGACGGTGTCAGCCACGGTGTGTGCGTGGCCAGTTCGGGCTGGCCCTCGGTGTACACCATGCCGATCTTCAGCTGGTTCCACATGGCCTCGGTGGTGCAGTCCTCGTAGACGTCCCCCGCAGGGGTCTCGAACTCCACGAGCCAGCACTTGTACTCCGGCTCGTAGTAGGTGTCGCAGCCGTACACGTTCTTGTACTTCCCGCTGATCGGGTCGTACTCGTAGTCGTATCCGCAGTCGGTCTCTGTCTCGGCCGCCTCGTACTCGTACTCCAGGTATGTGATGGTGCCGCTGGCGGGCGTGTGCTCCCAGTCGGAGTCGCTGCATGCAGCGCCGACGGCGAGGACGGCGGTACTGGCCGCCGCGATCAGGGCAGGTTTCATTCAGTGGGTTCCTTACTGGGAAAATGGGTTCAGGAGTCGACGCGTTCGCCGCGCAGGAGGTAGGTAGCGCGGCCATCGGGGTCGTAGAGGGCGACGCCGCCGGTGGCGCCGATGGCGAGGCGTTCGATCTTGACGCGGTGCCGCTCGGGCACGCTCGGGGTGTCCCCGCAGCCCATGGTCAGGCGTATCCACGGCGCGCCGCTGCCGTCGATCGCATCGATCGACAGCAGCGGCGAGCTTTCGCGGCACTCCAGGCAGGTGATGGCGAACTGGTAGGTCATGGGTCCTGTCTACCCGGCACGCTCGGCAGCCCAGTGGAGCAGGTCGGTGGTGTTGATCGTGGCGTACAGGCGCCCGTCGACCATGAGGTGCACGGTGTTGTCCGCCTGCGCGTACCCGTTGAACTCCTGACCTTCCCGTTCCAGGTCCATCATCAGCAGCTTGTACTGCGCCCGCTCGGCCAGGTGCTGCCCGTTCCAGCGCTCCTCGCCGTAGGCGGGGACGATCTCGTAGGCGCAGACGCACAGCAGGCGCTTGCGGTGGTGTTCGATGTCGAACTGGCCGCCTTCGGGCAGCACGTCGTAGTAGACGAACTCGCAGTCCTCGGTGTGCGAGGAGTCGCTGCGCATCGTGCCCTCCCACTGGCTGGTGGAGGGGTTCTCGCGGCGCTTGTCCTTGCGGTCGGCCGCTCGCACGACGACGATGGTGGCCGCCGTCCACTCGCGGTAATCGCCGTGCTCGGCACGGGACCGGAACAGCACCTCCTGGTCGAGCGCGAACTGGTTGGGGTGGTCGATCATGGTGTCTCCTCGCATATATCGCAAAAGCCCCCAACAAGGGGCGATAGACTTACAATGGAGGGAAGTCGATCAGGGCTGGCATCTCACCGCCAGCCCGGACCTTCAGGCGCCGGGCAGCCGGTGCCTACCTCCCCGGGTCGCCGCCCCATCGGGAGTGGCGGCGACCCGACTTCCACCCGGGATGGTGGGTGGTCTTCGCCGACTTGCACGAGCGGGTCAGTATCCGTTTCACTTCGGCCGCTCCCGCCTTCGGGTAGTAACCGGGGTAGCGGCCGGTCGCGACTGCATGGTCGATGAGCCGGTGGGCCTCGGCGCGGATCTCTTCGCACCCGCCCTCCTTGATCTGCAGATCGTCGGCTACCCAGCCTTCGGCCTCGATGATGTCCGCTTGGTTCACCCCGTGGTAGAAGCCGACGCGAAACGAGCCGCCGACGACGGTGACGTGAGTGTAGAACGGGGTCTCGGGAGGAGTCTTGTCGGTCATAGGCGGTCTTTCACGCGCTCGAACGCCTCCTTCCAGCTCGCGCCGTTCTCGATCAGGTCGGTCACTTCGTCGACCAGGTCGGCGGTGTCGATGTCCCACACGTCCTCGGGGATGTCGCCGGAGAACCACCCCTCATCCTTGTCGTAGATCACGGTGGCCCAGCACGCGAGCTGGATGATCTCCGGCCGGTCGACGAGGTAATCGTTGTCCTCGCGCAGCCACGACGGCAAGGTGCTGTACATGATGTTCCCCTTCCGGTATGCGAAAGCCGCCGGTGCACCTCCGTGCATCGGCGGCAATAACCGACAATAAGGCAGCAAAGCCTCATCATCGGAAAATTGTGGCTTCTTTCAGATTCGGGTTGCGACTTGCCGTGTTGACATTCGGGAGCATTCCCGCAGCACCGGGCGTCCTTCCCCCTTCCATCACCCAGCGGCCACCGGTTCCAACGCCAGACCCATCGGTGTCCGCGTGATCACGTACGATTCGCGGACCCGTGGCCACAGCCACCACACCCTGGCGTTGCCCGACCCCCGGTACTGCGACTCCAGCACCGTCAACCGCACACCCTCGACCAGCGGCGGCATCGGCCGGTCGAAGCCCAGCTTGACCAGCCACGCCTCCTCGGCCCCCCACGGCAGGCGCATGCCGACGTTCGACGGTGTGGCCATCTCCGCGATCACGACCTCCTTCGACGTCATCGGCAACCCCGCCAGCAACTGCTGACGCAGGCTGTCCATGCTCGGCCAGGTCAGCACCTGCCGCAGCTCGACCTCCCCGTCCCCGGCCGCATCGGCCAGGACCGCGAACACCCGCTCTGATCCACGTGCTTTCGGCTTAACCACGAACGCCCTTCCTGTAATACGATGTGCATGAGTTCACTACTGCGGTCCGGTTCGACGTCACCGGCCGCGCTAGCGCGAGCGGTCCTCAAGCCGCTCGCGCTTCTCCTTGTAGAGGGCGATGAGCGCCCTGGCCACCGCGTCCTCCTTGTCCTCCTCCAGCGGGAACAGGTAGGACGGGCGCTCCTTGCGCCAGTACTCCTTCGCGAAGGTGGCGAACCACTCGATCGGATCGTCGACGCCGGTCCACAGCTGCCGCACGACCCACGGCTCGGGGCCCGTGGCCATCCGGTCCGCGAGAATCCGCAGCCTCGGATCGGTCTTGAGCTCCTTGATTTCCTCGGTGTACACGATGTGCTCCTTCCGTAGCGTTCACAGCCGCCCCGAGCGCGTGCTCGGGGCGACGGTCAGCGCTCGGCCAGGGCGTCGAGCTTCGCGATCTCGACGTCAGCCAGGCGCTCACCCTCCTTGCGGATGAGTGCCGCCTCCAACGCGCGGCCCCGGGCCTGGCGTCGCTCTTCAGCCTTGTCGGCGCGGCGCTCGCGCTCGCGGGTCAGCCCCGCGAACACCATGTAGAGCGCCGCCAGGAACCAGGTCGCCGCCACGCCCATCAGGACGTAGAGCACGGCCGGGAACAGGACGGCGGCCACAACGATGAGGGCGCCAACCCAGAGCCACATTCGCAGCATGATTTCTTCACCTCCTCTTCAACGAACTGCGCCCCCGAGCCGGACGGCTCGGGGGCGCAGCAACACTCGGTGCGCTAGGCGTCGCCTTGCGCTTGCGTCATTTTGTACAGGGCGACGCCCTCCTGCAGCGTCTCCAGCAGCTCGTCGACGTTGCCTTCGAACACCGCGAATTCCACCGGCACAGGATTGCCCTTGCGGTCCAACCCGTGCATCGTCAGCAGGAGGTCCATCTTCCCGAACGGTCCGGGTATGCCGCCGACCTCAAAGGCCTGCAGCGCCAGTTGCTGCTTGCGTTTGGCCGCCATTACTGCCCCTGCCGTTTCGTCTCGACCGCGATCAGAACACTCGCCACGTCTTCGGGGTCGACGACGCCCTCGCCTTCCAAGTAGACGGTGACCGCCTCGAAGAAGTGGTTAGCGCGGCGCCCGAGGACCGACTCCTCGTGCGACTGGGGCAGCGACTGTGATGCGAGGGCTTCGGCCTCCACCACCAGCCGCAGCAGCGCGCGCAACCCCGGCGATGCGGAGGGATAGTCGACGGCGGCCTCGGCCATGGCGGTCAGCGCGATCTGCGCGACCGCGCACACGTGGCGGCGGGCGAGCTTGTCGAGCGTCCCCGAGGCGTTGACGACCGGCAGGTCGTCCATGTCCCAGGTCTTCAGCTCCTCGCAGACGGACAGCACCCGGCCGATCGGCATGAACGGTGCCAGCGCCTCCTTGGCGGCGTGGTCACCCACCCACGCTTCGAGCTGCTCTGCGTCGAAGCTGTGCAGGAGGGCGGCGTTGTTCATGACCAGCGCGGCCAGGTCCCACAGCCACGCCATGGTCTGCGGGCAGCGGCCGATGGCGTGCGCTTCGCGGTCGGAAACGCACGCGGCCCAGCCGCGCTGCATCAGCTTGCTGCGGTCGGTCACCATCGGTCTTCCGCGTTCTTGAGTCCGGCCGAGGTGAACAGCTGGGCCGCGACCTGGTCAGCCGCGCATGTCAGTCGCAGGCGCGCCAGCTCCAGCAGGTCGCCGCCAGCTACCGGTTCTTCGCCGAGGCCGTTGTACCCGAAGGGCAGTTTGTAGTTCCAGATCTCGGCGAGGCCGACGACCACGAACACCTTCGGGGGGTGCAGCCGCTCGACCTCGGAGCGGATCTGCTCCCATTCCCACGCGGCGTAGGAGACGTCTGGGTCCTCTTGCCACGTCTTTTCCTCCTGCTCGTGGCCGTAGCTGACGGTGTCCATGGCCTCGCTGAAGAACTGCAGCACGTCCTCGTACTCGCCCCACGTGCCGCGCCACTTCACGTTCGCGGTGCGCATCGCCCGCTTGAGGGCTTCGGTCTTGATCATGTGTCGTGCCTTTCTTCCAGATCGGGGTTGACGCAGTCGCATGCGTTGTTCACGCAGCAGCTGCAGCCGCGCGTTTCGGCGGCGGCCAGTTCGTCGAGGACGGCGCGCATGTCCACGACCGGCAGCGGGTAGGCCGCGCCGTCCGTGGTTTCCATGCCGTCGCCGAACTCACCGGACAGAATAGGGCGCTTGTTGACCTCGCACAGCTCGACTAGTTCGGTCAGCCGTTCGCGGGCCGTTGACCCAGCCCGTTCCCAGGGTGGTCGTATCGTCACAGGGTGTCCTTCCGTGAGTGTTCACCGCAGGTGCCCGACCCGAAGGCCGGGCAGCCACGGAGATCACTCACTCCTCGTTGCGCGGAAGAAGCGTGAACGATCGGTGCTCGTCGATGTCGGCGACGTACATGGTCTGCGTCGACCGGTTGCGAACCGCGATCTGGTACTTGCCCGCAGGCCAGTCGGTCTGTGACGCGATGTTCCCGACCGCGTACATGGCCGCCTCGTACCGCTGCGCGGCGATCTGCTCGGCCTCGCTGTCCCGGCGCGGGATGTCGGCCTCGTCCAGGACGACCTCGAACTGGACCCCCCGCACCGGGAGGACCCCGATCGTGAACCCCATGGTGCCGGTGACCGGGGCGGCGTGCGAGCGGATGTCGACGGAGTACCAGTTCTCCTCGGGGCGCGCCTTCGGCGCTCTGGAGACCCGGTCGGATGTCACGCTCGTGCGGCGGCGCGGCCTGGTGCCCTCCTCGTCCTTGATCTTGACGCCGGTTGCGGTGCGCACGACGATCCAGCCCTCGTGCTCGCGCTTCTCGCCCACGGGGGCGGCGGCCATGTCGATGTCGGTGCCGTTGAGGGTGACCCTCGTGCTGGTGGTGGTCGACCATTCAGGGCCGACCGTCAGGGGCCCGTTGGCGACCAGGCCTCGGGAGTTGCCGCCGATCGTGTCGTAGATGCGGGTCATTGCTAGTCCTCCATTTTGCTGTCGATCTGAGGGGCGAACACTTCGCGGAGCACGAGGTACCCGGCGTAGCCGAGGAGCACTTCCGCGAGGTCCAGGAGAACGCGGCGCGGTCCTCCTGCGAGCGTGGGGTCCGTGTCTCCGAGGTACGTTTTCGCGTCCTCGGTCCCCTCGTTCACGCCGATGTCGGCGACGCACACCAGCACGCGGCCGGTGTTGTCCATCATCGCGATGAACCGGTCGGTCTCGTCTTGCAGATGCTCGCGGGCCTCGTCGTAGGACATCGCCTCGAACCAGTCGGTGCCGATGTCGTTCGCGGCGATTCGGTCGCACAGGTCTCGCAGGAACTGCCAGCCGGGTGAGAGGTGACCGGCGGCGAACCCGAGCGGTCCGGCGTCAGGGTAGGTGCTCCCGGAGATGACTGAACTCGCCAGTTCGAAGCAGGCGTCGTTCTCCCAGTCGGCCTCGTTGTCGGGGTCGAGGTCGGTTTCGTACCCGACGACGGGCACGCGCCCGACAGGGTCCAGCTTGTACTTCTTGCAGGCGGTGCGGATCTGTTCGTCGGTGACCATGATGGCTTCCACTATTGGACCTCCTATCCCTTGAGCGCGTTGATGATCTCGATGGCGCTGATGGTCAGCACGACGACGAGAATGCCGACGGCGAACATGATCCGCCACACCAGCCCGTACTGCCGATCGGCCTTCGCCTCGGCGCGTTCTTCCCAGCTCTCGCTGTCCTTCATGTCGTCTCCTTATCCGTATACGGGCGCCCGGTCCTTGTCGACCGTCACCTTGATGGCGACGCCGTCCCATTTGCAGATGAACGAGTGCCAGCCTTTGTTGCCCTCGACGTGGGCGCGCATCGGTGACGTGGCCACGCGGCGCAGCGCCCGGAACGCGGTCTCGGCCGCGAAGCGGCGCTGCTCAGTGATGAATTCGGTGATGTCGGCGTGCGGGTTGACGCGCGCTTGGAGCGCGTCCGCATCGATGTCGACCACGACCGACACCGATCGCAGCGCCACCCCGTCCACGGTCATGACGTCGCCGTCGCGTTTGACGGTGCGGAAGGTGACTTCGTATGCCATCCGGTTCTCTCTCTCGCTAGTAGACGACCTGGCCCAGCAGGGCCACCTGCATGACGGTGTCGGCCTCGGAAGGAGTGACGTTGATCTGCTCGATCGGGCGCTCGCAAATGATCTCTTGGCACTTCTGCGCCACTTCCAAGCGCACCCGAAGCTGGTTCGAACCGCAGGCGAGGATGGCCACCCACAAACGGGCGGCGTCCAGGCGCCTGCGCGCGAACCCGGATTCCTTGTCGCCGATGTCAACGACCACGTACCAGTCGTCGGGGACCGGGTCGTCGTCCTCGTCGTCGACCAGCTCCCACTGCGGGTAGAAGCCGAGCACGTCGCGGCGGATGAACAGGCGGTACAAGTCCTGCGCGGTCGCGCTGCCGTATCTCTGCTGGGGCATGATGTCTCCTTTGGTTACAGTCCGAATCGGACTCTGCTGTACACGATGACCTGCAAGATCTGGTCGGCCGTCGCCGAGTCGATGCTCCCGGCGGACTTCCACACGTCCGGGTTGTTCAGCTGGGTCAACTGTCGGGCCGCCTTGCACGTCTGGGCGTGGACCCCGGGGACGAGGCCACTAGCGCACCCCAGCAGCGCGGCCCACACCCGGTAGGCGTTGATGACCTGCGTGCCCATCTCAGCTCCCGTTTCCGGGTGGAACAGCCACAGCCGCATCTGCCACGTCGGGTCGACCGCCGACTGGGTGACGCCGCGCTCGCCACCCCACGTGAGCCACGTGCACCAGTCGGCGTCGAAGACACCCGATCCGGCGATCGGGTCGTACAAGGCCTGCGGGGGAATCGCCCCCGCAGGCCAGTCGTGGATTGCAATCATGCGGGTCCTTTCGGGAGGTTCCAGGTGATGCAGGGAGGTTCGACTTCGATCACGGCACTGCGCTGGTCGGCGAACCGCAGCGGCCATGAGCGGTACCGGCCCTGGCCTTGGTGCCAGAAGCCGTGGCAGATCGCCGGAGGTGCGTCGTAGGTGCTGGCTGGGATGGTCTGGTGGCAGGGGATGAAGGTGTTGGCGGCGATGGCGTCGGTCTCCATCTGCTCACGCCGTCCCTCGTCGAGGAACATGCGGTTCTCCTTGAAGTAGATGCAGGTTCCGCACTTGCGCTTGTTGACCCGCATCCGGCCGTGCTCGTCGAGCAGGTCCAGCAGGTACACCTCGTTGGCTTCGCCGCCCTCGGGATCGTCGGTCACCACGGGTTCTCCTCAGTTCAGGTGGAGGGCCAGGTACTCGTCGCTGTAGCCCATGGAGATGAGCAGGTCGGTAAGCCGTTCGCCGGGCCGGTCGTCGGGGTTCTCGTGGGTGCCCCACTCGTCCGGGGGAATCGCGAAGTACTCGCCTTGGAAGGTCTCCAGGTGTTCGGGTGGCATGCGGTAGGCCATCTCACCGAGCCAGTGGAGCATGTGTTTATCGAACAATTTCAGGTCTTCGGACCTGAGCCCTTGCATCCACTCGATTGCGGCGATGGTGGCTGCCTCAGCGCCGTCGTATCCGATGCGATCGGCCACCTGTGTGGGCACGACCAGGTCCAGGTCGACGTTGAACAGGTAGTGCACAGTGAACGGCGCGTGGGGCTCGCCCGGCACCCGGTGGTCTTCACGGATGAACAGCGCCCGGCCAGCGGGCAGCCGCCACACCTCGGTAATGCCGCTGCGGGCGATGCCGTGGCGGGGACTGCCGAAGAACGACGGTCGCCGGGCTTTGATGCGAGAGGCCAGCTCGGTCTCGTTGATCACGGGAATGTCTCCTTGTCGTAGCGGATTCGGCGAGCGCACCCCGAGCCGGGGCGGGGTGCGTCACCGGGACCGCTACGCCTGCGGTCCGGGAATGTCGCGGGCTTCAAACCACGCGGTCAGGGTCTCGGTGCCCCAGTTGATGGCGACCATCCTGGCGGCGCCACTCAGGTAGGCCTCGGCCACGTAGTCGAGCCTGAGCATCTGCGCGCATCGCTGCTTGTACTCCTTCAGGGCCTGCGCATCCGTCTTTCCCCACGGCACCGGGTTCTCGAACGCGCTGGTGAGGCGCATGTAGATCTCGTCGTCGAACGGGTCGGTCATGACCTCAGGCAGGTGCGAGGCCTCGCACAGCGACAGCACCTTCTTCATCGACCGCGCCTGCAACAGGCACTGGCGGATCGAGTTGTCGACCAGGGTGTTCATGCGGTCCTGCCAGAACTCCTCGGTGTCCCACTCGTGGTAGTTGTTGATCGACTCCGTGAGGTGTGTGAGCAGCCAGAGCCACCAGGACCGTTCGCCCGCGTGGTTCTCGCCCTCAGGCCAGAACCCGTGCGAGGTGATGTGCGCTTCGGCCGCGACGTAATCGAATGCGGGTGAGGTCATGCGTTACTCCGTTTCCTGGTCGTCGGTGCGGGGGTGGGTACCGACCCACTCGACGCCGGAGATGAGTCCGGTGCTGGGCGCGAGCATGAACGAGGGTGCGTAGCCCTCGGCGATGAAGTTCAGGTACGTCTCCTTCGACAGGCCCGAACCGTGCCACGTGTAGGCCGGGGAGGCCATCCACTCGGCGAGTTCGTCGGGGGTGGCGAACACCGGGCTGATCGGTGAGCCTTCCGAGACGGTCTCCCAAAGCTGGTAGCCGTCGCCGGGGGTGGGCTCGACCTTGCCGTGCTCGTACCACCAGTCGTGGTCCTCGTCGGTGACCAACCCTGGGGGTGGCAGGTAGCCGGGCCACGCCGTGTCGAGGGGGTGGGAGAATTCGAGGTCGACGCGCTTGATCTCACGTCCCATTGGTTGTCTCCTTGCTGCGGTCGGGGGGCAGGCTGTAAGTGAACTCGGCATCGTCGACCATGACCCGGCCGCCGATCGAGTTGCCGTTCTCGTCCTTTTGGAGGAAGCTGACGTGCCGGTGCATTGCGTAGCCGTCGGTGCGCATCTCCTGGATCGTCAGCTCGCCACGCAGGGGGAGCTTGTCGGCCAGGTACGGGTTCGAGGTCGCGGTCAAGGTGACCATGAGCGGCCGGTTCCATCCCGTGTAGTGGCTCACTCGTGCATCGCCTTCTCGGCCGCGTCCTTCAGGTAGTAGCGGCCGAGGTCGTCGGTGTCGACGTGGTCGAAGAAGTGACGCACCAGGCGCGCGACGGGAGCCATCGCCGTGTCCATGCTCCCGATCCACGGGACCGGCTTGATGAACAGCTCGGCGATCTCCTTGCCCAGCTCGACCGCGCGCTCGCGCTCGACCAGCCACGTCGCCTTGTACGCGCGGCGCGCCAGCTCCATGACCTGTTCGCGCAGATGCCCCGAATTGTCGATCAGGTCGCACAGATCCTGGAGGTAGACGCCGCCGATCGTGGCCGGGGTGCGGTACCAGACGGTGATCCAGTCGGGATCGATCTTGTTGGCCGAAATGCGGTAGTGCCGCTCGCCGGTGTCGAACTCGTCGTCGATCTCGACGACGTGGACCGGCGCGATCACGCGGACGCAGCCCTCTCCATACCCGGCGGCGTATGCGCCCTGGTCGCGGTTGGAGAAGTAGACCGGGCCGGTGCGCTTGTCGCCCTCCTTCGACTGGAAGCGGCGGACACGGCCGATCAGTTCGGCCGTGGCGGCGTCGGTGCGGTGGAACAGTTCGATCCACCCCTCGGGGATATTCTGCTCATCTTCGTGGCTCATGGAGCCCTCCTTGTCACGGTCGGTAGTTCTCGGTCAGGGCGCGGGCCTCGTCGGGGTGCGTCCGGCACCACGCCAGGACGACCGCGACGTTCGCGGTCGCCTTGAGCAGCGACAGGCACACGGTCTTTGCGCCGGGGACGCCGTCGATCCAGGACTGGAACTCCCACCGCCCGGACGTCTTGGTGGGGTGCTCGGAGTAGAGGAACACGTCCTCCACCCCCACTCCGGCGAGCTGCGCGATCTCGGCCAGCGACGTGGCGTTGGCCTCCTGGAACGACGGTGCGGTACTTGGCATGAGCGGTCCTTACTCTTCGAGTTTTCGCAGGTAGTAGTAGCCGAGGTCGCCTCGGTTGACGTGGTGCAGCAGCTGGTCCAGCAGGCGCCCGAGCGCGTCGTCGGACTGGCCGGGCGAGAGCATCCCCGTGAAGGTGTGCACCACCTTTTCGCCGACGTCCCGGGCCCGGTCGATCTCGCTGGAGTAGGTCGCCCAGCGCGCTTTCCGGGCGGCGTCCAACGCGAACCCCAGCAGGCGCTTGTCGTTGTTGACCACAATGGTCACGTCCTGCATGCACGCGGCGTCGATCGCGTCGCTCACCTGCGCCTCGGTGTAGAACCCCACTGGTGGTGCTCCTCCGTCATGGATCGTCACTTGCCGTACTCCTTCTTCCAGGCGTCGGCCAGCATGACGCCGATCGCGTGGGCCAGGTGCGCCCCGGCTTCGTCCAGGTGCGCGTACATCACCCGGTGCAGGTCGGTGGGGTCCTCGACGTCGACCTCGTAGTGGGGTTCCCACAGGGAGATCTCGGTGGCGATGCGGAACCCGTCGCCGGTGAACGGCAACCAGTTCTCGGCCACACCGAGGACGCTTCGCGCCCACTCCCATCCGTCGTTCTCGGCCCAGCCGTCGGGCTCCCAGGATTCGACGGCTTTCGCGCACACCCGGTCGGCCCACTCCCAGCCCTTGGACACCTCGGCGGCACCGGAGAACCCGGTGTGCTTCCTGACCTTGAGCCGGGCCTGCTCCGACGCGGCGCGCAGCATCGACGCGCTGACGGGGAAACTGATCCGCAGCGCTTCCAGATCGTCCATCTACTGCTCCTCCTGGTACGGGTTGGACTTCTCGATCAACTGGCCGGGAGCGTACTCGGTGATCCGCTCGCTCTCCTCGCCCTCGTTCAGGTGCACGAGCACCCACTCGCGGCCCTTCCCGGTGCGGCCGGAGTCGAGCACGACACCGTACTCAGCCCCGTGCCACCACGTGTCGCTCTCACCGTGCGGGATGGCGACCGCGTCGTCCTCGCCCCACCAGTCGAACTCAGAGTTGGTGAAGGCGCGCCGCATCTTCGGGCCCACCCAGAACCGGGCCTTACCGATCGCAACCGCATTCTCGCGTGAGGCTTCGACGTTGTCGCACATGTCGCAGATGGGCACCGGTTCACCGGCCCAACCCGGGGCCGGTTCGACCGCGCCCATCTCCTCGTCGGCCTGGTCGACCGGGGCGGCGCCGCAGACGGCGCACTGCTGGTTCTGGTGCAGGTGCTTCAGCTTGAGATCCATTCGTCCTACCTTTCGGGGGTCTGGGTGGTCGAGTACTTGCGCCAAGCGGCGTCGAAGCACTCCGGGTTGACGAACACCTCGCGGCTGTTGCACACATGCGCCTGCATGTATCCGGTCTCGGACTGCTTCTGGTACTTGGGTTTCAGCGAGCCGACAGTGATCATCGCGCCGCCGACGGCGGCAAGATCCTTGCCGCAGCCAGCGCACTCGGGATACGCCATGATAATGATTCGCCTTTCTGTCGAAACGATATCGGACAGGGCCGACATGGATGCCAGGCCAATGGCACGCGTGCCCCGGCCAGCGGCCGGGGCACGATGCGAGAGGACCGGCGAGTGCTACTGGCCCGGGTCGGCGACGGCGACCCACGACAGCTCGCTCATGTACGAGTCGGGCCAGCGCCTCAACCCTTCTTCCCAGGCGATGCAGGTCCGGGGCCCCCAGTGCCGGTCGCTGTAGTCACGCTGGGTGGACTTGACCGTGCGCGGGGCGTCGACGAAGCTGCGCCTCTCGAACGCCACGACGACGTCCCCCTCGCAGACGTCATCGGCCCGCTTCCACCGGCCGATGTCGCCCAGGCGCGGCACCGCGTGCCTCCCGAACAGCACTCTCGCCAGCATCTTCTCGTGCCGGGGTGCGTAGTTGTACTCCTCGGGCCGGAACGTCATGGCCTCCAGGTCTTCGATGACCAGACGCTCGATCGTGCTTGTCGTCCCGGTCTGGGGCCACTGGGCGGTGCCGGTCTCCACCCACAGGCGCGAGAAGACGACCGTCTCGACGCCGTCGTGGTCCTCGGGCTTGTCGTGCGTGAACACGAACGCCTCATCGGGGTGCGCCTCCCAGGTGTACTCCTCGGAGATCCATCGCTCCTCGATCGGGACGGCGAGCGCGGGCTCCAGCTGGTGCTGCTGCTCCCAGTACATCAGCGACAGCTCTTTCCGCTTGCCCTGTTCCTTCGTCATGCCGCTCCTTTCAGGGGCGTGTCCTTGTAGGCGACGATGCCGACGATCGGCTCGATGCCGGTCATGCGTCCTTTGTGGGTTGCGATGCCGGTGTGCCCCCCGCACACGGGCACGGAGACGGCGCCCGCGCGCTCACCGGGCGAGGGATTGTTGATCTCGTAGTGCTCGATCTGCACGGGCACGCGCCCGCACGAGGCCACGACACAGCGCTGTGGCTTGGGCTTCGTCATCTGGTTCTCGTTCCTTGGGTTAGACACCCACGACCAGAGCGGTCGGGGTGGTCTTGCTCGCGCGGGCGGCGAAGCTCGACGCCTTGGCGACGATGAGGCTGCCCTTCTTGGTGCCTCCGGTGATGAGGGCGACGATCAGCAGACCGTTGCGGCTGCGCCGCGCGCCCATCACTTTCACCTTGGTGCCGCTGCTCTTGTGCAGGGCCAGCTGGCCCGTGCCGAACGCGAACACCTTGCTCCGCTTGCGGTTGAGGTTGGGGTTGTGGTTCATGAGTATCCTCCATCTTGCTGACGTCGGTGATGCCCGCAGGGTGCGGACGTGAGAGCGGCCCCGTTTCAGGCGCACGAAGAAGCCCACCCGGCATGTCCCGGATGGGCTTGTTCCTGCGCCCGGCGCTTACGCGCCGGGCTCGGATCGTCTAGTGGTTCAGCCTTGGAAGTACTCCACGTCGCCGCCGATCGACACGCGCGTCGGGATCGTCCCCGCCTCCGTCTGCACTTCGGGGTACGCCGTGTCGTAGTGGGTGCTGATGCGCAGCTCGCCGTCGGCGAAGTACACGTAGACCTGGACGCCGCCGATCTCCACGCATGGCAGCGTGTCATCCCATCCGCCCGGACTGAACCAGGCCGAGCAGTTCAGGTCGGTCGCATCCTTGTCGCTGAGTTTGCCCTTGACCAGCGGCACCAGGTCGGCCTGCCCGCGCCCGTAGTTGTCGGTCAGGGTCAGCGTGCGCCGCTCTTCGCGACCGTCGGGGTACACCAGGACAAGCACGTCACCGGTGTCCAGGAGTGGGTGGTCTTTCGCGTACACCTGGCCGGACGCGGCTGTGCCGGTCGAGTTGCCGTGCGCGCTGATCACCGTGGCCTCGGGCGAGAGCAGGACCGAGAACTCCTCGTCGGTGCCCTTGTTCTGCGGGTCGAGGTACTTGCCGTCGCCGCCGATCGGCCCCATCGCGCCCCGCCTGGTCTCGCCGGGGTGCGGGTTCGGGCGGTTCCGGTTGCTCCACACCTGGATACGGGTCGGTCCCCCGTCGCCCTTGGTGCGGTAGACGTACGCCGAGGTGTACTCGATGCCGTAATGCTTGCGCCGGTACTCGTCACCCTCGGCCAACTCGATACGATGTTCCATAGGTTGCTCCGTCTCGTTGCTAATCGCTGTATTCGGGGTCCAGCTCAGCCGCTGGGGTGAGGTCGCCCGTCCTCATCTGGTCGGCCGCTTCGATCAACCGCGCTGCCGACACATGCCGTTCGTCGAACGTGGACATGCCGTACTGGAACGTCCGGGGAAAGAACACCGAGTTCCATCCGTGCCGCACGCATGCGCGGGCCCGTCGGCAGGCGTAGTACACCTGCTGTACGGGATGGAACGCCTTCGACCACCACAGCCAGTGCCGCAGCCGGGGAATCCACCGGTCCTCTTTCCGCTTGGGGAACATCGGCTTGGGGGGGAACCCCAGGTGGATGTACATGCGGGTCACGGTGCCGTGGGTGATGATCCACTCGGCGATGACTGTGTTCTCAGGTGCGGCGCCGGTGCAGCCGAAGCCGCCCGAGAGTGCCTGCACCTGCATCTCCAGGAAGGGAAACGCCGCAGCGATCTGCTTCCATTCGGCTTCGATCTCATCGACCTCGGGGTACTTGACCCCCACGTACCAGTCGGGTCGGATCGTGCCGTCCCAGCGCAGCCAGCCGCCGGGCTCATCCGAGTGGGACATGATCGCGTCGTTGTCGAGGTGCCCCAGATCCAGCGCGCCGATCGTGCTGCCGTACTCCTCGCTGATCTGTGAGGACCGCTGGCACCATCCGTGCCAGTCGTCTTCGCACTCACCGGCTTCCACCAGTTCATCGAACCGGTCGTACCACCCGAGGATGGAAGCGGCCATGCCCTCCCATTCCTCGTCGTTGCAGCTCACATGGAACCATCGGTTCGTGCGCATCATGATCTCGTTGGTCTGCTCCCGCGTCAGCGGATCGCCGACCGCGAGCATGCGCGCCCGTCTGCCGAGGCCGTCCTCATAACCCATCCTTCCCCTCCTTCCTCATCTGAACCCTTCGATGAAGGCGCGCATCAGCTGCGCACTTTCGGTTTGCAGGACACGCTCGCCTTCCTCCCGGGCGAACTGGAGCCGGAAGGGGTTGTCGGTCTCGGGGTGTTTGCTCATGTCCGAGATGAGACTGTCGAGACCCGCTTCGGGAGTGCCGTTCTCCATCGCTTCCAGGGCACGCTGCTTGGCCCACGCCATGTGCTGAGCTCGGTTCATGTCGGGCATCGTTACTCCTTCGGTTTAGGTGGGGTTGGGGACCAGTCCGTCGCCGCACACCGCGAGGTGGAAGACCGCGTCAGCGGCCTGCGGCGAGAGCGGCGCACGGTAGCGAGACCAGTCGCAGGTGACCAGGTTGCGGCACTCCAGCGCCACCGCCGGGTCGATCTGCATCGACCCGGTTGCGCACGCCACCAGCGCCATCCAGATCCGGGCCGCATCGACCTGGACCGCGTCGTTCGTGCCGCACTCCAGCCAGTACGACCACGCCACCTCGCGCTCGCTCTCATGGCCGACGACCGTGAACGCTTCCAGCGTCGCCGGTTCGGCCACCGCTTTCCACAGGTCCAGCTGCCGCAGCCGGAAGCTCCAGGGCCGCTGCTGCGGGAACGTGACCGGCTGCTCCAGCTCGGTCTCGGCCAGCGCCCGCTCGGCCTCCTCGACCGCGTACTCGTAGCCGACCATGCGCGACGACGTGTAGTCGCCGTTCTCCAGCGGCTGCCACTCGGTGCGCCTGAGGCCCGTCGCCCTGTGCGACCACTCGGCCTCGTACTCGACTGCGTAGCCGTACACCTCGCCGTCGTTGAAATCCTTGACGAACGTCACGGCATGCTCCAGCGCGGTCTCGACGCCCTCCTCGGAGCCGAGTGCCGAAGCGATCCACTGCGGCGTGGACACCGCCCACCACGTGTCCCCGTTCGGGTCGGTCTGGATGAGCTTGACGCGCACCCCGTAGGCCAGCCACAGGTAGCGCGCGGTCAGCTCTTCCCGGACGTTCCCGATCGCGTAGTGTGAGGCGGCCCACGCCAGACGCGTGGTGTCGAAACCGTCCTCCCACTGGGCGCCTGCCTGGATGACAGGCGAGCCGTCACGGTTCGGCTTCGGGACCGACACGACCAATGGCAGGAAATCGCCCTGGTCGTCCAGCTCCCCGGGGTCCTCGTCGCGGAACACGCGGACCCTCAGGCCCTCGACCCGGCTCGACTCGATATCCATCTGCGGTTCTTCCCTTCGCTTAGTTCCACAGCGTGGGACCAGCACCCCCGTGCCTGGTCACCGCTGAAGGACTACGCCTTGGGGTGGTGCGACTCCCCGTCCTGGCGGATCGGTTCGTGCGGTTCATCCCGAATGCACGCGGCCGACCGCTCGTCGTACACGCTGAATCCGTCGATGCGGGGCTCGTACTGGACGCGGCGTCCGCAGTGGCGGCACTCCCACGTAGCCGGGTGGCCGCCGGACGCGATCAAGTCGAGCCTGGGTTCGTGGTCCGGGAAGTACTGCTTCACGGTGAGGTACCCGCCGTGGTGCTCGGGCTCGCCGGTGTTCGCCGACCGCTCCCGGTTGATGACTCCCGCCGGGTAGTAGCACCGCTGATAGTGGTGGTAGACGTGTCCCATCCACGCCTCGGAGCACACCAGTTTCTGCGCCGCGATCAGCTCGGCCGCCTTGGCGCGCACCTCCTCGGGCACGTTCTCGCCCTCGGCCGCGTACTTGATCTGCATGTACGCGTCCTCGTCCCAGCGGTTACGCCGCTTGACGTCGACCTCGTACGAGTACCGCAGGTTCACGTGCCCCGGCGGACTCGCGTAGCCGCCCATGCCCTGCCCGTCATCGATGATCCGGTGACGCTCTCGCCGGTCGCTCGTGACCGCCTCGATCACAACCGTTCTCTTACCCATACACCCGTCACTCCTCTTGCGAATAGGTCTACAGCGGACGGCCGGGCGATGCCCGGCCCCCACTGAGGGCCTACTCGACGTAGTCACCTGCGCCGCCCTTGGTGACGTCGAAGACGTACACCCACTGCGGATAGCCGGTCGCGCGCCCGGCCACCGACCGAAACGCCGCGCCCTTGCGGTTCATGGACCGCTCGGCCCACTCGGTCCAGTCGAACAGGTCCCCGATCGCGTTGTTGGAGAGGTTGCCCCAACTGGTGAACCCGCGACGCGTCCCGTCCCAGGTGGCGAGGTGGTCCAGCAAGGAACCCTTCCCCAGATCCTCGGGACTGGCGAACTGGTCGCGGCAGAACGTCTCGTTCGATTCCCACCGGCCTTTGAAGCCGCCCGCGTTCATCCATCGGATGACCGCCGAGAACGGATGCGTGTCATCCGCGCGGCGCCACGCGTGCGCGGCGTCGATGCCGTCCCTGCCGTGGGTCTCCTCCAGCTTGACCGCGAGCGGATGCGGGACGTTGTCCCACATGCTCGACGTCAGCGTCGGGTTCTCCTCCTGCGCCAGGGCGAACGACAGCTGCCGACCCGACAGCTCGGTCACGTACTGCCGCTTCCACAGCTCGGTCCTGTATGGATCTTCCATGCCTACGCTCCTTCCTCGGTGATCTCGTCGCACTCCGGCTCGAAGCACGGCACCGCCCACACCTCGACGCCGCGCGTCACGTGCGAGAGCTTGCCGCCCCCCATCGGGGAACCTTTCGGGCCGTACTTGCTGGCCCCGCTCTCCATGGCGTCGACGATCTTCTCGATCCCGGGCGTGGAGATGCGCGAGTCGTAGAGCTGGCCCGCGTTGCGGAACGCGCGCTCTTCCTCGCCGGTCTGGGCGATCCACGCGAAGTGGTAGAAGTGCCCGGCCACGATGTTCACCGCGTCGTACACGGTCACGCCGTGGGCGACGTTGTCGGGGTTGGGCATCTCGCCCACCTCGCTGTACCCGACGACCCAGTGATAGGCGGTATAGATACGGGTCATCCGGTCCTCAGCCTCCGTACCCGGGCATGTCGAGCCCGTCCGTCATCTCCCACGGCTCGGGCGCGAAGGACCCGGCTTCGACGTCCTCGTCCGCCTCGCCGCGTGCCTCGGCCAGCTCGTGCCGCAGGGTCGCGACCTCGCGCTCCAGCTCCCGGATGCGGTCGGCCTCGTGTGTCTGGCTCGCCAGCCGCACCACTGCCACCTCGTCCTCGTTATACGGGTCGAAGTCCTCGCCGGGGATGAACACCGGCGACCCGATCGGGTCCTCGCCGACCGCCTGCCGATACGTCAGTCGATCCACTGTGCACACCTTTCATCGATCAACTTGAATGCGAAGTATCGTTGCTGTTCAACAGCAACAATCAATCGAACGATTTCTATATCACTGGGGGTCGGAACACCACCGTGCCCGACCCCCATCTCCTTACAATCCGGTGAGCCTCGCGAAGTTGTCGAAGGCGTACACCACCGGCGACCCCGAGGGATTGACGCTCGCGAGGAACGCGAAGTGCGCCGGGAATCGGTCCTCGTGTTCGACCGCGTACCCCACCGACTCCCAGATCGGGCTCACGTCGCTGATTTCCATGTTCGGGAACCCGAGCTGTTCGCGCTGGCCCCACTTGTCGAACCAGCGCTGAAACTCCCCGGCGAACTGGCGCTCGGCGAACTCGGCCATGTCGGTGAAATCCCCGAGATAACCGCCCGCCAGCATCCACCGCACGGTGTGCACCGCAGTCGCACCCGAACCCCTGTTGCCGCGCTCGATGTACACCAGCGCAGCGCTGGCCGCGAGCGGCCCGTGCTGTTCGAGCAGTTCCATCACCGCCGGATGCGCGCCCTCCCACTGAGGGCCCGCTTCCCAGTGCTCGCCGAGCACTTCCTGGAACATCTTCTTGGACAGTGTGATCACGTCTTTGGCTACTTCCATGACATCCCTTCCTCTACCCTTCGGTGAGTTCCTGCAAGACCAGCGCGGACACCGCCAGCGCGGCCCGCGTCATCGCCTCGGACATGTCGCGGATGCCGACGCCGTACGTCGGAGCCGTCGTCGGCAGGCTCACGACCTTCCACGCGTCGTGGTAGCGCATGCCCGCCGTGGGCCCGGTCTCGCGCTTCTGGAGCTCGAACGACCAGAGGTCACCCTTCTCGTCCGTGTCCAGGAAGATGCACGCCCGCACCTCCGCGAACGACGCATCGATGATCTCGACCGGGTCGTTCATGGTGTCGTCGTCCACTCGGTACAGCTGTGCCATTCGTGCTCCTTCGCTCATCGGCTAACACCACGGCCGAGACCAGCACCCCCGTGCCTGGTCACGACCGAACTCCTAGCCGTCGGCCTTGATCGCCTTCCCGTCCGCGACCCCGTCGCGATACGCGCTTGCCACATGGGAGGCGACCTGCTCGGCCGCCTTCCACTCGTGCTGGTACATCGGCGCACTGGGGTTGACGCCCGCGTTCCTCACCTGCTCCCGCATCGGCCCCGGAATGAGGTCACCCGTGAGGCCTGCGCCCTCGACCACACCGCACAGGAACGCCACCACGCACAGCGCCCCGGTGGTCCGATCGTCGTAGGTCAGGGCCCGCTGATCGGAGATGTACCGGACCCCGTGACCGAGGTTCGTGCCGATCGAGAACCACGGTGTGCCCGTGACCTTCTCGACTGCGCGGATCACCGCCTCCACCTCATCGCGGTGCCACTCGAAGCGCTCCCTATCCGGGTCCTTCTTGACGCCGCTCACGCGCTCCCCTTCCCCTGCTGCTGTTCGATGACGCGTTCGGCCGCCTTCTCGCACCGCTTGCACAGCCGCTGGTCGAACAGCAGGGCCTTGTACCGGACCTGCTTCAGGGCTTCCTCGACCGTGGCGAAGACCTCGGCGCCATAGCCCAGGTTCGTACCCCCGGGCCGGTAGGAGAGGGCCGCGCACTTCATGACCGGCTCGGTCTCGCGGTCTTCGGGTACCTCCTGAATGTGGGTCACTCGCGGGCTGTGCCTGAGCCGGTAGCTTCTCTTGCCCATGCCTTACTCCTTCCGAATAGACACTCAGCGCGGGACCAGGCACCCCCGTGCCCTGGTCACCACTGATCGCCTACTGTCCGGGCCTGCTCAGCGCGGCGAGCCTGCGCATCTCCGCGATGCCCGCGTCACGTCCGGCTTTCAACCCGGGCATGTAGTCGGAGATGTTGGCTACGTCGTGCCACTCCTCGAACCGCTCCCGGTACCGGCCAAGCGTCGGGTTGTCGTACGTCTTGGTGATCGTGCCGCCTTCCAGCCGCTGCACCGAGTACGCGAAGGACGCCGGACCCGACAGGTAGGCGTCCTCGTTCTCGTCCTCGGTGTCCTCCGGCCCGACGTAGACCATCTCGGTGAAGTCGTACACCTCAACCCGCCACTGGCAGGTTTCGACGCCGGTCCCGTTGCCGTCGGCCGCAAGCCACGCCTGCGTCCCGTCGACAACCTCGCCGTCCGGGTTGAGGTACCAGGTTTCCGTTGCACTCATGGGATTCTCTTGCACTCCTATCGATTCGCTAGGAATTTGGGGGTTAGAGGCACGCCTCCACCCGTTCGAGCGCGACACCCATCGCCGCCTCGGCCGCGCCGCTGGTGTAGTGCTTGCTGCGGTACGCCGCCATCTCCTCGGCCGGAATGACACCACCCGCGAGGTTGTGCACGGGCTTCCCCCGCCCGTAGTAGCGGCTCGCTTCGAAGGTGAACGTCGGCCACACCGACTCGTCGCCCGCCTCGTGCGCCGCGATCGTCTCCTCGCTCGCCCACCCAGTGATCTGGATGTGCACGAGGTCGCCGTCGACCTTGTAGATCCGGTTCTCACGCCCGACCTTCCAGCCCGGGAACTCCCGCAGCTCGTCCGAGGAACGCTCGGCAGTCTCCATCGTCAGCTTGAGCGTGCTACCCACGCGGCGCCCCCTTCAGGTTCGCGTACTCGACCCAGGTGTAACCCGACTCGACCCGGTAGGGCCGAATCAGGTTCAGCACCTGCTGGAACTTCTTGATCGGCATGTCCCCGTAGTCCACGAGGATGCGCATTTGGGCGTACCCGCCGGAGTCGACGAACCCAGCCTCGACCCCGTCCTCGGTGAACCGCTGCAACGCCTCGACCAGGGCGATCTCGCGGCGACCGGCCGCACCCTCCCACCCGTTGAACGTGACGTCGTAGAACGGCCAGGTCGCCGTCCACTCCAGCGTCAGGCACCCGCGCCGCTCCGGAATCGACAGCGTCCGCTGCGGGAACGCCTTGATCAGCGCCGCGAACGACGCCAGCTCGTTCTCGTCCGTGGACGGGAGCGAATCGAGCAGTTCGTTGAACGCTTCCCGCGTGTCCTTCTTACCCAAACCGAGCCTCCTAATGTGAGGAATCTACAGCCTGTGTGGTTCGACAGACCCCACGAACCGGCCCGCACCCCCGTGCGCGGACCGACCATGGGCAACCAGCGAACAACCCGGTTACGCCTTCGACGCCCGCTCCTGCCGCTCCTTCACCGCCTCGGCATCCCGGCGTCCCTCGGTCTCGGCCTCACTGTCGAACCGGCCCGAGGCGTGAAGGTATTCGAGCACCGCTCGCGTGTCCGGATCGGACAGGTCGACGCCGAACACGGCCGCGACCCCGCCCAGATAGGACAGGGCCGACGCCGCACCCGGACCCCCGAGCCAGAGCCGCCCGCGAAACCCGCCGTGGTTCGGGATGTAGTGCTTGCCCTTCCCGTCGCCGGGATTGTTGATCTGCAACCAGTCCCGGTTGCCGGTCGCCTCGCATACCGGCAACAGCACCTGGTGCACTCTCGCTGATGTCAACCGCATCGCTCACCTCATGTTCTCTACTTGCTGGTGACGCCGTACTCGGCGATCTCCTCGGGACGCAGCCCCGCGAGCCACGCATCGCACTCGGCCTCGAACGCGTCCTGTTCGAACGGAATCGTGGCGTGCCCGACGCCGTCAGTGGTGGTCCAGACGTTGTTGGTGGCGACGGCGTACTCGCCGCCCTCCCACGTGAAGGTCACTCCCCGACACGAGTACGACAGTTCCTCGTCTCCCATATGCGTGCCTCCTACTCGTCGTCCTCTTCGCTGTCATCGCCGCTGTCGTCCTCGTAGTAGGACTTCACGGCCGCGAGGATCGCCGCCGCTTCCGCTCGGCCCTTCCACGACCCGGTCCCGTCCCAGATGAAGTAGTGACTCAGCTCCTCGGGCACCGCGCGGAGCAGCGCGGTCTTTCCCAGCGGCTCGGCGAGCACCCCCAGGGTGTGCACCTCGTTGATGATCGACAGGCCCCACCCGTTCGCGAACTTGTGGATCTCGTGAGCGCCCTTGTCGTCAACCCACGTGTCGGACGGCTTGAACTCCGCACCCATGCTGGGTCTCCCTTCGGTATAACCGGTGACCTTCTCGCTCGGCAGGATCTCGCGGATCTTGTCGATGACTAGTTGCTCTCCCTCTTCATGCCCGGATGCCCACCCCTGGTCGAACCCGGCGGCCCACTTCTGGTTTCTGACAGTGGCGCCGACCTCGTACCCGTCCACGAACTCGCGCAGGGCATCGAGCATTTCCTGATTCCGGATCTTCACCGGCGCCCTTTCCTTCCTCCTGCTAGTCGACCGCCGTGTGCACGACCGGCTTCCCGTCGAGCTCGGCCAGCGTCACGCTGATACGCGGGTACTTCTTGCGGCCCTTGTACAGCTCCCGCGCTTTCACGCTCGCCTCATACGAGGACTCGGCCTCGATCTCGTGTCGCTTGCCCTCCACGAACGCGATGTATCCGTTCACGCGAACCGTCCTCTCGAATAGACCTTCAGCGGACGCGCCTGCGCCATCGGCGCTGGCGGACCACTGGACACCTACTCGCGTGCCCGTACCCGGGCTGCGAACTCCCACCACCGCTGATTGCGGCGCAACCTTTGCGCCGCAACGAGCCGGGCGATATCCGCATCCGAGAGCGGGAGCGCCACCGTGATGCCTTCCATCTCGATCACTTCACCCACTGGCATGCACCGCACCCTCGCGAACCCTCCTTTCGAGCGCGCACAGCACACCACCGACCGCGTCCCGGATGGGCTGGTGCTTGTAGTTGTGCTCCCGCGCCTGGGCCAGGGACTTACGCCACTCGTTGAGCGCGTCCTGGTAGACCCCGTACGCGAACAACCCGTGCGTGTCCTCTCGGTAGTCCTCACGCTTGGGCGCTTCCACGGGACCCCGATACGCGAGGTCACGCGCCGACTTCGGGTTGAACCGCCCGGCCGGAGCAACCCGGGTGTACAGGTGCTGGTTCACACCGAGCGTGGGAACGTCACTGAGGACGTGCCCCCACAGGTACTCGACCGTGACCGGTTTCCCCGGCCAGTACGACGCCATGACGACCGCCCGCTTGCCGTACCCGTGATGCTTCACGGTGAACGTCGCCTCCCACGTCTTCCGCTCGCGCGGGTTCACGTTGCAGACGTCGCGGTACGACTCATCGAACACCGATTCCTCCACTACCCAATCGCCTTGCGACCAGGTATTGAAGTAGTACAAAACGCCCATGCCGTTGCCTCTCCTCTCGCTTAGCTGTGCGCGTACACCACGCCGTCCTCACCCGCGTACAGGTGGAACCCGCCGTACGGCTGGCAGTGGGCGGTGAGCCGGTCACCGACCTCACCCATGCCCCGGTCCCAGAACCCGGCGCCCGCCCTGTTGCGGGTGAGCACGAAATCGTGACCGATCTGCCCGGCCCCGACCGCGACGACATCAACCCACATCGCGTGGCAGAAATCGGCGACCTCCCGCGTGAACTCCACAGCGACCGCTGCGTCGATGTCCTCGCGTTGGCACATCGCACTGAGGGACGCGCCCTCTACGTCCGCTGACGAGGACCACAGGGCCGTATCCAGACCCGTCCACGCCACGTCCGCGACGTAGTCGAAATCCAGATCCCACTGCGAGCACGCCACGCATGCGGCATTGTCGACCTCGCTGGTGTGCTCAGCCCACCACGCGTCGACCGCCGCATGCACCAGGTCGTAACCCGTTACCGCACCCGTCACCGGCCCTCCTCAGTCTTCCGTTCGGGCATCGGGCCGCGCTCATCACTGAACGTCATGACCGTGCTGATGCACCGCACGCCCGCGACCTGCCGACTCGTCACCTCGTGACCGAACCCGGGGTAGCGGATGCGCACCCGGAACGGGCTGTCTTGCCCGGGGTGGTGGTGGATGTACTCGACCACGGCAACGGCGGTGTTCCGCTCCCACTGCCCCAGGTCACGCAGGTACTGGTCCCACGTGATCTCAAGAGGATGACCGGACGAGGCGAAATCCACCAGCACCCGAGCATCCTCAATCGGCAAGCCCGTGATCTGGGCGTACTCATGCGCCAGATCCGCCAGCGCAGGCCAACCCAGACGCTTCGCACCGTCGACCACTCGCGTCCCTTCCCACGTCGCATCCGTGAGCTTTTCCCGCATGCACCCTCCTCTCCTCGAATAGACCTTCAGCGGACCCGCCGCACCCCCGTGCGCTGGCGAACCACTGTGACGCCTACTCCTCTTCGACCTTGACCGCGTCCTCGTACAGGACCGAGCCCATGCCTTCCTTGCGGTAGTGGCAGATGGCCTCCAGCACCGTCTCCAGTTCATCGGGCGTCATGTCCGCGTACCCGAACTGGATCACGACCTGCGCATACCCGCGCTCATCGCGGTAGTACGCCTCCACTGTCGGGTTCGTGACGTCGCCCTCGTAGTAGGCGAACTTGGCCGCCTCGATCAGTTCGTCCTCGTTCTCACCGGCCCACCCCACGAACCCGTTGAACCGCAGCTCCTCGGCGTTGTCGACCCACTCCATGACCAGACCGGGCGGGCACGGGAACGCCTCGATCATCTCGGTTTTCGCTTTCGTGTCCGGGTGCTGCTCGTGAGCGATGGCCTTGACCACCGAATCGGGCACGCCCAGCTCGGACAGGACCCGCTCGGCCGTGTCCTCCTCGTCTAGCTCAGCCTCCCCGCGCAGGTACTCGTCCGCGAGCAGCCGGTACACCAGCTCCGCAGCACTCCGCGCGTTCTGCCGCTGCGGGTCGTTCCCCAACCCGCTCCACACGTCTGCCATCTGCGCCTCCTCGTTAACTTGTCAACAGCTTGTCGGCCTCGTCCAGCGCGACCTCCCACGCCAGCATCTTGATCAGCTCACCGGGCATCGCAGGACGCAACCGGTGATTCTCGATCACCCCCGAGCACCGCGCCATCGCCTCGGCGTCGTCGTCCGGGGCGAACACCTCGACCTCGAACCGGTACATCCCGCCAGGGGTCACCCCGCGACGGGTCCCGAACCCGATGTTGTCGGCCGCGAACACCGTCACCGCGCACCACCCGCCGTTAGCGAGCGCGTACTTGCGCGTCTGCGCCCACGCCTCCCACATCCCGTTGAACTTCTCGTCCCGGGTGGTGCGCCCGATCTCGGCCCCGTCGTGCAACTGGCTCACTCGCTCACCTCCTCGACGCCGACCGCCGCGAACAGCTCGGACCGCAACCCGGCAGAGACGCCGTCGGGGTGCAAGCTGTACTCGAACCGCTGATTTTGCTCGTACTGGTACTGCTCGTAGGCGTACACCCACACGGTTCCCAGCGGCTGCGACTCCCAGCCGGGAGACGTGGACGCCTCCCAGAGAGAATCCGGGTACACGTTCCAACCCTTGAGCGCGTCCCCGAGAGCGACCGCAAGCGTGTCGCACACGCAGCACCCGTCCTTTTCGGAGCCGCACTCGCAGTCCTTCTCGACCAGTTCCCAGACGACCGCGAGCGTGCCCAGCTTCTCGGGCTCGTCCGCGTCCTCTTCCCAGCGGGCGAACTCGGTCCGGTACATGCGCACCACGGGCAGCCCGGTCTCACCCGCGCGGATCTCGCGGTGCTCCTCGGGCGTGATCTTGTCGAACTCCTCATCAACCCGGAGCTCTTTCAACTCCCACATGTGAGACCTCCTCTCAAATCAGTAGTGTCCTAGAAGGTTGTGACAACCCGCCCCCACCCCCGTGGGAGACGGGCTCTCGGAACCCGCTACAACCAGCAGTGACCCGCCTTCCGGAACCACCGCGTATGACGCCACAGACCCCAACCCGTCCGCGCCCGGAACCGCACCAGCCACCCGCCGCACTGCTTGCAGCGGCGCCGCTCCCACCGCTTCACGACCCGGCCCCCGCTCTCGGCAGCTCCACCAGGTACTCGGTCAACTGCCCATACCCGCTGTTGTACGTCGTGTCACGGGAAGTCCCGAACACCCGGACCATGACCAGCTTCCCGGCCCCGACCACCGCGCCAGCCTCCACCAGCACCTCACGCCACGGCCGCTCCTGGCCCTCCTCCTCGTCGCCGGACTCGCCCCGGTAGATCACCCGACCCACCAGCGAACCCCGGTCACGGTGCAACCGCACCAACTCCCGACCCATCACGGACCTCCTCTCACGTTGGGAACCTTGCGGCAACCCGGCACGCACCCCCGTGCGCCTGCCGGGCACCGTAAAGCGCCCTACTTGCGGACCCGCGCACCTTCGTACGCAGGGTTAACGACCCGCTCTAGAGCCCCTGCCGCTGCGCCTGATCGGTGAAATTCCACTCGTATTCCTCGTGTGTGAGGTCCGACGTGGGGTAGCCCTCGCTACTCAGGGCGTCGCACAGCGCAGCGGCGTCCTCGTACGCCAGGCCGTCCGCCTGCCCCCAGTCGACGCAGTCCATGGTCGCGGTCTCGTCCACGGGGGGCAGGTCGTCCTCTTCGGGAGACACGTACTCCGGTTCCTCCCTCGGTTCCTCGGGAGACACGTACTCCGGAGCGCTTGCGTCCCCTTCGGGGGTCGCGTCGCCTGCGGGCACGGGGCCGTCCACCGTGGCGGGCGCGTCGTCCACCGCGACGGTGGTATCCACCTTGACGGGTTCAGGCACTGTCACCGCCTCGGGCGTGGGCACGGGCATCCTCTCCGGCACGGCACCCAGGGCATCCCGGTCGCCGCGCTCCGGTGCGGGGGCCACCGCCGTGTCCGCCACGGCCACCGCGTCAGGCGCGACCTCCGTTCCAGCACACCCGGCCAGAACCGCGAACGCGGCAAAGGTGAGGCACACCCCCATAAGTCGATTACGCATCGTATGTCCTTTCTTGGTTGGAAACCTGACGGAAACCCGCCCCCACGCCAAGGACGGGCTCCCGTCAAACGTCCAACGATCAGGCGCGTCGCGGGCCGCCCCCGAAGGGACGAGACGGACTCACACCTGGCTCTCAACCCAGGAGCACCGCACCCGCAGTCGCCCGCGTCGTCGGCACATGCCGACCCCACCGCAACCGCACCGTGTGGTCCTCGCGCCCGTACTCGGCGAGCACCACCGGCTCCAACTCCTTCGGGCACCCGCGCTTGAACATCGGCGCGACCGCGCGCACCGGGTCATCGGCGAACTCGCCCCACGGCAGCGTCAACCCACCCTGCAACGGATTCACCGCCCCGAACGCGAACGCCTCGCACTCCCCGTCCGGAGCCGCAACCCGGTCCTCCTCGCGCAACTGCTCGAACAGCCACCGCACGAACTTCGCGTTCGTCTGCGCCTCCACCTGAACCTCAACCCGACCCACACCAACCACGAGCCAACCTCCCTCTTACAGCTTCTCGATACGAACCGGAACCGACCCGAAGTCGCGCACGAAATGCTCGCTCCACGCCAGCTCCATCACGCCCTTGAACGAGTCCTCCTCGGGCCGGTGCGAGGACACACCCCACTTCGGGTGCGTCACCTCCAACGACCAGCCCTGATAGGACAACTCGCCCCGTGAGGACATCACCGCGTTCACGACGATCTCCACACCCAGATCCGGCGCAGCCGTCTGCACGAACGCGGCCCGCTTCCGACCCGTGAACGCGCCCTCAGGCTTCGCGTTCCCCTGCTTGTCCTTCGGAGTCGTCTCCTCCAGAACATCCGCGACCACCCGCGCGAGCTCCTTACGGGACCCGTGCGGCATGACCACCGACGCCAGCGCACCCGCGATCGTCTTCACATGCGACGTCGTCAACCGATGCACCATTCGCTACACCTCCTCACAATGAACAGACGAGTACACCTCGCCAGAGCGCGCGATCTCGGCCGCTTCCACGAACAGCGTCGCGTTGAAACGCGGGTTGTCCGCAATGAACACCTCGATCATTGCCGCCAGCAGGTCATAGAACACCTTGTCGGGCATCTCCACACCCGCCACCAACGCAGCGAACTGCTCATAGGTCGTCTTGCTCATACGCGGCATGACAACTCCTCTCCTCGTGAAAACACTCAGGCCCCACCCGGAAACCCGGATGAGGCCTAAGCAGGTTCACGACCTGCGCCGAACCAACCTCACACCTCCTCGCACACCACCTCAGACCAGCCCGGCCGCAACCCCACCGACGGCACGAACGGCTCCTCCATGCGCTGCCCCCACTGGACCAGCACCCGGAACCGCTCACCCTCCGCGTGGATCGCATAGACCCGCAACCGACCCACCCGAACCGCGCTAATCGACTTGCCCCGGAAAAACTCCATGACCTGCCCTTTCACCGAACTAGTTGAAACTTCAATGACTGAAAACCCGGGGAAACACCCCGAACCCAGGCACGCCAAGCGCCCCGGCCACCCGAAGACGGCCGGGGCACCTCACCCGGTTGAACAAACTTCACGACTCGGGAGAATGCCGCTCCCGACCAGCATCAACTTTGAAATTAGTATGAAATTAGCTCGAACCTACAGAAACGGCCCGTTCAGTGACGTGATTGCCGCTCGCCCACCAGACACCCGCTTATCCGGGGTGGGGCCGCGCCCGCTCTATTCCACCTACTAGCGACCTGCCCTCTGAGGACAACTCACGCCCACCGATACCTCAACCCGCAAGGGGAGGCACCCGATGCGCATGAAAAATACTCAGAGACCCGGACCCATGACCCGCAACCCGCTAGACAATGTCCAGATTGTCCCGAATTTTATATTTCACGTGCGGCCCGTTCATGTTGCGAGCGTGAGCAGGGCGTGCGTTTTGTCCGTTTTGGGGACACGAAAAAAGGCCGCCCGTGGGCAGCCTGATTTCGTTGGTTTCGTTCACTTTTCGACTTTCGCGAAGGTTGCGAGGTCCTTCAGGAATTGTCCGAATTCTCCGGACTTGTAACGCTTGGGCAACCCTTGCGTCAAGCTGGTCACTTCACTAGGCGAGTACAGGTCAATATCGACCATTTCGCCCGGTTCGATGCGTTGGGCAAGTTCCCGTAGCATGTCGCTACGGTTGTCGCCTGCCAGCTTGCCGCGCTTGGCTTGGACGTCGTGAACCCGTGCGAGCATGACGAGCATGTCGCGCGGGATTGCGAGCGTGTACCGGTTCGCGACCGGTTCGCCAGCGCTGGCGGGTTCGGTTGCGTCTCGCATGACGTTCGCGAGCGCTTCCCTTGCCGTCGGGTCGCTTTTGTACATAAGGTGCTTATTGCGTGCCGTGAGCGGTTTGTCCGTTCCGGCACCGTGCGGCATGACGTACTCAATGCCGCTGGTAGACACGTGCTTACGCTTGGATGATGCCTTGCGATCGATAGGCGACGGCTTATCCATGTACGCGTCCGAAGAGAACGCATACGTAGCCGCTGAATAGTAGCCAGCTTTAGCCGCCCGGTCCCGCGCTTCCGTCGAAATGTCCTTATCGTCCCTATGCGGGAGATTGGGACCTTCCGACAGTTCGGCTACATCCATAACCACGGGCGAAACCTTACGGAATCGCAGCGGAATGAACTTGCCAACTACGCGGTTGTCACCCGTACCGAACACTTTCGGTTTCTGCTCTTCATAGGCAGCGTGAGCCGCCATGTGTTCCGCACGGTCATCACTGCGACGCTGCGACACTCGCGCTTGCGATTCCGCACGGTCCTCGTAAAACTTTTTGACCGCGCGTTGTTTCGCTTGCGCTGGCGTCTCCCCCTTGCGAGGGTTAGCCGCTTTCGATGCACCGGGAATCCTATAGACCTCATAGTCACGATCCGTCACAAACGGTTCAGACATGATGATATCTCCTCAATAGTCCCATTTCGCGCAACTAGTCCCCTTCGCATATAGCTAGCCATGGCACAGTTCGCCCCCAAGGGAGCGCCCAATGCGGGCGGGATTCGTCGCGCGTCTGCGCTTCAAAACACACTGTTCGGTTAGGAAAAAACAGTCGCCGCCCGGGTTCCGCGTTCCGTGTGGTTCGCGTCGCTCGGAAGCGATGACATAACTATGTCATAGGCCAGCGCGCCCAATTTTGGGGGTCCTGACCTGGGGATTCATTTTGTCCGTTTTGCGTTTCGCCTGGTCACGGGCTTGTGGGAGGAAATGGGGTCAGCAGTCAAGAGGGTATGACAGCGCTTGCCACAAAGGTCACGGTTTGGTAAAGCCTGCGTATGCCCTGGTCAGCGGCTCAACATTTCCGAAATTCGCACGGTATCGACATTGTGGACAGTCAAGTGGAAAGCGCTTGCTTTACACAGTGGATGGTCACAGTAGTCACGCTAGGCAACACGCGTCACAAGCGGCCAGCGCGGGCAGTGATCGCGCGTTGTGACGGGATGGGCTTAGGGGGACGAGACGATGCGGATGAGGCATTGAGGGTGTGAGCTGGGAGGATGCAGCGTTTCGCCTGGTAGATTCGTCGCACTGTCGCAAGTGGAGCCGAGAGCGTCCGAAGTGGACACGATGGGGTGGGAGTGGCGTATGCCTGCCAGCGCGTCAGATGATGCCAATGAGGCATTGTGGCGCTGGCCTGCGACGATACGCGTTTCCCCTGGTAGATTGCTCGCGACCGGTTCGGGTAGGCCGCTAGGGGAGGCGTAGCGCGCTGGCAGTGGCGCGGCCTAGCCCACGGGTAGGGATGCACGCTGCGAGCGGCGTAGGGAGGCGTACAGCGGCCTAGGGAGGCAGGTACGCCAGCGCGGCCTAGCCGCTCCCTTCACACGGTGCGCATGTGTGCGCGAATAGCACAGTGCCGCGCTGGCGTCAAGGGTGAGGCCATGATCGTTATCGTATTGTGATGTCATGCTGGCAAGCAATGGAGCGCTCCCAAGAATGGAGCCGCATGTCAAAGGCACATTCCATGCATACCGAGTATCAACACATTGTTTACCGAATGCCACACAGTGAGACGCCAGCTACCAAACGCAAGCGCATCGCTACACAGAGCTAGTCCACATGAGAGGCAGCTATACGCGCGGCTAGTGCCAGCGCGCCACTACACATAATCCACAAGCGACGCTCACCAATTCCACACAGGACACATCCACATGAGACACGCTCGCCTCCACAAAGGACGTCCACACAGGACAGAGCGAAGATCATGCATCCACAAGCGACAGTCCACACAGGATCAATCCAAAATCGACAGTCCACATCGGAGGGCCGATCCGTCCACAGTGGACGCCACCCCCTTAAAAGATAGGGGGGTCGTGAAATTTTCCAGGATTCGAGCGTATCACATGAGGATCGCTCGTGAATGCAGGGTTTTGCCATTGTCGTGATGGTGTTGTGCCTGGTGTGGCCCGAGTTTGTTTTGTAGGTAGTGGAACCTTCTCGGTGGCCTCTCGTGCAGCATGCGAGAGGCCTTCATGCGTTGGTTATTTGCTGGGGCCCGGGGGTCGTCCTCTTAGGGTGAGGCCTTCGCGTTGACGTTGGTGGGTGAGGGCGATGCGTTGTTCGTTCCAGGTTTCCCATTCGGGGAGGCGTTCTTGGAGCCAGAGGGGTGTGGGGGTTCCTCGTTTTCCGACGAGGTGTGCGTCGGGGGGTGGGGTGGGAAGGTCGCGGTCGTTTTGCCACTTGTTGATGAGGTGGCGGATGTTGCTGGGTGAGATGTATCCGAGGGTGGTTGCGATCTGTGTGATTGTGATGTAGATGGGCTGGGTGCTCATCGGTGGTCCTTGTGGGTTGGGTGGGGGTGCCGCGCTGCTCGGGGTATGACTGCCGTGCAGCGCGGCGGCTCTGTGGGGTGGGGTTGACGGTAGCAGGGTGGCGATGTCGAGTGAAGGGCTGTCGCATTTGATCGTCTAGACTTCCTGGTCATGCACACGAGACGAGTCTTGCCCTTTGGGCATGCGCCCGAGGAACACCGGCATGCAGTGTTCGAGAGCCTGGGTCCGGAGTACGGGTCTGAGGAGGAGCAGCGGAAGGTCGGTCTGTGGTTGTCGGTGGCGGCCGATGAGTGCGCGGGGTGTTCGCAGCGGCTGGTGTGGCTGCTGGCTAAGGATGTGGGGGCGGTGGTGTCGTTGGGGAAGGTCGTGAAGTTGTTGTTCACGTCTGCGCCGCCGCCGGAGGGCGCGCATGAGGAGTTGACGGAGTTCCTGCAGTGGAGCACGGTGAGTGATCGTGCGGAGTTGGTGGTGGAGATCGCGAACGATTTCATTGCGCGGCGGCGTGAAGCGATTGCGGCGGCGGCGGCGTCGTTGGGGGATGCGGCGTCATTCCTGGGTGGGGTCGAGGAGCGGGGTGAGGGTTTTGGTGTTGCAAGGGAAGACCCAGGTGAAGGTGCTGGCGTTCGTCCAGTTCTCTCTGGTGGAGAGCAGGGTCTCCAGGGGGCTGAGTGTGGTCAGGAAGGCGATGGCGTGCCATAGGCCGGTGGTGTCGTGGGGTGGGGGGTTGTCCCAGCCGGGGATGACGGTGAGGGTGTCGGTGAGGTGGGGGTAGCGCAGGAGGGCGTTGCGCACCCATTCGGGTACGGCGAGGAAGTGGGGGCTTTCGCGCCACCGGTAGCGGAGTTCGATCTGGACCATCTCGATGAAGGCGGCGAGGTGTCGGGTGGCTTGGTCGCGGTCTTTGGGCATTTCGTCGGGTTCCCAGATGACGGGTGCCTGGTCGGCTTCATTGATGATGCGTCGCATGGTCATGTTCACGTGGGCGTGGACGGGCCCGGGGATGTCGAATCGCATGGAGCGACGCTAGCAGCCGCTTGTGTTCAGATGCGTTTCTTCGGCCGGTACTTTCCTCGCGTTTCGAGGTAGTCGTCGGGGATCTGCTCGACGGGGCCCGGGGCAGGTAGGTTCTTGATGTGCTTCTCGAAGTAGTCGGCGAGCGGTGAGCCGTGTTCCCAGTAGTACTTGGTGTAGTCACGCCAGGCGGTGACGACGGTCGGGTCGGTGAAGCGGATGTTGCGGTCTTGGACGCCGTGTTCGTCGTAGGTGTGGAGGTAGAGGACGGTGTCGTCCATGGTGCAGATCTCGGGGAGTTCGCTGCCGTAGGCGCGTTCGTCTTCGGTGATGGCGGTGGTGGGGAAGACGCGGATGGTGCCGCCGGAGACTTCGTTGCGGAGCTGGAGCAGGTGAAGTTCCCATTGGAGGTAGGGGCCGATGGGTTCGTCGACGATGCGAACGCGGCGGGCGGTGACACTGTGGTCGGCCATCTCGTTGTAGTGGGCTACCAGGTCGACCCGGCGCGCTTCGGTGAGCTGGAGGGCCAGGTCCCAGTTGCCGTGCTGGAAGGCCTGCCATGAGGCGTCGTGCGGCTCGGCGAAGTGCGTGGCGCGTTCGAGTTTCCAGAAGTCGGTGGCCTGCCAGAAGCGGGTGTTGAAGTCGTTGAAGAACTCCTCGTCCGGAAGGTATTCGCCGTCGGCGGCGTTCAGCGGCGGTGGAATGGTGGTCATCGCGGTGTTCCTTCCGGTGGGCATGGGACAGCCCGGGGGACGGAGGTCTCCCCGGGCTGTTCGGGTTGGGTTGCCGAGACGGTGGCTTCCAACCCTGTGTGTCTCATACTTCGCGTGCGCCAGCGTAGCATCCGCGAGACGTTCATGTTAGCCCGGTTGTTAGCAATACTTTGTGAGCATTGTCCGGTTCTGTACGATTTGTGTATGTCGAACTGGGATGAACCGATCGAACTCGATGAGGACATCGAGCTGTGGGAGCAGCAGCCGGGCGAGACCGACGAGCAGTACACCCTGTTCAAGATGTACATGAAGCTCTCCCCGCAGGCGGACACGGACACCCGTGAGGTGCTGCCGCGCCGGATCTCGGAGCTGTTCGGCAAGACTGAATTCTCCGACCGGCATGTCAAGCGCCTGGCGCGACGTTACTCGTGGGAGCCACGCGCCCGCGCCAACGACCTCGCGAAGGTGCAGTCGGTGCAGGGGCAGCTGGAGCATCACTGGCTCGTTCTCGTCGAGAACCGGCTGAAGCAGCTCGCGAAAGCCGAAGACATGATCTTCAAGGCCATGGAGGTGATGGTCCAAGACGCCGAGTCCTGGAAACTGCGCGACCTCGTCATGTTCTGGGAGACGTCGGTGAAAGTCGGCAACGGCATCCTCGGGATGACGCGCCTCGGCGGTCCCGAGCAGGCCGCCGCCGCGCAGGTCATGGCCGGAGCCCGCGCCGAAGTCACCGTCGGCTCGGGCGATTCCCTCGACGCCCGCACCATGGAACTCGCCGAAGAACTCCGGCGCCGCGCCGAACTCGCCGCATCAGCACCGACGCCAGCGATCGAGCAGGCCTAACCCGGTGCGTTCTGTTGCTTGTTGATGAGTTCTACCAGCGCGTGCAGCTCATTGGCGACCGCGCTGGCTTGCCTGGTCAACGTCTGGATGGACAAGGCATTCGGGTCATCCTGGTCATTCGTGTCGTCGCCGGGCAGCAGCGATGCTGCGGGCACCTCTAGCGCGTCGGCCACGAGGACGAGGTTGATGACGTTGATCCCTCGGCTGCCGCACTCCCAGTGGGCAATAGTGACCTGGTGAACGCCGATCTTGGAGCCGAGCTGCCCCTGTGTCAAGCGCCGCTGGTTACGGGCTTGCGCTATGCGGCGTCCGACGAGTACCGCGATCTGTGTGGCGTACCCGGGTTGGTCGTAGTTCCGTGCGGGCATCAGTCGCTCCTTCAGGATGGCAGCGTGGCGCACCGATCATCGCCGATGGCGCTCCGTTACCATCAGCGGGTGCTTCATGTTCTGTGGGAGATCTGATGAACCCTTCACGACACGGTGTCGACACCCATCTGAAAGAGCGGTTGTCCGGTGAGCAGCGTCGTGCGCTGGGTCAGCAGCCGGTGGCGCGGCGGCTGGTGTGGACCGCGCATGAGGTCGGGCTGAGCATGTGCGTGCCGTGCTCGAAGGTGATGGCGAACCGGGTGGCGGCGTCGACCGAGGCGATGATGGAGCTGGCGCGACTCGCGCACGCGACCGATCTCGCTCTGGATAAGGCCCCCCTTCACCAGAGCGGCTTGCCGTACCAGCTCGATGAAGACGCGGTACGCCGCGACCTCGAACAGGCAACGGCCGTGCAGCGGCGCGCCATGGCTGTGCAGGCGCTACACATGCTGGCCCATGATCTCCCCGGTGCTCGACGAAAGGCAGCGCAATGGAAAACGGACCTGGACACCACTACCGATCTCACTACCGACTGATCGTCGACGGCCCCGGCGTCCGCGATGTTCTGGGCGACGCGCGGCATGTCGCGCTCGCCGAGAACGCGATCTGCGCGGAGATGGACGGGTGCGCGTCCTGTTTCGAAGCGATCGTCGATGATCTCGCGGTCGAACCGACGGCGCTCCTGACCGCGCGTCGGTTCGGGTCGCTGATCCTCGGGTTCGCCGAGGGCATCACCCCGATCGGCTCCGATGAGGAAGCGCAGGAGCTGCAGGCGATCATCGCGCACCTCGCAGAGTCACGGGGGCTCGCGGCCGAGCTGCTGCGGTTCTGCGCCATGAACATGATCGCTGCCCACCACGCGCACGACGCCCACCCGCACAGCCATAGCCATGGCCATGGGGAGAAGACGAAGAAGCGGAAGGTAGTGCGTCATCCGGGGCGGCGCGTGCGCACGAAGGAAGAGCGCCAGGGAGACAGCTAGGAGCGCGGGGCGGTGACCGCACCGAGGAAACGGATGGCATGAACACGGCAGCCGCACGGCTGGTTCGTCTCCTCCAGGGAGACCAGGCCCTGATCGTTGACGCGGTAGATCCCGGTGTAGCCGATGAGGCCCGCGTCGCAGTCGCGGCAGCGCGGCGGCAGCTCCGCATCGATGTCGCCGGTGTGGGCGCTGCCGTGTCGTTGGGCGACGATGCGTTGCATGTCGTGTGCTTTCCGGAAGCTGAGGGCGAGTATCCAGTGCTGGAGCATGACGATGACCGACGTGATCAGCACGAGTGTGCTGGTGCTGGCAACTACGGTGTTGATCTGCTGCGGCGAGAAGACGGCGAGGGCCAGGACGGTCGCGGAACCGCCGAACACGCCGAAGGCAGCGAGCAGGCTAAGCAGGCGTATCGAGATCATGGAGTGCCGTCCTTGCTGGTCGTAGATTCGCCGGAGTCTGAGTCGCAGATTCGTCGCTAGTCGAGCTCGCCGAAGATCTTCTCGGTCTTCCTGCAGGCGCTCATGAATTCATTGATGCCCATGGTCGTCACTCCCAGCAGCCGCACCATCGTGGAGGGCAGCAGTGTCGCCACCGACAAGTGGGTGGTCTCGTCCATCCAGTTGTCTTCCTTCGGGTCGAAGCAGGCATCGATGATCTGCTCCAACACCTCGACGGGAAACTCGCCGTGGAGGCGCTCCATGTCCTTCGCGAGGCGGTCGCGTTCGTCGCGGCTGGGATTGCGTCCCCCGAAGAGCGTGTGGAGAGCGCCGCTGGCGGCGTTGTAGACCATGATCGAACGCTGATGAGGAGTTTTCGTGTCGTCCGCGAACAGCAGGCGCGCGGCGCGGCTGGGATCGATGCAGACCGTCCGGTAGAACTCGGCGTAGTCCTCCCCCCATGCTTCGATCACTGACTGGCGTCCCTCCTGGAAATGGTTCACCGCCTTGTCCACCCACCGGTTGATGTCGGCCTCGGAGGCGGTGGCGCCGGAGTAGATGCCGTGCGGCAGGAGGAACGCGATCCGCCGCATGATGCGCGGATCGATCGAATCCAAGCGTCGCTGCATGGCCACCGAATCGGGGACGAAGCAGCTCTCGATGACCGTCGCCAGCGCGAACGTGTCGATCGGTTCGTCGAAGATCCGGCGCATCCGGGAGGCGAGGGCCCGGATCTGCGCGGGCCCCGGCAGTTTCTGGAAGCCGGACATGATGGCCTGCTGTGCGGCGACCGAGCGGAGCATCGCGCGTTCGTTCTTCGACCACTGGTCGAGTTCGGGTTCGGCGGCGGCGGGGTCGGTAAGGACGAGGCGGAAGAAGCGGACGACAGCCGGGTCGGGTGGGTGGTTCATGTGGACCGGGCAGGATTTGAACCTGCGATGCGTGATGCAGCTGGTTTACAGCCAGCCCCTTTTGGCCGCTCGGGCACCGATCCTTGTCGCCCGACTCCCCCCCTGGTGAAGCCGGGCGCGCCCGCTCTGCGGGGAGTCCTACAGGTGTCCAAAGGTCACGCACGGCCTTCCCCGACAAGAAGCGACGTGAGTCTAACACGCAGTGCGGGAACGCCGGTGGTGCGTTTGGGGTGATCGGCGGCGCCTCGAACCGTGTGAAGAAGCAATGCGACGCCGCCGAAACCGTGCCGGGTGTTGCCTAATCTCACCCGCACTGCGGGTCATTGGCACGGGGGTTGCTCACCCGGAGGTGAGTATACGTCATCCGCATCGTGAGCGCATGTCATGTCCGGGACCTCGCCGTTGATGGCGAGTTCCTCGACCTGCTCGGCGATGCCGCGAATGAACTGGGCGAGTTCGACCGTGACGACGACCTGCCGGTCGTCGCCGTAGTGCGGGAGGATCGATGCCGAGAGCTGCCCGGCGGCGATGGGGTATTCATCGCCTTCGGGGCCGCGCATGACCATCGTCCATTCGCCCAGATTCATCGTGCTCGCCATTCGCGCTCCTAGAAGAGGTCCGTGGTGGCCCAGTCGACCGGGTCGGCGTGGATGCTGATCCCGATCGGCGGTTCGATGACTTCGCCTCGTCCGTATCCAGATCCCTTGAGGAGTCCTTGTGCGAGGTAGACCGTGGCGTCGATGCGTCCGGGGCTCTCTCGGGAACCGGGCTGCCAGGTCGTCCACTGCTGGATGAGCTTGTCATGTTCGCCTACCAGGCGGATGTCGCCTTGTACCCAGTATTGGGCAACGGGGTCCGCGCGAATGCGTTTTCCGTATCGGGCGCGAACTTCATCTATTCGGGGGATGGGGACATCAGGCGGAATGGCACCGTCTTCTTCCAGATCGGACCATGCTGACTGGATCTGGAGCTTGCACATCTCGCCGCCGAAGTTCGTCTCCACGAAGATGACGTCGGCCATCAGCTCGTAGGACAGGAGGGCGACCTCGCGGGCCCATTCGGTGGGGCTGGCCTGGCGGGACTTGTCGTCGGTGATGTAGCAGCGGTTGTCGTCGCCGAGGAATCCGGCGACGATCCCGGCTTCGTCGCCGCCTGCGGTGCCGGAGGGGTCGACGGCGACGGCGACGCGGAGCTTGTCGGGGAGTGGTTCCCCGGGGCGGTGGCGGGATGCTTCGATCTGTTCGAGGTTGAGCAGGGCGCCCTCAACGGGCTGGGGGTCGCACTGGAAGAGGGCGAACCAGTCGCGCTTGGACAGCGAGGACTGTAGGCCGCCCCAGTGGGCGAGGAGCGCGTTCTTGTCCTTGTGAGGGATTTTCGGGTGGCCGAGGGGTTCGCCGAGGGCGCGGCCGAGCGGATCGTTCGCGTCGACGGCGATCGCCGGGAGGCGGATGATGTCCCACTCGTCGCCTTCGCGTTGCAGGAGGCGACCGGCGATGTCGTCTTCATGCCAGCGGGTGAGGACGAGGACGATGGGTGCGCCGGGGGAGCCTCGGGTGATGAACGTGGAGGTCCACCAGTGGTCGACGGCGTCGCGGAAGATCTTCGATTCCGCTTCATCGCGGTCTTTGTGAGGGTCGTCACAGATGAGTAGGTCGCCGTCATGGCCCGTGAGGCCCGAGCCCACGCCGACAGTTTTCATGCCGCCACCGGCAGTGAGTTTCCAGGCTTGGGCGGTCCGCTGCTCCGGGGAGATGGTCAAGCCGAGCTTGTGGCCGTGCTCGCGGACGGCCTTGCGGACGTCGCGGCCCCAGTTCTTGGCCAGGTCTGAGCCGTAAGCGGCGGCGACGACCTGGTGGTGGGGACGATGGGCGAGCCACCACAGCGGGAACTTCTTGGTGACCAGTTCGCTCTTGCCGGTGCGAGGCGGCGCGAAGATCATGAGCTTGCGCTTGCCGCCGGGCTGGCCCAGCCGCGCCAGGCGCTCGCCGATGAGGCGGTGGTGGGGGCAGATCTGATAGCGCGGTTCAAGCCACGCGCCGAGACTGGCGGGATCGTGAAGGGCCTGGACGCGCGCGGCGTAGGCGTACAGCTCCGCGTCAGACAACTTCGAAAGATCCGGCATAACCCGAATCTACCTGAATGTCCGTTTTATTCAGCTATGAGACGAGTGCGCCGCGCTGCCATCGAGGTTAGAGCCGTGAAGCAGCGCGGCGCGTAATCTCCCGCGCAGAAACCCCTGCGCAGCCTGCACGGCCGTGTCCGATGCACGCCGTGCACGGCAGGGTCCCACCCTGCGATCTGCGATTGCGCCGGGCGCCCCGCCTGAACGTCGGGACCATCGGAGCCTCCGATGCTACCTGGAGGTGTGGCCTCACTGGTGAGCGCGTCACTTCTCACCGCACCCAGCGTCTGGGCTAACGTCCGGCTCCCCCCTTGCGCGTAGGGGGCCGACTGGCGGCGAGACCACGGTATGCCAGCTACCTGGTTTATAGCATCTGGTCAGGGGCGTTGCTCAGCCACAAGCCGAACTCGGTGGTGCCTTCGGCGTGCACGCTGGAGTGGCTGACCATCCACATCAGCGCGGCTTGGCGCGTGTCGGCCGTGGCACAGGCACTGCACGAGCTGCGCCCCTGGCAGCAGATGATCACCGGATAGCAGTATCCGATGTCGTCGAGCAGCCGGTTGAACGACCACAGGGGACTGCCCACCAGCAGTGCGTCAGGGTTCATGCCCTGATCCTAAGCGCGGAGGTGGCGCGGTGAGGTCGTCTTCGCGGATGAAGTAGGCACGCGGCGCCGTCCACCACGCGATGGTCTGACCGCCGTCGCCGGTGAACGGCGCCTCGCCGTAGAGCACGAACACACCCGGGGCCACCGTGATGTACCCCTGGGGTGGATCGCTGCCATAGTCGTCCCGGTCGCGGCGACCCACGTGGATCTGGATGCCCGGGTCGAGCTTGCCTTCCATGTCGGTGGCCCAGTCCGCCAGCCGCAGCATCAGCCGGGACTTCAGCGCGGGAGGACACACTAGGGTGATCGGCGGCTGGAACAGATAGGAATGGTCGACCTGCTCGCTCACATGACCTCCGGATCTTTGAGGAGGTCGGCGGCCGTGATCGTGAATGATGGGCTGTGGAACAGCTCGTGCCACCAGCGCCAGCGGATCGTCTTGCCCCGCGAGGTGAACGGCAGCGGCCCGTACTGGTCGAGCATCGGTGCTTCCAGCGTCCAGTAGGCCATGCCACTGCAGCCGCAGGAGGAGCCGGTGCGGTAGTGCAGGCGCACATCCGTGCGGCCCTCGGAGGTGGCGCACCACGAGACCAGCGCCTGCGCGAGACGCTGTTTCACTGCTTTGTCCTGCGGCAGGAGTTCGATCAGGCGCGGATCGCGGCGCACCGATACGGACAGCACGGGATCTCTCATGACTGCTCCACCTCGGCAGGCGTCGGTGTCCACGGGAGCACGATTCCGTCGCCTTTGCTTCTGGGCAGGTAGTGCAGATGGAGGTGGTCGACGGTCTGGGTCGCTTCGGCGCCGACGTTGATGATGAGGTTGAAAGGTCTGCGCTGGGCAAGGGCGTACTGCCAGGCGGCCATCCACATGTACGCGGTCGGCGAGTGGCTGACGGCGACGCCGTGGTCTTTGGTGACGTGCAGGCGCGGGATGAACAGCACGTGGCCCTCGACGCGAGGGTTGAGGGGGACGATCGCGATGGCGTTGGTGAACTTGGCGACGACCTGGGCGGGCGCCTGACCGGTGATGATCTGGCAGAACGGGCACGGATCGCTGGAGCGGGCGTCCCCCTCGGTGGTGCTCGCTGCTTGACTGGACGCCCGCGTCATGCTCCTGCTTCCACAGTGTATCCGATCGATTCTCGCGTCCACATCGAACATGGACCGGTCGTGTCGATGAGGTGATACTCACCGGATTCGACGATGCCGCCGGTGGCCAGCGGGTGGCGCTGGAGCCGCGCGCAGGCCGCGATGCCGATACGAGGCCGCGCGCCGGTACGTCGCTGGCGGGCAAGGTACCGCTTCGCGCAGCGGCGCTCGGCCTTGGTCGTGCGCGGTTCGCACAGCAGCCCGGCAGCGCGGAGCTTCGGGCCGAGGACGTCGGTGAGGCAGGCGGACAGCTGCTCGAAAGAGTCCTGCAGGCCCTGAACGGCATCGCCCAGCGCCTGCCCCACGGTATGGAGGTACGCCCGCAGGGACGCGAACGGCATGTTTGAATCGCTCATCTATCCATGTTCGCGCACACCGGCTGCGAAATCAGGGATAGAACCGCTTCGCTGCGCGCATTGCGGCGCGCTTGCACTTCCGGGCCGCCTTCACCTGGCGGGTATTGCGGGTCACCACGGCCTTGGTGAACGAGCCGTCAGGGTCGTAGTGCATCTCCATGACCTGCGCGTGGTCGGTGTCCTCGTCGAACAGCCAGAAGTCATGGCCCTTCTTGCGGACGCGGCTGACCCACTCTCCCGGTTCGACCCATGCGATGCGGATGTCTTCCCCGGCGGCTTTGTTCCGCTTGTACCACTCGAACTCGAAGCGGAGGTAGTCGCCGAGGGTGAGCTTGCCGTCCTCGTCGGTGTGGCGCTCGATGATGTGGACGCGTCCGATGTCCCTACCCGCCTCCACCGCTGGGACGATCACCTCATCGATCCATGTGGTGGGACGGTCGTGAATGAGGCTCAGGTCGCCCTTGAGGAACGCCTCATAGGCCTCGTCCTCATAGGCGACGCTGTAGGAGTCCAGGGTCTCCAGGCGCCACGCCGAGTCGGTGAACGAGGTGAAGTACTTGTGGAACTGCGGATCGTCCAGGTCGAAGATCTCAGTAACGCGCATGGTAGCTCCTGACGGCGTCGGCAACGATGGTCCAGAGGTCGTCCGCATTATCGTGCATGGGGAAATGGCCTGAGTTCTCGATGCCTTGGGCGATGACGCCGAGCTCCGCGAAGCGCTCGCGGTGGTGTTCGGGGAAGCCGCTGCGCTCGCCGTAGAGGTACACGGTGTCTCTGAGGTCGCTTTCGCGCGGGTGGTTGCGCTCGTTGTCGCACCAGCCGACGACCGAGGCGGCCAGATTGACGAGGAACTGGGGTTCGCAGGAGGCGAGGTCGGCGCCCCAGCGGCGCATCGCGGCGTCGTCGTCGGCGGCGACGTCGGTGATGAACTGCTCGACGGCGTCGGTGCCTTTCGCCAGGGACCGCGACGCCAGCGAGCAGTCCTCGCCGGTGATGTTGCCTTCGATGGAGATGAAGCGGCCTCGCCGGTGCGTGGGGAGCCCATACCAGGCGCTCAAAGCGGGGAGCACCCCCATGGAGTGGGCGACGACGTGGACACGAGTTTCGTCGGTCATGTGCGCGACGAGTTCGAGCGCACCCTGCACGCATCCCGACAGCGTCGTGATGAGGCCGCCGGAGCGGTGGCTGCGGGCGAGATGGTTTTCAGGGGAGTCGCCTTGGCCGGGCAGATCGATGCTGATCAGGGCGTGGGTGCGCAGCGCTTCATGCCGGAAGGCGCTGTCGAACCAGTTGCGGTGGCAGCCGAGGCCGGGGACGAAGACGATCGGGTCGAGGAGGTTCATCTGGCCGTAAGCGATGCGGTCAGCTGCGGGCCGGAAGCTGAAGGTGAGAGGGAACACGGTCAGGTCATGGAGGTAGTGAACGATCTTCACGCAGACGTCCTATCGATGGCGCATTCGGTTGACGATCCGGGCGGGCACGCGCAGATGCCTGCCTGACCCAGGGCTGCTGCAGCAGTCCCGGTCGCTCCAGGTGCCCTTGAACAGCCGCTTGGAAGTGTTCCGGCCGCCTTTGGGGCACGGCTTCCACTTGCGGATCAGACCGTGAACGAACCAGACGATAACGAACGCGCTGACGCCGATGATGAGCGCGTTGCGCAGCTCGGGGTAGGTCGTGACAGCCCACCATAGGGCGCTCCCGAGGGCCTTGACGACCATCAGCAGAAGAGCGCCGAAGGCCCCGAGGGCATTAAGAAGGCCGTCCATCAGCTGGCGTTGAGGGCGCTGTTGATCTGGGTCTCGGCTTCGTTGAGGGCGCCCGCGAGCTGTGGGGCGCCTTCGGCGGCCTCGGTAACTTGGCCGAGGATGCCCATCACCATGCTCACGGCCTCGGTCTTGGCGTGCTCGGCGACGGCCTGCAGGTTCCCGAGGAACTCGGTGATGCCCTGTGCTTTCGCACTGGCGGTAACGCATTGCTCTTGAGCTTCCTGCGCATAGGACAGGGCCTGCTGGGCGACGTCGGCGACGTGGCCGCCGACGGCTTCGGCAGTGGCCGCATGGGCCTGTGCGGCCGAAACGTGGGCTTCAGCGGCGGTGACGGTGTTGTTCGCGGCCGTGGTGACCGTGTCGCTTTGGACACCGACAGCCCCGAGGGTCTCGATGAGGGTGTTGATGGCGGCGGTGATGGTCGCGGCGGCATCGGTGAGGTGTTCAGGGATGCGGGCCATTTCCCCGGCGAGGGTCTCGGCTTCGGCTTTGGCGGTGGTGACGGTGGTGAGGTGATCGTTCGCGGCGCCGCTCATGACGTCCTTTCAGGTACTGGGTGATTCGTGAGGATATCGCACACCAGCATGCGACCGGTTTTCGCCCGATACCAGAGACAAGTACGTTTTTGAACTAGTTCGTGGTGCATTTACTCTTTTGTCCGGTTTATGCTGTTGTGGTGGATGACTGGCTGACGATCGCGCTTGCCCTGGCCCTGACGGCCAGGATCACGCGGCTGATCACGTTCGACACGATCACCCAGCCGATCCGCGATCGGCTGCCCGGACTACTCGGTGCCCTGGTGCAGTGCCCCTGGTGCTCGGGGTTCTGGGCCGCCGTCGCCGTCGCCTTCTCCTGGCACTGGTGGGCCGACCAGACCTGGTGGCAGATCAGCGCGCTCATCGGCGCGCTCTCCTGGTTCGCCGGAGCCGTCTCCAACGCCGCGATGCCCGGCCAGCATGAAGTGGCCATGGTCGGACCCGTCGCGCTGCTCAACGCCGACGAGCCGGTCCGCGAGACCGTCGAGCGCGTCGAGACGACCAACGAGATCCACATCGACACGCGCGAGGAAGCCGATCCCGAGGAGATCGCCCGGATCGTCGTCGATGCCTTGCAGCGCGCCAAGTGGGGCCCGAACAAGGCGGGCGGGTCTGACTGATGGGGTTCGGCTCGCAGCTCAAAAGCCTGACCGCCGCTATGTTTCGCGGCCAACCGGCCGGTGTTCCCACCGGCCGCATCGGCATGGGCTCGTACGCGCTGCAGGGCGCCACCGCCGAATGGCAGGCCGAAGCCGCTGAGCTGTACAACGTCGTCCCCGAGCTGCGCTACGGCATCTACTGGATCGCTTCCTCGGCCTCCCGCGCGACGCTCACCGTCGCCAAGAAGCCTACCGGCGAGCAGACCACCCCCGAGACCGTTTCCCGTGACAACCCGGCGTGGGAGCCGCTCAACGAACTCGCGCCTACCGCCCCCGAGCAGGCGATGCTCATCTACCGCATCGTCACGCTCATGAAGCTCCTCGGGCGGTGGCGGCTCGTGGGCTTCGATACCGACGAGGGCAAGCGCCAATGGGTCGTCACCTCCGAATACGACTACAACGAATCGGGCAACGGCGTCAGCGTCCACGACGCCTCCAGCGGCGTCAACTACACCCTCAGCCGCGACCAGGTGTGGTCGATCCCGATGCTCATGCCCCACCCCATCCGCTCCTCCGAGCCCGACGCCCCCACCCGCGCGCTCATCCCCACCCTCCACGAACTCATCGACCTGTCCGGACACGTCCAGACCGCTGCCAAATCGCGCCTGGCCGGTGCGGGCCTGCTCCTCATTCCCAACCAGGTCTCCACCGTCGCCCCCGGCCAGTCCAGCGGCGTCAACCCACCCGATGGCGACCCGGCGATGAACGCGCTCATGCGCACCGCCCAGGCCAGCCTGCGCTCCCCCACCGACGTTTCCCGCCACCTGCCGGTCATTTTCAAAGGCCAGCAGGAAGCCCTCAACGCCGTCCGACACCTCAGCCTCCAAACCCCCTTCGACGAACGCGTCGACTCCCTGCGCACGTCAGCGGTGCGGCGCATTGCGATCGGCCTCGACCTCCCTGCCGAGGTCCTCAGTGGACTTGGTGATCTGAATCACTGGACAGCGTGGGCTGTGGAGGCCTCCGGCCAGCGCGTGAACATCGAGCCCACCCTCAACTTCGTGTGCAGGGAACTGACGACGAAGTTCCTGCAGCCCGCACTCAAGGCCATGGGCCTGCCCGACGCCGACCAGTACATGGTCTCGTTCGACCCGGCCGGGGCCCAGTCCGAGGCGAACAAGGGCGACTTGGCGCTGGCGGCCTATGAGCTAGGCGTCATCTCGGCCGACGCGGCGCGTAGCGCCTTGGGCTACGGCTCGGAGGACGCGCCGCAGCCCGGGTCGGTGCCGCCGGTGCAGATGGGCGTTCCCGGTGAGCGGGAAGGGGGCCTGGTCCCCAGTGCCATGGACCGCCTTGCCGACCGGCTGCGCGACCAGACCAACCGTGCCGGTCCTGCTTCGGGGACGCAGTCGCAGGTGGGTCTCGAATCGCTGGCAGCGGACGCCGGATGGGCGGCCTGCGCCGACATCGGGGCGAGGCGCGCGCTGCGCCGGTGCGGGCAGTACCTCCTGGGATCTTCGCGGGCGCTGCGCGGCCGGTACCGCGATACGCCCTTGGAGGCGATGCACACCCAGATCCGCGCTGAGCCCGACACGGTCGCCTCTGCGCTGCGGGACGGGTTCGCCGAATTGGCCGAGGCCGCGCCGCAGTTGGTCGACCCCGTAGCCAGCTATGTCCGCTTTAGGATAGAAACAGGTACTAAGCACGATAAGTCCGAAATGTGCAGGTATCTTCTAGAAGAGGCGACCACGAGGGGGTAGGGCGCGATGCCAGTAACCGTGAACACTGACCTGCCGCTTCACCCTGAACGCGATACCGCCTGGGATGGCGATGCCGCTCGTGCGGCAATGGCGCGCCGCTGCTCCTCTGAAGACGGCGTCATGGCCGACTGCATGGGGCCGGGATTCGTATGGCGCGACGGCGAGGCCGACGCCTCCACCATCGGCGCCTATTCGCTGCCGGTCGCCGACGTGTTCTCCGGCGACCTCCATCTGGTCCTTTCCGGTGTGCAGGCGGCGGCCAACGCCATCTCCCCGGCCCGGGAACCCGGCGGACCGCGCGCCATGAGCGGCTCCGAATCGGAGCTGTCTTCCATGCGCAGCGCTGTGGAGACCATCCTGCGCCGTTTCGCACGCGAATTCGACGACGACACCATCCGCGCCCCCTGGGAAGAAGAGCCCGAGTCCGAACGCGCCTCGGCCGCCGCGCCGGTGGCCGCCGCCGGATGCTGCGGCGGCTGCGGGTGCTCCGACACCAAGACCACTGACAACACCGAGGCCGAGCGGCCCGAACCGAAGCAGGAGGGGGAGGCTGCCATGTCCGACATCGCCAGCGTCCAGAACATCGAGTTGGGGCGTCCCCGCAGCCGCGTCATTCGCGCCTCGGCCACCGGCGGTGAATGGCGTCCGCCCGTCGACCACTTCGCCAACCCGCACCTGAACGAACCGACCAAGTTGACCGTCACCGCCGACGGCCGGGTCTACGGCCACCTCGCCACCTGGGACCAGCCGCACATCGGCTACGACGGCAAACTGGTCTACCCGCCGCGCAACCGCGACGGCGCATACGGCTACTTCCGCCAGTCGCAGGTCGTCACCGCCGACGGCTCTGTCGTCCCGGTCGGCATCCTCACCATGAACACCGGTCACGCCGACGAGTCGCTCTCGGCTGACGCCGCCGCCGCGCACTACGACAACACCGGCACGATGATGGCCGCCTGCAACGTCGGCGAGGACTCGATCGGCATCTGGCTGGCCGGATCGATGCTGCCCGACGTGTCCCCGGAACTGCGCAACCGCTTCAGCCTGGCGCGCGTCTCCGGCGACTGGCGCCAGCCCAAGCCCGGTGCGCCGCTGGAGCTCATCGCCGCCTTGTCGGTGCCCAACCCGGGATTCCCCGTGCGGCAGAACGCCGAGCTTCTGGCCTCTGACCGGCTGACGCTGGCCGCTTCGGGCCTGGTCAAAGCCGAAGCGGGCGAGATCCGCACCTTCATCTGCGCGGGCGCCAGCGTCGTCGACGAGGCCCAGCAGGCCGCGCTCACCGACGCCGTCCGCACCGCGATCGGCCCCGACTTCATCGGGCAGGTCAAGGACGCCGTCATCGAAGCGCTCAAGTCGCAGGCCGACCTCGCTGCGAAGGCACCGGAGCCTGTGGTTTCGGGTCCTCCAGAAGCACCGGCGCCCGAAAGCCCTGCCGAGCCTGCGGCCGAAGCGGCCACCGAGGCCCCTGCCGACGAAGAACTGCCCGGCCAGGACCCGCTTCCCATGCCCGACCCCGCTCCCGCCGAGGCCGCTCCGGCGGCCACCGACGCGGGCGGTGCCGGTGCACTTCCTGCCGTGGACTCTGCCGCCGCACCGGCACCGCCCGTCCCAGTCGAAGCCGCACAGGTCGCCGCCAGCGCCCTGGCCAAGCACCTGCTGCAGTACCGGTCGACCACGGCCCGGCAGAAGCTGCTCGCCGCTGCGGGTCGCGGAAAAAAAGCCTGACCGCCGCCCCACCGCCCAGCGCGGTGGGGTGGGTCGATCTCCCCGGTGAACGCAACTGGGTTGACCGATCCGGCGGTACCCAGTCGGACCTCAAGGCCGTCGCCTTGCACCTGATGGCGAAGGGCATGTCGCAGTCGCATGCGATCGCCGTGGCCACGAACGTCATCCGGCGCTGGTGCCGGGGCGGTGCTTCCGGCAACCCCGGCGACAACCTCAACTGGCCCGGCAGGCAGCAGGCCACGTTGAAAACTCGGGTCAAAGGGTGCAAAGCGGTTCTCGAATACAACGCCAAGCGAGCGCTGGCCAAGGCGCGCTCGGCCGCCTAGCGGCACGAAAGAGGGGACGAAGTCGTGGGGTGTGGCTGTCAGAAGAACGCCGCCGGTGGTTGGAAGTCGAACCGGACGCGGTGGCAGGTCGTGACCCCTTCGGGTGCACGGGTGACGTATGGACGTCGTGAGGATGCGGTGCGGCATGCGCAGATCCACAATGGCACCGTCGAAGAGATTCGTCCCGGTATGACCCTTAAGAAGGCTTAGTACACTTTCGCGAGCTAAATGTCTGATTTACCGTTTGCTGTGGTAATGTCCGTTTTATCCAGTGTCTGGGGTGTGGGTGACCAGGCACTGAACGGACCGCTGGCGTGAGGGCCGGGGACGACAGCGACGCGCCCACTCCACATCCGGAGATACGACATGACGCTCGACGAACTCATCGAGGCGCTGAACGGTCTCGATGCCGAGGAGCGGCTCGCGCGAATCGAGCAGCTCGTCGGCGAAGTCTCTGAAGACGACCTGGCCGCCATCCGCGACGCCGCCATCGAAGCCGCGCAGGCCTACATCGACGAAGTTCCCAGCGACGAGGCATCGATCGCCCGCGCTGAGGCCCTCGCCGTGATCCTCGACGCGATCGACCGGCGCACCGGCGATGCCGAGACCGCAACCGAAGCCACCGAAGCCGAGGAAGCCGACCTCGAAGCCACAGCCGCTCGTGCGGCCTCGGCCGAAGAGGTGGCCGAGCCCGCCCGCGAAGGCGAACTCGTCGCCGCTGATGGAGCTCCGCAGACCCAGAAGGCGAGTAATCAGATGCCGATCCCGCTGGCCCAGGCTGCCTCCGTCGCCCCGACGCAGGTGACCGCAGGCGAACGCACCGACCGTGTGAAACACACCGTCGTGGCCGCAGGCGATCTTCCCGACTATCGCGGGGGCACCGAGCTGCCGGACACCAAGGCGATCGCCGCCGCTGTCCAGGCCGGTATGACCGTCGTCTCCCGCTCCCAGGCCCCGGGCGTGCGCCAGGGCCTGTGCTCCATCAAGCGCGAGGCACCCGACCACCTCAACTACACCGGAGCCAGCGACTGGCTCAAGGTCGACGAGGTCACCAACCAGAAGAACCTCCCGGGCAAGTCGCTCGTCGCCGCTGGCGGATGGTGCGCCCCCTCCGAGGTGCTTTACGACGTTTGTCCAATTCCTGTCTCTAGGGACGGAATGGTCGATTTGCCGACCATCACCGCGACGCGCGGCGGCGTCAAGTACTCGCGTCGGCCCGACTTCGCCCCGTTCTGGTCCCTTGTGGGCTTCGAACAGACGGAAACGGACGCTATCGCCGGAGTTGAGAAGCCTTGCTTCGAAATTCCGTGTCCTGATGATTTGTCCGAATGCCGGATGGACATCGAGGGCATCTGCCTCATCCAGCCGCTGCTCACCGAGCGCGGCTGGCCGGAGAAAGTCGAGGAATTCGTCGAGTACGCGATGCTTGCGCACGCGCACCGCATCAACGCCCGGCGCATCGAGCGCATGGTCGACATGGCCACCTGGGCCATCACCGTTCCCGGCCCCGTCCGCAGTCCCGCCGACAACACGCTGCCCTCCACGGGCTACACCGTCGATGACCACGGCCCGGGTGCGTTCGAATCGCTTCTGAGCGTGCTCGAACTGCAGGTCGAGTTCTTCCGCTACTCCATGCGCCTGAGCCGCACCGCGCTGCTCGAAGGCATGGCGCCGTACTGGTTGCGGGGCCTGCTCCGTGCCGACATCTCCAAGAAATTGGGGATCGACAACCGCTGGGGCATCGCCACCGACGAGATCCTCGACCGGTGGTTCGCCGACCGAGGTGTCCGAATTCAGTGGGTTTACGACTGGCAGGACAGTATGTCCGAGCAGGACCCCGCTGCGTTCGGTGGTACGCCTCCGACCAAATGGCCGGAAGAGGTGTCGATCCTCCTGTGGGAGCCGGGCACGTACTTTGCCCTGCAGCAGGACGTCATCAACCTCACTGGGGTGTATGACCGAATCGACCTGCAGCGCAACATCTACACCCGTCTGTTCACCGAAGAGGGATTCGCGGTGTGTGCCCGTTGCGGGCGTTCCATGCTCATCACCATTCCTCTGTGCCCGAACGGACTTTCCGGCTCGCAGGAGCTCACCGTCTGCTCGACGACCGCGTAAGGAAGCCGTAACTCGATGCTCAGGTTCCGAGTCGATCCGCCAGCTGTACGGCGCGCGCCGTACGGCCTGCTCGACGTGGCCGAGGTCGTCGAGCGCGACGACGCGCACTGGCGCACGGGCATCGAGTACGACACGTTCGCCTGCTCGACGGCGAAGTTGTGGGGGGCCTGGTGTACCGCCGCCGGTACACCAGCGACCCTCCCCGATGCCCGCACCATCGCGATCGCGCTCACCGGCCAGCTGACCGACGGGCGCTACTCGATGCTGGGCGCCGCCGGAGACAACGAAGGCCCCCGGCAGCTGTCGTTCACCTACTACGACGACGGCGTCCCCACCGAGACGGTGTACACCACGGGCACCGCGCCGGTGGAGATCGCCGCCGACGACGAGCCACTCAACGGGCACCTCGTCGTCACCGACATCCTCACCGGGCTCCATGTCGAATGGAACATCGTCCAGGACGCCACTACCGGCGCGATCACGAACCCGGGCGAAGACGCGATCCTGTTCCGCGTACCGCAGATGGCCATCCCCGAGGGGTGCGACTCCATCACCACGACCTTCACGGCCGTGGATGCCGACCCCGGGGAGGGCGTCGCTTTCACGGTCACGTCGGTCGGGACCGGCGACCTGGGCGAGCGCGTAGTGATCATCGCCGGTCACCAGCTCGTCATCGCCGCCGGGGACGCCGAGGGGGCGCTGGTCATCGAGACCGGCGTCGGCGTGGGCACCTGGCCGATCTCGATCCGCGACGCCCTGTCCGGGTCGTTCGTGTCCGGGTGGATCTACATCGATGCGGCCCTCGACGGGACCGCTGTGCTGATTCAGGCCACGTGCCCGGTCAAGGAGATCCGCAGCGCTCCGTGGTCGACCTTGTTCGCTCCTGCGTGGACGATCTACTCCGAGGTCGAGTGCCAGTCGATGGCGTTCGATGACGCCGCCGAGGCGGCCAGCGACGTACTGGAGCTGGCGCAGCACAAGGCCATCGAAGCAGCGTGGTGGGATCTCGCGTTCGCTCGCGCCCGTTTCATCGGTGCGGGCCTCATGGTGACTGAAGCGATCGCGGAGCTGGAGCACTACATCGCGACCAACTACTCGGGGCTGGGCATGATCCACATCCCGGTGTACATGGCCGCGTGGATGGGGCTGGGCACCGAGGGCGCGTGGATCACCGTCGGCGCCGAGCAGGCGGACGGCGGGGAGCTGCGGACGACGCGCGGCACGCCGATCGTCATCGGTTCGGGATACCCGCGCACAGCGGGCGAAACCGGCACGGGCACCGCCATCATGGCGACCGGCGCCGTCCGGCTCTACATGTCCGGTGTGGAGGCCATTGAGACCTTTGACCGGCGCACCAACCTGCGTTCGGCCGTGGCGGAACGGACTATCGCCGCCGCTGACGACTGCCTGGAACCGGCGGTCGTCTATGTCGATCCGGCGGCTTCCCCATGACCATCGATGTCCGATTTATCCATGTAAGCACCGCTTTGACGGTGTTCAGCGGGGAGGGCCGACATGGCTGAGACTTCTACCGTCCGAGGCCGGATGGCCCGGTTCACGCGCCTGGACGACATGGGTCGTCCGCTGTACGGACCGGGCAACCAGGCCGTCACCAAGGGCATCATTTCGGTCACCTACACCCCGAACGTCACCGAAGGCGAAGCCACCTCGGTCACGAACTTCGCGGGCGAACAGTGCATCTCGGCCCCCGCGCCGTGCGCGACCATCGACAACTGGACCGTCGGCGTCGAATTCTGCGCCGTCGACCCTTGTGTCGTCCTGATGATCTACCCGTCCTGGATTCCGATTTATGACGATTTCGGGTCGATCAAGGGTTTCCAGATCGTCGGCGGCCTGTCGTGCGACGTCGGTTTCGCCCTGGAGATCTGGGGCCAGATCGGATCGGCAGGGTCGGCCATCCAGTGCGGACCGGGCGCCGTCTCGGGCTCCACGTACTGGCTCGCGCCGCGCCTCGTGGGCGCCGCTCCCGGCGAAATCACGATCAGTAACGAAGCGACTTCATTCACGTTCAACGGGACCACCACGAGCCCCGTGGGTTGGCGCCGTGGCCCGTACCTGGTCGACATCGTCAACGGCGTGCCCTCGGTCCTGCGCGACCCGGTCGACTCGGCCGCGCAGCTCGTGGAGTTCACCACGCAGGTGCGTCCGCCCGAGCCCACCAACGGCTGCGTGGAGCTGCCGCGACCGGTCCCGGAGGAAGCGAGCGTCATCATCGACCGCGTTCCCACCGACGACACCGGCATGTGCGCGCGCTTGATCATCGACAACCATGGATTTGGCCCGGTGACGGTGAACTGGGGCGACGGTTCGGACCCCGAGACCAGCGGCGACTGCTCGACCATCACCCACTGCTACGCCACGCCGGGCACCTACACGGTGTGCGTCGCCGACCAGCAGACTCCGGCAATCTCGACCTGCCGCGACATCGTCGTGCCGATGCCTGCCGACCAGCCGACCATGACGCTGGCCGTCGACCCGACCGACGACATGTGTGTCATCGCCACCATCGACATGCCGCCGCAGTCCGATGGACGCGTCGAAGTCACCTGGGGCGACGACACTGCCGCGTCCACGGTCGAAATCACGCCGGGCACGCCAGTGGAAGTGCGCCACTGCTACGCCACGCCGGGCGTCTACACCGTCCGTGCCGTGCGCGTGGAGCAGCCGGACTACTACACCACCGCAACCGTCGTGGTGCCGGTCATCGCCAACCCCATGGTGTCGGCCGCCGTCGACGGCCAGGTGGTCACGCTGACCGTTGACAACAACGGCAACGGGCTGACCACTGTGGAGTGGGGCGACGGCACCACGACCTCCGGTCCGAACACGGACGGAGGCAACGTCCAGCACACCTACGCCGCCGACGGCACCTACTCGATCACGGTCACTTCGGTGTCCAACCCACTCTCGACCACCACGGTGCAGGTCACCATCGGTGCCGCTCCAGGCCTCCAGGCCGGAGTCGATGCCGATGAAGGCGATGTGTCGGGCATGACGGTCGAAGTCACCTGGAACAACGCCTAGGAGGGCTGCCATGACCGTCACCATTCAATGGGACGCCGATGCTCCATTGACGGCCCAGCCCGACGCGGGCACCGCAACGAAGGTGTACACGACTGCAGGGCCCGGAACCGTGACCATCACCGACGAGGCCATCGGCGGTGACAGCGTCACGCTGGACTACACCGTGCCGCTGGAAATGACCACAGTGGTGCCGACTCCGAACACGGCCGATTCGGCCGGGACCGCCGAAGAGCGCACCATCTCGGTCGCTGGCGAGGGCTTCCCGGCCAGCATGGCGGGCACCGTGGCCATCGCCACGGGCGTGCCCGGCGCGTTCGGGACCACGCTGGTGTCGACCTCGGCCACCACCAACACCGCCGGGATCTTCACCGACGTCGACGTGGTGGTGCCAAGCGATGCTGCCGCCGGTGACTACCACCTGGAAGTCAGCTTCGGGGCCATCGTGGACCTGTCGGCTGCGATCACGCTCACCAACACCGAGCTCGCTGCGCCGACGTCGCTCGCGTCGCCGTCGCAGACCTCGACCACGGTCACCCTGACCTGGGCGGCAGTGACCGACGCCGAAACGTATGTGGTCCGTTCCTCGCCTGCAGGCGCTGGTACTTGGGTCGAGCGTGCCCCGGTGGCGGTTCTGACCGACACGGTCTCGGCGCTCACCGCGTTGACGAGCTACGACTTCCAGGTCAAGGCGCAGGCCACGGGCTCGACCGATTCGCCGTGGTCGACCACGCTCACGCAGTCCACGACCGCGCAGCCGGTGCTGGACGCACCGGCGAACCCATCGGCGGGCACGCCGACGACCACGACCATCCCGTTCTCCTGGGATGCGGTCACCGACGCCGAAACGTACACCGTCGAATGGCGGATCAGCCCGGCCGGAGCCTGGACCGCAATCGACAGCATCGCCACCACCAACACCACGGTCAGCGGCCTGGACCCGAATACGACGTACGACCTGCGGGTCAAGGCCGTCGCTGATGGATTCACGGACTCTCCGTTCTCTGCAGTCGTCACCGAGTCCACCGATTCGCTGGGCACGTTGGCCGCTCCGACCGGTATCGCCAGCCCGTCGCAGACGGCCACGACGATCGACCTCACGTGGGACGCGGTTCCCAATGCCACCAGCTACGGCATCGAACGGTCGCCTGCGGGGGCCGGGACGTGGGTCGAAGTGCAGACCGCTGGGACGAACGCTGCGACGGTGACCGGCATGGTCGCCAGCACTTCATATGACTTCCGGATTTCGGCTCGCGCCGCCGGATGGGTCGACTCGGACTGGTCGGCCACGTTCACCCAAGCCACCACCGCTTAAGCAGAGAGGAGAGCCGCTGTGCCTATCGTGTTGCAGCCTGTCGACCAGCTCGCGCACAACGAGCTGGCGCAGCGGCTCGCCTGCTGGGCCAAAGCCGAAGACGGCTTCACCGACAATGCCCTGATCTACCAGTCCTGCTGTGTCTCCCCCACCGGGCAGACGCTGGGCCGGTGGGTCGTTGACGAAGCGCTGTGCGCCGAGTACGGGCCGTTCGACTTCACCGCCAACGAAGGCGACGTTATTGTCTGCCCGACGCCGGGTTCGGCCGAGTACACCAACTACTACATCTACGACGACGACGTCCACGCTATCGACCCGAACACCTGCATCGAGCAGCTGCTCGCGGCGCCGACAGGCCTGAACTCGCCCACGCAGGGACCCACCACCGTGGACCTGGCGTGGGACGCCGTCCCTGACGCTCAGCGGTACGTCGTCCGCTGGTCTTTGGCTGGTCAGGACGACTGGACGGAGCTGGCGCCCACGTTCCTGCTGACCGCCGAGGTCACGGGCCTGACCGACGAAACGAGCTACGACTTCCAGGTGCAGGCGATCGCCGTGGGCTTCGTCGACTCGCCGTGGTCGGCCACGCTCACGCAGGCCACCACCTCGCTGGGGACGCTCGCAGCGCCTACGGGGCTCGCGACCCCATCGGCCACCGGTACCACCATCGACGTCACCTGGAACGCCGTCGACAACGCCACCGGGTACACCGTGGAATGGTCGCCCACCGGCGCTGGAACGTGGACTCCGGCGACCACGGCCACGAACTCGTACACGATCACCGGTCTGACCTTGGACACGTCCTACGACATCCGCGTCAAGGCGACCGCACCGGGCTGGACCGACTCGCCGTATTCGGCCCAGATCATCGGCTCTACCGAGGCGCAGCTCGCCACTCCGGCGGGGCTCGCGTCGCCCTCGCAGACCGGCCTGACCGTGAACCTCACGTGGTCGGCGGTCACCGACGCCAACGAGTACGTCGTGCGCTGGTCTCCGGCCGGTGCGGGCACCTGGACTGAACTGGCGCCAGTAGGCATCACTAGCGCGACGGTGTCCGGTTTGACCGCCTCTACCAGTTACGACTTCCAGGTCAAGGCCCAGGCCGAGGACTTCGTCGACTCCGCGTGGAGCACCACGCTGACCCAGTCCACGGCGGCTGTCCTGGCGACGCCGGTACTGACGAGCCCATCGCAGACGGACACCACGGTCGCTTTGACCTGGGGTGCAGTGCCGAATGCGACGTCGTACACCGTGCAGTGGTCGCTGGCGCCGTCCGGTTCCTGGAACGCCATGCCGGACGTGTCGGGTACCGGGCAGACCGTCACGGGCCTGACCGCTGCCACGTCCTACCGGTTCCGGGTGCTGGCGCACGCTGCCGGTTGGACCGACTCCGCGTGGTCGGCCGAGCTGACTCAGGCGACCGATGCCGCCCTGGCAGCGCCGACCGGGGTGAACAGCCCATCGCAGACCGCCTCGACGATTGACGTCGCATGGACTGCCGTGGCGGGCGCGGACGGGTACACCGTCGAATGGTCCCCGGCGGGTGCGGGCACGTGGACGCCTGCGACGAACGCGGACACCACATACACGATCATCGGGCTCGCGGCCGACACCGCCTACGACATCCGCATCAAGGCCACCGCGACCGGGTTTGCCGACTCGGCGTACTCGACGGTGCTCACGCAGTCGACGCTGGAAGTGCAGCTCGCTGCACCGACCGGGTTCGCGAGCCCCTCGCAGACCGACACGAGCATCAACACGTCCTGGGACGCCGTTGACGACGCCGAGTCCTACGTCGTGGAGTGGTCCCCGGCGGGTGCAGGCACGTGGACCCCGGTCCCCGCTGCCACGACTACCCAGGAGATCACGGGTCTCTCAGCCGCCACCAACTACGACCTTCGGGTCAAGGCGATCGCAGACGACCACATCGACTCGACCTACGCAACGCTCACGCAGGAAACGCATGGGCCGCTGCTCGCGCCGACCGGTCTCGCCAGTCCCTCCCAGACGTCGACCACGGTCGACCTCACCTGGAACGCGGCCATCAACGCCGATTTCTACGTCGTGCGCTGGTCGCCTGCGGGGGCCGGGACCTGGACTGAGGAACCGCAGGTGTCGGGGACCTCGGACACCGTCTCGGGGTTGACGGCCTCGACTTCATATGACTTCCAAGTCAAAACCATTGCGGACGGTTTCGCCGACTCTGGCTGGTCCGGCTCGCTTACCCAGTCAACTACCGCCTAGTTAGGAGATAGCCATGCCTATCGTGCTCCAGCCGATCGATCAGATCGCTAAAAAGGAGTTGGCTCAGCAGCTGGCCTGCTGGGCGCGGGCCGCCAACGGCCTGACCGACGTCGCCGTCCAGTACGGTACCTGCTGCGTCTCGCCGACCGGCGAGACGTTGGGGCGTTGGACGATCCCCAACGACCTCTGCACCACGTACGGTGAGCTTCCGTTCACCGGAAATAACGGGGAGACGATCGTCTGCCCGCCCGTCGGGTCGGCCGAGTACGTCTCGTACTACATCTACGACGAAGACGTCGACCCGATCGACGTGGACACCTGCACGCCGCTGGTGGCGCTCGATGCGCCGACTGCGCTCGCGGCCGGGACCCCGACCGACACCACCATCCCGCTGACCTGGGTCGCCTCGGCGAACGCCAACGGATACACGGTGTCGTACTCCTCGGACTCGGGCACGACCTGGCTGGAGGTACAGGCCACCGGCAGCCCGTTCACGCTGACGGGGCTGACGCCGGAGACGACGTACACCATCCGCATCCGCGCGACCGACTCGACGAATACGTTCGCGAAGTCGCCGTGGACGAGCACGGTCACCGCCACCACGGAGTCTTCGCTGCCTGAGCTGGACGTCCCAGAGAACCTGGCGACCGGTACTCCAGCGGCGACCGAGATGCCGCTGACCTGGGATGCGGTCACGAACGCCGTGTCGTACCACGTCCAGTACAAGACGACGGCATCGTCGACGTGGCTGGACTTCGCGACCGAGCCGGTCACGCCGTCGACCACGGTCACGGGCCTGGTGACCGCAACCAGCTACGACTTCCGGGTGCGCGCCAACGCCGACGACATCTCGTTCTCGGACTCGGACTACAGCGCGCCGGTCACCGAGACCACCGCGTAAGCGACATGGAGGTGCCCGGCTCTCCTCGAAAGAGAGAGCCGGGCACCTCCAGTTCCAACTTATCGTCCCTTTTGGAGGGGTATATGCCGAGTATCAAGTGGTACCCGGACCGTACGGTACCGCGCAAGGGCAAGGCCCGCGTCATCGATGTGCCGCAGGCGTACACGCTGTCCTTCGGGGATGGCAACACGATCGCGAAGGACGCCGACGACGTCTACCCGTACACCTATGCGGCGGCAGGCCCGTACGCGTTGAACGTGACGCTGGTCGGCGAGACCGAACCGGCGGCGTCGCTGCTGCTGAACGTGCTGGACGCAACGGTCCCGAACGTGACTATCTCGGCTCCGGCCAACACGCAGAAGATCCGGGTGGCGTTCAACGACCCCGAGATGCCCGTCGTGGGCCGCTACACGGTGGACTGGACGTCGACGGAGAGCGAAGATGTGCTCGCCGAGCCGGACAAGTACGTGGAGCGGCTCTTCGCGCCGGGCACGTATCCGATCCGGGTCACCGACCACTGGTCGGGACTGTCGGTGGTGCAAGACGTGGTGGTGGCGGCGGTGGCTGACGATCCGGGTTTTAGCCTCGCCGAGGACACGTCCGATGTCTCGCGGATGACAGCAGAGCTCGAAGTGCTCGCGGTTCCCTCGGCAGAACCCGAAGAGACTCTCACCGTCGACTGGGGCGATGGCCAAACCGAGACGCTCGCCGCCATCGTGGGCACAACGGCCTCACATGCTTACGCCTATGACGATGAGTACATGGTGGAGCTCGCGTACACCGCTGAGCCCGCGAAGAACACCACGCAGTTCGTGTGGCTGCCGTTCACGGATTAGTCCCGGAAGCAAGGAGCGGCCCTGACGTTGCGCACGTCAGGGCCGCTTTGTCGCGGGGAGCGGATTTGAACCGCCGACCTTCAGGTTATGAGCCTGTTGAGCTACCGAACTGCTCCACCCCGCTGCGCGTCTCTGAGTGTAGCTGGTGTGCGGTGACGTCCTTTTCGAGTTGGTCCATGAGGGCGACCGACGAGGTCGTGCCCACGTACAGGCACGCCATCCGAGAATTCGGCAAAGAGTATACACAACACCCTCATGTCCGTTTTGTCGTCTATAGTATGAATGACGTGGGTTTTTATTGCTAAGGAGGTCAGGCTGATGGCGATCGCCCAGTACTCCGACCTGTTCTGGTATCCCTCAGGCACGCTGGCCACCGGCATCCAGGTACGCATCTTCGAACTCAACGACAACGTGTTCGCCCCGCTCTTCTCCGACCCCGCCGGAACCATTCCCCTTGCCAACCCGATGACCACCAGCGCCACCGGCACCATCTCGTTCTACGCCGAGCAGGGCGAGTACTGGATGCACGCCGACTCCGAGAGTTTCCGGATCGGCGTCGGCCTGTCCCCGGTGACCCCGGAGACGATCGCCGCCATCGAAGCGGACGTGGCTGCGCTGCAAACCGACATGACAGCGGTCGAAGGCGACGTCACGGGCCTGCAAACCGCCGTAGCTACTGCGCAGGGCGACATCACGGCACTTCAGGGTGATGTAACGGCAGCGCAAGGGGACATTACTGCCTTGGAAGGGAACGTCGGAACCCTCCAGACCGACATGACCACCGCGCAGGGCGACATCACCGCGCTGCAGACCGGTTTGGGCACCGCGCAGGGCGACATCACCGCGCTGGAAGGCGACATGGCTACCGCGCAGGGCGACATCACCGCGCTGGAAGGCGACATGGCTACCGCGCAGGGAGACATCACCGCGCTGGAAGCGGCCATCGAGGTCACGGAAAAGGCGGCAGCATCCACACTGTCGACAGGCGTCTCTGCCGGTGGTGAGTTGAACGTCAACGGTGTGAGTTCTTCGGCGATTGATATCGCTCCGCTGGTCGGGTACATCACGTCGTTCGACATCGATCCGTTCAATCCTGCCATCACCCGCATCGAATACCCCGGCGGGACTGTGGAGATGGACGCGGGCGCGCTCTCGCGGACCGCAACGGCGTGGTTGATGGACGTCAACCAGGTGATTACGCAGCAGGCGACGCCGCCCACGAATTCGCAGCGTCGCACCCACATCTTCTTGGGTATCACCGCGCAAGTCGGCGGCGTCATCATCGTCGACCAGACGTTGCAGACCATTCTGCAACAACCCGCCAACCAACTGTCCGACCTGCTGAACTCGCTCGGCGCGTTCAACATCTCGGGGAACATCATCTCTGCCAACGGCGCGAACCTCATGATCAACCAAACGGCTGGAACGATGTTCGCCCAGTCGTTCAACCACTTCATGGGCCCCGTGCAGACCAACGACCCGCATGTGAACACGACGATGGCGCAGACCCCGGCGAACTTCCGGTACGCCACCCGCGACCCGAACACGCCGTTCGGGCTGCTTCGCAACACCATCGACGTCGCGAACTACGACAACGCAGGCGTCATCACGCCGATCGGCGGCGGCGCGAACTCCGCGACGATTCACCGCGTGTACCTGTTCGCGAACAACACCGCGAACGAGCAGATCGCCATCCAGTACGGGCAGAGCGTCTATGCGTCGCTGTCCGCAGCCGTCAACGCCATCGGTTCGGGCACGTTCGTGCAGAACCCGCTCATGAACGCCGCTGCCCTGCTGGGGCACATCTGCGTCATCCGGACCGCAACCAGCCTCGCCGACCCCGCGCAAGCCATCTTCGAAACCGCCGGAAAGTTCGACACCCCGTAAGGAGATAGGTCATGCCGGTCATCAACGTCGCGCCGACCGTCGCGGACGGTGAGGGAAACGCGCTGTACCCGTGCGAGCCGTGGCCGATCAACCCTGTGTGCTGCCCAGGGTGGCCTGCCGACCCGGCCGAGTGGGACCCCGCGCATTATGACGCTCAGTGGCTGGCCACGGTCGAGCTCTGGCGCGCGGTCGCCGGAGTCATCGGGCTGTGCCGGACCACTGAGCTGCCGTGTCTGGACCAGTGCGTGGCGCGCCCGCTGGAGGCGTACTGGATGCGTCCCTACCGGGACGTCAACGGCGCCTGGTTCAACTCCAAGTGCGGATGCCGCGATACGTGCTCGTGCTCGCAGCTGTGCACGGTAACCCTCCAGGGGCCGGTGTACTCGATTGAGTCGGTCACCGTCGACGGCGTCGCCCTGGAGAGCGATGAGTGGAAGCTGCTCACCAACAACCGGCTCGCCCGCTGCGGCGGATGCTGGCCCGCCTGCCAGGACTACTGCACCGAGGACGGTCTCGTCGTCACCTACCTGCGCGGCATTCCGCCAGGCCTGGACGCCATCCGCGCCGTCAGCATCCTCGCCTGCCGCCGACTCCAAGAATGCCCACCAAGTGGCGGCGACTGCGGCACACTGCCCTCCGGCGTCACCAGCATCAACCGTGAAGGGCTGAACATGCAGCTGGACTCGACCATCGGGGCCGGGGAAGACGGCGTCATCCACTTCACCGGCATCGCCCGGGTTGATCGATGGATCGCTTCGATCAACCCCTACGGCGTCACCTCGAACCCATCCGTGTGGTCGCCCGACGTCGACACCTCGCAGGTCTGGCGCACCGGCACGGTGACGCCATGATCCCGTTGATCGTGAGTCTGGTCTACACCGTTGCCATGCTGTTCACCGCACGCATGCTCTACCGCAACGCCGTCACCAGCGGCTTCGACGTCACCACTCCCGCGCGCCTATTCATGGGCGTCGGCTTCGCCCTGATCTATGCGCTGGCATGGCCGCTGCTGCTGCTGGGCATCGGGGCGGTGCGTTTCATCGTGCACCGCGCCAAGGGAGACGTCGCGTGAACGTCCTGGACTACCTCGAAGACGAGCTGCTGTCGTGCCTGTGCTCGATGCTGCGCACCGAAGGGCGTCCAGCTTGCGAGTGCCATCACTTCGGCGGTGACGTGCCGCCAGTCGGGGACCGCTGCCAAGCCAACACTGCCGGAGAGAACGGTCAAGTCTGGGTTCGCCGCATCTCGCAGGCGATCGAGGTCGATCCCGAAGACATCACGTTCGGTGGCCTCCCGTGCGCGAGTTCCTGGCAGGCGCAGATCGAGCTGGGCATCTACCGGTGCATCACCGCCATCCCCGACGACAACGGGAATGCACCATCACCGGCGGCCTACGACGCCGACCGGGATCTGCTCGTCGCTGATCGGGCGACCCTCGCGCAGGTGCTGTGCTGCTGGCCACTGGTCGGTGAGGCGCCCACTCCGGTGCCCTTCGACCTGCCTATCTCGGTGATCGCGGCGCAGATCCTGCCACTGGGGCCCACCGGAGGGTGTGCCGGTTCGATCTTGACGCTCGTTGTCAACGCGCCGCTCATCGTCGAAGAGCCCGTGGCGCAGCTGGTCGCCGGTGTCGATGCCGATCCTGCCGACCCGAGTGGTCAGACCGCCGTGGTCACCTGGCGAAACGAACCTGCGGAGGAGGTCTTCATTTCGCGTCCAGCCGGAGGTGGTTAATGGTCATCCGGTTGCGCGTAACGCGCGTCGACATCAACATGGCCGAAGCCAACCGGTTGCTGAACTCTCCGCAGGGCGAAGTGGCGTCGTTGGTGGTGCTGACGTCGCAGCGGGTGCGGGCGATGTGCGTGCAGCAGACCCCTGTGCAGGACGGCGACATGAAGGCCAGCTACGGGTTCGCGCTGCGTGTGCGGCCCTTCCGGTACATCATGGGCCGCGTTATGAACTTCGACGAGGCGGCGCTGTGGGTGCAGATCGGCACCGGGATCTATGGCAAACGGGGACGACCGATCACGCCGAACACGAAGCGGTTCCTGCGGTTCGAAGGCAAACGAGATGGTGCGCTGCTGTATCGGCGGTCGGTGAAAGGACAACCGGCAAACCCGTTCATGTTGCGTGGCCTGATCAGGGGGACGTCGGGGCGCCAGCGGTGGGTGATCACGCCCGGTTCGGGGGTGCGGAACATCGGGTCGGGACCGTGACACACCGGAACCCAAATGTCTGATTTAGTCGCATTAGTAGGGTTAGATCCTTTATGTGACTGATGATCTGTTTACCTCGCGTCCGCTGGCCGATGCCCAGAAGCAGTACGCCAAGACCAGCCCCGCCGCGCAGCCGCAGAACGGGGCCCAGCCGCAGCGGGCCATCCGGCCGCAGCCCATTCTCGACATCAACCTCGACGATGTTCCCGAGACTTCCTACGCCGAATTCGTGTTCCAGCTCAAAGGCAACATCTACACCCTCGGCATCGACGACGACACCGTGCTGTTCGACATCGCCGAGATGAGCATGGACGAGGTCAGCCCCACCGACCTCTTCGAGTACTTCTTCGAACGCACTTTCCGGCGCGCCGTCGACGAGAACGGCGACGAGATCGACGACGGCCTCGGCGTGCTCCTGCGGGCCACCGCCGCCCGCCCGCGCGACAACTCCCGTCCGGTGCCCAGGCAGCAGCTGCTGCGGATCATGAACACGGCCGTCGAGGACTGGATGGGCGAGCTCACCGACACGAACATGCGGCCTAAGCGCCGTTCGGGTCGCCGTCGTTGATCTCCTCGTTCGCCACCACTGTCCACATGCCTGGGATCTCGCCCGACCGCGTGCTGCTGCGCATCGACGACGAGGACTTCGAGTTGCCGGTTCCAGGCGCGCAGCGCCTCCTGGACATCGGTGCCTCCTACGGATGGCGCCATCTCATGCCCGACGGCCTGGTCACGGTGGACAAGGAGCGCATGTACGAGCGCCTGAAAGACCCCGAGGACTTGATGAGCTGGAAGCGGCTGCACGTGATCGCGCAGCCGCTGGGGCTCTATCTCTACGGGTTCCCGTTCTTCGTGGCCTCGCGCGCGCTGGGAACGCTGCGGCACTACCTCACGTCGTTTCGCATGTGGTCGGTATGCAACCTGCGGATCGATCTGGCCACGGCGAGCGCGGCCGACTGGTGCGCGGCGGCGGTGACGTGGCTGGTGCAGACCGGTGACAAGGAGGAGAAGCGGCTGGAGATGTGGGCGCAGCTGACGACGCCGGGGGTGTTGCCCATGGAAGCGCCGGGGGTGAGCCCCGATTGGATGGCTTAACTAACCACAAGACGTACCATAATACCCGTATGCCCGATTTGTGATCTAATGAGAACTTGGGGGGGTTATGGCAGTAATTGCGACTGCAGAAGTTCGCGTTGTCGCCGACACCTCCCGGTTCCTCTCCAACCTGCGGCGCCAACTGCGCGGTGCCTTCAGCCAAATCGGCGCCCAAGCTGCCCAGCAGTTCACCAACGCCTTCAACCAGAACATCGGCAACCAGTTCACCGGCGGTCTTCGCCGCGCAGGCCAGCAAGGTGGCGTCTCCTTCACCGACGGATTGCGCACCGCCCTGCGCCGAGGGCTGCGCGGCATCCAGATCCTCGGCTTCCTCAACCTCGCCATCGTCCAAGGCCTCCAAGGGGCTGCGCAGCTGGTCTCCAGGGGGTTGCGCGTTGCCTTCGTGGAGGGTGGCCGTGGCATCGTCACCGCGTTCCAGAACGCCGTGGTCAACCCCCTACGCACCTTGATCGGGAACCTCTTCGGCCGGGCGCTGAACGCCACGCTGTCGCGTCTGGCACCCCTGTTCGCCGCTGCCGGAGCCGCAGCCCGCAACGCCTTCTTCAGCCAGATGGCCGGAATCGGCGCGGCCATCACGAATTTCATCAACAGCCCCGTCGGCCAGGCACTGGGTCGCATCCCGGCGCTGTTCCGCGCCGCAGGCGACCTCGCTCGTGAGGCGTTCTTCCAGCGTATGGCCGGAATCGGCGCGGGCATCATGAACATCATCGAAGGGCCGATCGGGCGCGCCGCCACCCGCATCGGGCAGCTCTTCGGCGCGGCCGGTGACCTGGCGCGCGAGTCGTTCTTCCGCAGTATGGCGGGCATTGGCGCCGGGATCACGAACTTCATCGAGAGCCCGGTCGGCCGGGCACTGGGCAGGCTTCCCGCGCTGTTCCGCGCCGCAGGCGACCTGGCCCGCGAGGCGTTCTTCCAGCGCATGGCGGGCATCGGTGCGCTCATCACCAATGTTCTGGAAAGTCCGATCGGACGTGCCCTGGGTCGCCTCCCGGCGCTGTTCCAGGCGTTCGGCACCCGTGCCAGTGATGCGTTCGGGCGCGGTCTGCTGCGGTTGCGCACAGCGGGTACGACGGCCGTCAACAACATCACGCAGGCGATCAACCGTGCAGGTCCACGTATTCAGGCAGCGGCCACCCGTGCGTTCGGTCCCGCTGCGCAGAGCGTCCAGCGGGCCTTCAACCTCATCCCCTGGGCACGCATCGGCCAGGGCATCGGCCAGTTGTTCGGCCGGGGTGTCGGCGATGGAGCTGAGGAGGAGACGCAGCGGCGCGGCCAGAGCATCGGCGCGCGCTTCGGATCGGCCATGACCCGAGGCCTCACCGCCGGGCTGCGCGGCCTCAGCACCGCACTTGCGTCCATCTCGCTGCGGCCCTTGCAAGCCTTGGCCGGAATCTTGGGCAACGCCACCAGCGAGATGATCTCCATGGCGGCTCAGGCCCTGGTCGTGGTCGGCCTCCTGGAGTCGCTCTCAGGCGCCCTGTTCGCACTCCCCGCCGTGCTCAACGTCGTAGGCGCCGGTGTCGCCACCGTCGCCATCGCCTTCAACGGCTTCGGCGCCGCTATCGGCGCGGCCTTCGAAGACACCGCCGCCTTCGAAGAGGCGCTTGAAGGCCTCGCTCCAGCGGCCCAGAGCGTCGCCCGCGAGTTCCAGGCCATCGCCCCCGCGCTCACCGACATGCGCCTGGGCGCGCAGGAGGCACTGTTCTCCCAGCTCGCAGGCACCATCACTGCCGTTGCCGATAACCTGCTCGGCCCCCTCAGCGAGGGCCTGAACCTCGCTGCCGCGTCTTTCGGGGGGATCGTCGCCGGGATCGGCGAGTTCCTCGCCCAGAGCGCCACCGCTGGCACCGTTACCGCCACGTTCGCGACGCTTTCCGCCATCTTCGACGCGCTCGCGGTGTCCACAGTGCCATTCCTGGAGGCGATGCGCCTCCTGGCCGACACCTTCCTGCCTCGAATCGCCGAAGCAGCCGGTCCCCTCGCCGGGCTCGGCGCCCAGTTCCAGGCCTGGACTGAGCAGGTCGTCGCCTCCGGCGACGCCATGGCCGCCTTCGACTTCGCCATTCAGGTGTTTCAGCAGCTCGCCGGGGTAGTCGGCAGTCTCGCCGGGATCTTCCAGGCAGTCTTCTCAGCTGCCGAGCTCGCCGGTGTCGACGCGCTGGGCGCCATCGGCGAAGGACTCGAAGTCGTCCGCACCACCTTCGAATCGTTCGAGGGGCAAGCGGCCCTGGCAAACGTGTTCGCGGCCATCGGCACCACCGTGCAGGCCCTAGCGCCCGTCTTCGCCACCCTGGTGACCCAGCTCGGCCTCGTCTTCCCGATCGTCGGGCTGATCGCCGAGGCGCTGGGCCCCAGCTTGTCGGTCGTCCTCGAAGGACTCGGGCAGGCCCTGCTCGCCCTCGGCCCCGGCGTCGTCGAGGTCTTCGCCGGGATCGCCGCCGCCGCTGAAGCCATTGCCCCCTCCCTCGCCCCCCTTGGCGCGGCCATCGGCGCCGTACTGACAGCGATCGCACCGATACTCCCTGTGATCGGCGAGCTGATCGGGATCGTCGTCACCCTCGGTGCGCAGATCCTCTCAGTGTTGGCAAGCGCGATCATGCCGATCGTGCAGGCGCTCGCAGGCGCCCTAGCTCCAGTTTTGCCCCTTATTGCCGATTTGTTCACCAGGCTGGTCACGGCGCTCGCGCCCGTGATCGAGGCTCTGGGCGCCGGGCTGGCAAGCGTTATCGCGACCCTGCTGCCGCCGATTCTGCAGCTCGTCGCCGCGCTCGCGGAGGCCTTGATGCCGATCATCGAGGCGCTTTTGCCCGTTTTGACCCCAATTATTGAGATTTTCTTCCAACTGGTCAATGTGATCGGTTCGTTGCTCGTTCCCATCATTTCCCTGCTTTTGCCCATTATTGAGGCACTTAGTCCGGTTTTGCAGCTGGTCGGGCTCGTCCTCGCTCCCCTGCTGGAGCTCTTCTCGGCGATCCTGGAGCCGATCACCACGCTGATCACGCTGATCGCGGGCCTGCTCACGCCCGTGATCGAGTTCCTGGCCGAGATCATCGGCGCGATCATCGGTGCCGCGCTGACGCCGCTGACCGCCGCCTTCGGGTTCCTGGCCGACATCCTCGCTGACCACGTCATTCCGTGGTTCGAGGAGAGCACCGCGATCCTGAAGCTGTTCTGGGAGACCGCGATTGAGCCGCTGATCGAGTGGATCGGTCGGCTCAGCAGCGGGGTCACCGAGCGATTCGGCACTATCCGTGACGCAGTGACCACTCTCTGGAATCTGTGGAAAAACCGGTTCGACCTCATGGAGAGCCTGATCGAGACCGTGGTCGACGTGGTCTCCGACGCGGCAGGCAACATCGGTGACTTCTTCAGTAACATGGGCGACACGATCAGTGACGTCTTTGACAACATGCTGGACGGCCTGCGCAGCGCCCGCGACACCATCTCCGGCATCGTCGACTCGATCGTCGGATTCGTCCAGGACGCCATCAACACCGCCCAGAACCTCGGCGACATCGACCTCAACCCGTTCGCCAACGGCGGCATCGTCAACGGACCCACCGCCGCGCTCATCGGCGAAGCGGGACGCGAGGTCGTCATCCCCCTCACCCGGCCCCAGCGCGCCGCCGAACTCGCCCAGCAGTCGGGACTCATCGATCTGCTCGCTGCCCAAGGCGCTCTTGGTGGAGCTTCCATCAGCGGCACACCAGCCGGTCCTGTCGTCGGTGAGATGCACGTCCACTCCCAAAACGCCGATCCCGAGCAGGTCGCTCGCAAGGCGCTGCGAATCATCGAGCGCCGCATGGGCGGCCGGGGATTGGAGCGACTCTCATGATAACCGACCGCGCCGGATGGATGAGCTTCGACGGCACCGAGGTCATCAACTCCGCACGTCTGGCCGCCTACCTCGCGCACAGCCCGTGCGACCCCGGGGCGGTCACCATCTGCGTGCCGTGCCCCGAGCTCGTCGCCGAAGTCTCTGACCCCCCGTTCATCTCCCCCCAGGCCGATGTCGCCCCCTGGTACGACCTGGCAGTACCGGTGTCGGCCGAATTCCTCGGCATCGGCGGCGTCGACATCGAGGGCCTGTGGATGCATCCTTCCGAGGTCGTCGACGGCGTCATCGTCCGCGACATGACCATCCGCGTCATCCTCGCCGGACTGTCCGAAGCCGCCGTGTCGTACGGCTTGGCGTGGCTGTCGATGGCACTCACCGGCTCCTACTGCCCCACAGGCTCGTGCATCGGCGGCCAGATGTGCGTCGCTGTGGCATGCCCGACTGCGACCGCACCCGACCCGGTTCGCACGCTCGTGGACGTCTCAGCGCTGGAGCGCCCGCAAGTCCTGTCGATCTGGCGCTCAGGACTGGTGACGTTCTGGGAGGTCGAGTTCGTCATGCGAAGCCGCAATGTCGGATTGTTCCAGGACGCGGACATCAACCTGGTGTTCAACGCGGCGAGCGCGGAGCGGACCACCGTCAACCTGCTGGACGCCTACGAGAACTGCGCGATTGTCACGCCGTGCGCGACTGATCCCGAATGCCCGCGCCCGATCATCCCTGAAGTGCCCGAGGCGCCCCTGGACGCCTGCTACCCGGTCGAAGACTTCGAGGCCTACCACCAGATCGCGTCTGTGGAGGGCACGAGTGTCCCCTCCTGGCTGGAGCTGGTGCCGGTGATCCGCATCCGCGCCGGAGACGCGGACCTGCGCAACGTGACCATCCGGTTCTACCAGAACCCGCTCGGTCTGGACTGCACCGATCTGATCGCGGTCGATCCGTGTATGGCCTGCACCGACATCACGGTCTTGTTCGTTCCTTCCGGGGGCGAGACGGTCATCGACGGACGCGTCTCACGCGCCCAAACCGTATGCCTCGGCGGCGATGTCGACGTCCCGGCACTCTACGGACCCGGCGGTCGCACGTTCTCCTGGCCGACGTTCTCCTGCGGCTACGGACTCTGCGTCGAAGTACTCGCCGCCGTCGGCGCCGACATCGAAGCGCAAGTCGACGTCGCCCTCTACACCCGATGGGAAGCCGCCTGATGGTGTCGCTATCGCCGCTGCTGGGATGCGCCGGGCAGTACCGTGTGGAGGTCTACCTCCTGCAACGCACTGACAACAACGACAACCCGCTGCCGGTACCGGAGATGCGGTTCATCGGCGTCCTTGAAGGCATCACCCAGGTCACCTGGACCCGGCGGCTTCGCGCCTTCTCCGAAGCGATCATCACGCTCGACTTCAACCAAGCGTCACCGGAGTGCTGCCGCCTGTTCGACATCGTCGCCAACTCGGTGCGCGTGGCGCAGCTGCGCATCTGGCGTGACGACGTCCAAGTGTGGGAGGGCGAGGTGATGCAGGCGATCGAGACCACGGGTTCCACCGTGAAAGAGATCAACGCCCGCGACGTCATCCAGCGCTTGGAAGACACCGTCAACAACTTCGACCTCGAATACCTGGAGATGCCCGTCACCGACATCGCGTTCGACATTATCGAACGAAATCTGCTCAACCCAGCGTTCTCCGACCCGCTCGACGACACCCTCATCCTGCCGCAGATCGTGGTCGAAACCGTCACAGACCCCGACGACACCATCAACTACCGTCCGGGCGCCAAGGTCGCTACTGTCGGGGAGCTGCTGCGTGCCCTGGGACAGTCGTACGGATTGGACTTCACCGTCATCAACCGGTCCCTCCGTCTGCAGCGGCGACGAACCACCCAGGACCAGACCTACGCCAGACTGAACACCCATCACCTCATCGGCGAGGCCGAAGCCCGCTCGAATGGCAACGAAGCCGCCACCAGAGGCTGGGCCACCACCCAGAAAGAAGACGACACTGAACCACGGGGCCTGGAAACCAACGAGTACTGGCCTGGCATCACACAGAACTTCGGCGTCACCGGCACACGGTACGGACGCATTGACGTGCTTAACCGGGTCCAGGACAACAACGCAGACGTAGGCGACGTCCTGTCCTCGGCGAAACGTGCCGTCTGGGGACGCAACCCGCCGCCGTCGGAGATCCTGCTGCCGACCACGGCCCAGCTCTCCCCATCCGCACCGCTGACAATGCCCGAACTCGTTCCGGGCCTGAGATTCGACTTCTTCGCCGAGGAAGGCCTGTGTAGGCCCATCCGACAGGGCATGCGGCTCCTGGGGGTGGAGGTCACGTGGACACCGTCAGGTGCCAACACCGAGGAAGGCGAAGAAGTTGCCGTGGAACTGTCGACGCTGTCGGACGTTACCGGGGTAGAGCCATAGCAAGAACGGACCCACCCGCTTTCGCGGATGGGTCCGTTCGAAGGTCTTGCTATGGGTTCTTTTCTTGACGCTTCGACTTCACGAACACGTCTAGCGCTTCGACCATCAGGGCGTTCATCGGGCGCTTTGTCTCAGCCGCCATCACCTTGAGATCCGTGTGGAGTTGATCGGGGAGCTCAATCGTCGTTCTCTTCACCAGATCCCCAATCGTTCTCCCTGGCGTTGACACGCTCACAAGCTTCACCGTAGTAGTACTCGGCGTAGGGATCTCCCGCGAGACCGCGCTTGAACGTTTCCGCGATGATGTCGGCAGCCGGGCGCTTCTCCACCTGCGACTTCTTACCGATGGTCTCGATGACCCACACAGGCCACCGGTGGCTGACGCTCGAACGTTCCAGCTGAGGGTGACCGTGGTGTGCACGCACGCTGTCAAGCATGCCGATGATCTCAGCGGCAGTGTTCTTAGCAGCGTTTTCTGACGTTTGTCCGTTCGTGCGTGCACGCGTGCGTGCACTACTGGACGAACCGGACTTCTTATCCCTCTTCAGCTGCTCGCTTGCCTGCGGTTCCTCGGTTCGAACCTCGACAGTTGGGGGTTCGGCGCTGTCGGTCGGTTCCGACATGGGGGGGATCTGCGGGGGAGGGGGGGCCGGGACGTTCATGTTGTCACGCGCCATTGGGGCTTTCCTCCTGCTCTTCCATGCCACGGGAGATGACCACGTCAGTCAGCGCGTCGATGGACTCGATGACACCTTCGCGCTCGGACGGACGGAATGAGGTGATCGGCAGGCTCTCCGATTGGGTCTCGGCCAGTCTGGCGCGGAAGGGGATGACGTGGGGGAGTACCGGCACGGGTGCGCCCTGGTCGATCGCCTTGAATGAGATGGGCATCTCTTCGATGTACCGGTTGTGGAGCTTCAGGCGGATGTCCGCCTTGTTGATGATGACCCCGCCGAACTTCAGGTTCGGCACCATCAGGTGCTGACGGAAGTTGGAGACGAAGGTGGCCATGCGCAGGCCCCCCTTGATCTCGTTCCGTTCGGGGATGACGGTGATCCAGACGCGGTCCTCCTCGCCGTCGAGCGCGGCGATGCAGTTCTGCACGAGGTGTCCCAGGCTCGGGTCGGCGTTCAGCAGGACGTGGTCGTACATGTCGGCGGGAAGGGCGTCGAGGGCGCGGCGCAGACGGAACTGGGCACCGGCCTTGTCGGTTTCGTGAAGCCGGTCTTCGAGCATGTAGCCACCCTGGGCGACGTGGATGTAAGAGGCTTCGGGGACATCCCATCCGCAAGCGGTGATGGCGTCGGTGATGGGGCGCGGGTTGTGGTGGTCGAGCACTTCGGCCATGGTCAGGCGCGTGGGGTCTCCGGCGTCGAAGCGGTCGGCGGTGTCGTCCTGCGGGTCGACCTCGACGACGAGCACGCGCTTGTTGCGTCGGGCGAGGGCGTGTGCGATCTGGACGACGCCGAACGTCTTGCCCGAGCCGCCCTTGCCGTTGAGGAAGGCATCCCGAGGGGGGCGCACAAAGAGGTTAGAGGACATGCTGAACCTTTCCGATCATGTGAATACATGAGCAAATAAATATTGATGCGAACATGAGGAATCTACACCCTACGAACCAGTCAGGGTTTTGGGCTATTTCGTGCCGGGCATGGATGATTTGCGCTACTGATGAGAGGATGTATTTGTTCTAGTTGACCGTTTTGGGGGAATCGTGGCGAGATGTGGTTGCAACGCCGCTAGTGCGACAACGTGCGACGCGATCGTGCTGTGCGTGGCGGCGAATCTCGGTCCGGGTCTGCGGTACGACAGCATCACCGGCCTGTTGTCGGTGCGGATCTCTGGCGACGTGGGCAACGCGGCCAGCTTCGGTTCCGACAGCGGCATCTATGTTCCCGGCGGCGACACCGTTCCCGATCCGGCCTCGGGTCGCCGGACGATCGCCGGGCTTCCCGTTCGTGCGGCCGGTGGTGCTGCTACCGGGGGCGGCTCGATGACCCCGTTCGGTTCCCCCGAGGGCATAGATTACGCGGTAGCCAACCGGCTCGACATCATCAACATCTCCAACTTCGCCCTTGCTGACGGCGTCTCCATCGCCCGCTGGGATGGCCCGGGGGCGGACCTGGAGAACCGGACCGACAACCCCGCGACTATCGACACCCAGTTGATCAGTTCGGTGCAGCTGCCCAGCCTGCTGGTCGACGCGGGCGCGCGTGACACGCCGACCGGCCGCGACTCGGGGGCTCCGGCAGTGTTGTTGAGCCCGGACGGGGGGTGGTTCGGGTTCTACGCGAACAACTTCACCCCCATGACGCTCACTGATGCCCTGTTCAAAGTCGCTGCTCGGGCCGTCGTGTACCTGCCGGTCATCGGAAGTCAGATCGAGTCCGATACGGAACGGCACCTGGCCGGTGCCGCTCGGGCGATCCTCCAGGCGCAGTCGCAAGCCTGGACCCTGTGCGGCGTCCCGGGCTATATCGACGACGGCGCGGGAAACATCATCCCGAGTCCGATCAGCACCTGGGTCGGCGATATCGCCGCCGCCGGGATCACCCCGGTCGTCGACTTGTTCGACGACAGCGCTGGAGGCTTCGTCGTGACCCCGGCCGAAGTCGTGGCAACCGGCGCCGAATGGGTTCGCCTCGCTCAAGCCGAAGGCGGTACCGGTGGTACCTCGCGCGCACGAATTCAGACGTTCCTTGACGCGGGCCTTCAGGTGTATGTGCAACCCCGCAGCTCACGGCAGTGGGATGCCGAACAGCTGTGGGACATGGGTGTCCGCGCGGTCTCGTCGGACTCCCCGGTCTACACCCGGGGTGCCCGTGGTGAAGCGGGCGATCTGGACTACCGCAAAGAAATCGTCATCCCCGGGCTCATCACCCGCACCATGATGGAAGGGTCGCTGACGCGCCGTACAAACCTCGGTATGGACCCCTCCGATATCGGCTGGGCACGCCAGTCGGACGTTGGCCGGAACTTCAGCGCCCAGTTCGGTTGGGAAGGCGGCATCGGTGCGCACCTGCACTCGCAGCTACTCGGCGAGCTGTGCCCGTACGAGGTCACCGCGAACTACCGGCTGCGCCTCCGGTTCCGCGTCGACCCCACCCAGGCCAGCGCACCCGCCGGGGCGCTACCCAAGCTGGGCATCTTCTTCAACTCACCCGACGACCGGGACATCACCTACTTCGAACCCGATGACGGACCAGAACACGTCAATGGGTACTGGTTCAACATCCGCGTCGGCACCTCCAACCCCGGCCTGGTCACGATGGGCAAGTTCAACAACGGGAACTTCACCGTCTTGGACACTTCGATGGACTTCCCCACCATCACCATCGGCAGTTGGATCAACTTCAATATCACCGTGACGCCAACCACCGTCTCGCTCGGCGTCGGTGTCAGCGGCACGGAGTTGTCGGCCACGATCAACGACAGTGACCACCGGGGACCCTACGCGTTCTACGCGTGGGAGGACGACTACATCGCGCCTGCCGACAACGCCGGATTCGCGCACGGGTACAGCGCCTACGAACTGTTCGCGACGACGTCGCCGATGTACGAGGACCAGTCCTGATGGCCCGCTGCGGATGCAACACGGCCATGTCGACCACGTGCGACGCGATCATGACGTGCATTGCCGACAACCTCGGTCCTGGCCTGGACTTCAACGAGTCGACCGGGCAGATCGACTTGGAGATTTCCACCGACGCCGGAAACACTGCGACCATTGGGACCGACGGCGGATTCTACGCCCCCGCTTCCACCGGGCCTGGTGAGATCGTCTGGCCTGTCACTGTGGCGACGCTGCCCGAGCAGGCCATCGGTGCGACCGGCGGCGGTATCGGTGTCGGCCCTTCAACGTCGCCGTACCTCATCGAGTACTGCATCGCCAACGGCATCGACATGTATTCCACCACCGTGCTGCTCGGGTCCGACGGCGTCGCGCTGGAAACCATTCAAGGCGCTGGCAGCTCGATCACCGCCTTCACCGACAACCCCGGGTCGATCACATGGGGCCAGTCGTCGTCGTTGACGATGACCGCGATCAATTACGACGCCGGGACCCGCGATAACCCCACCGGCGACAACTCCAATGCGCCCGCAGCGCTGCAGATCCCGTACGGGGGCTGGGCCGGGTTCTATCAGAACCAGTACACCGGGCGTCAACTGGCAGAAATGCTGCGGCTCGTCCGGGGCCGGATGGTTGTGGACCTGCGCGTCAACCGCAATGGGGTGACACCCGATGAGATCGAGGCAGCGATCGTCACTACCGTGCAGACAGTGGTAGATGCGGGCGCCCAGGACTGGTGCATCATCAATGTTCCCGGATACCTCGATGACGACTCGCCTTCCCCGATAGGAACGTGGGTTCCTCTTGTAACCGCAGCGGGGATCACGGCGGCGGTCAACCTGATCACGGAGGCGAGCGCGACGGGCATTCAGCCGGTCGCCACCATCGTCGCGTCGGGGGCGACCTGGGTCTCGGCCATCCGCGACGACGGCATGGACGGCACCTTGAACGATGCGCGGATCACCGAGCTTGTCGCCGCCGGACTTCAGGTGATGGCACGTACGACCTCGCGGCAGTACTGGACGACCCACAATTTCACTACGTTGGGTGTTCGGGCCGTCGAAGGCCAGGACGCGGTCTACGCCCGAGGCTCCCGTGGGGAGACCGGGGACCTCAACTACCGTCAGACGCTCATTCCCGGTTTGGGTACGCGAACTGCCATCATCGGCGCGTTGACGCACGTCACCGATGACCAGCGTTCGCTGTGGCACGGCGGTTTCGCCCGGCTGGACCTGTCGGGTCGCTGGTTCCCGATGCGGTATGCGTGGAACGGGCTACTCATTCCTACTGAGGCCAATCAGCTGCTGGGCACCATCTGCCCGATCCCGAACGCCACCGACTACGAGATCCGACTACGGGTACGCCGCGATCCGGCCGCTGTTATGAGCTCCAGCCAAGAGGTCGGCATCTTCTTCGCGATCCCCGATGACCGCGACATCACCACCCCCAGCGGCACTACGAACCCGGTCAAGGACGGGTACATGGCCCGGTTGACGTCCCAGAGCACGGGAACGTCGTTCCGGCAGCTGTCCATCCGCCGGTTCACGAACGGTGGCTTCACCACCATCGCTACCGAGAGCAACACCGTCGCGTTGCCCACTGACTCGTGGGCCGATCTGACCGTGCGCGTGGAGGGGTCCCAGCTGACGTTCATCGTGACCGTGGCAGGGGTGACACGGACACTGTCGGTCGCCGATGCCACTTGGCGGGGGCCCTACGCGGCCTACGCCTGGCGCGATGAACCATCGGCGGCGTCGGGGGCGTACCCGGGATTCGTCCACGGTTACACCAATCCGGAAGACCTGGTGATGTACGCGCCGCTCTAACGGTTGAGGAGGGGTCCGGAGCCTGCCGCCGGGAGTGATCGACTCCGGAACCCTCGGTCAGGGAAGGTCGTTGTGGATGATGCCGTATCGGGTGATCCCGAATTTCGTGCCTTCGATGGTGATGTTCTCGCCGACGTCAGCGCCGACCGCGTCGTAGAACTCGGTCGTGTCGCATTCGGTCAGCTCCCCCGTGACGTTGTTGTAGATACCGATCGATGACACGGTGTAGTGAGAGGGGATGGCGACGTCGCAACCCAGGGCGGCAGCGAGAAAGTCCCTGATGAAGCTCGCGCGGATCAGGGCCGGGGTGGTTGTCGGCGTCATGGCCCTATTGTGACTGATGATCACAGCCTGACGCAATCCGCATTCGTGTCACGTTTTCGCGGCGCGGCTCACTTTACGCGTGGCATCCGCTCGCGGCGCACGACCGCGTGCTGGGGCCACTCATCGCCCGAGTCGTCCCATGTCCACAGAATCCCCTGGTAGTCGTTGCCGGTGAACCAGTTCCGGGCCAGCGCCCACAGGCTCGTGGTGGGCACGTGCTTGAAGTCGTCGCGCTCGTCGGCGCGGACGAGTCCGTGGCGGATGATCGTGGGCCGTTCCAGGCCGTGGGGGTTCTTGGCGAACTTGGGGCCGATGAGTTCGTAGTAGGCGGCGCGGTCGGGTTGGAAGCCTTCACCCATGGTGGGGAGGTCGTCGGGGCTGCCCATGGCGGCTCGCAGGGTTTTCGGGGCGTCGTCGAGTGGTTTCCAGACGGCTTTGGCGTCGGCGCTGGCGGGTCCGAACTCCCAGCCGCGCTCGGGGGAGAAGCGGAGGGTGCGGCCGAGGTACAGCGGGCTCGGGGTCCCGTGTCGGCCGATCCAGTCGACGGTGACATCGGAGGTGTAGGTGCCCTCGGTGTCAGTGGCGAAAACGTCAGGCGCAGCAATCATGCCCTCACTATATCGCTTTGTCGCGTTTTGTCAGTGACGGTGCGGCACCGAACCTATTGGGGAGGCAGCCCCGCACCGTCTCTTTCACCGTATAGGGGTTCGCCGAGGAGGTGCACATCGTGTGCGATGATCTCGTTTATCTGCTCGGCCATCGATGCATGGGCACCTTCCGAGATCCATTCGAGCGTGGAGCACAGATCGAACCAGGTGGTGAGGAGCAGACTGGTCGGCGGCGGCAGCGTGTCCGGATCAGTGCCGCGTATGCCCCTGAAGGCAAATGCGTTCATGGCGATGTAACCGGTTTCCAGGTGCGTGAGGGTCAGGCGGCTGAATCCGTCGCGGGGGCGCCAGTCATAGGACAGCTCATCATTCTCAACATGCTTGCGGTGCATGTAAGGAGGATGATGGATGTGGATGTCGTTGATGTACCAGTTGAAGAACCCGATGGTCTTGGAGCGGATCTCGTCGGGAAGTCGCAAGCGCTTGGCGGGGCTGTCCATACGCGCATCATATGAGTGGTTTGCGTCTGATCGTCGGATTACTCGCCGGTGATCGCGGCTTGCCGAGCGGCGCTGATCTGGTCGCGCATACCCGTAAGTCGGTCGATTTCGGCGTCGAGGTCGTCCATGAGCTCGTCGAGGACGGCTGAACGGTAGGTCAGGAGCCATACGGCGACGTCACCGATGACGTAGTAGCGCGTGGGACCGGGACCGGCGATGACCTCTTTGACCGGCCTGGGGAAGTGGGGATGGGTGCGCGCCCACACGTTGACGGTGCTGGTGTCGCGGCGCGCCATCTCGGCGATCTCGGGGACAGAGACGAGTTCAGCCTCACGCCCCCGGTAGGTCTCGTCGAGCCAGCGCGTTTCGAAGCTCTTGGCGGGGCGGGGGCGGGGGCGGGGCATGGTGCTCCTTCGTCATTCGATGCGGTAGTGCCCGTCGACGCGGGTCTGCGGGACGTATTTTCCGAGTGATCGTAGTATTTTCGCTGATGCGGGTCCGTCGTCTTTGTCGTACCCCGGCCGGTACTTCAACTGGTGGACGGCGCCGTTCGCGTCGTAGGGTCCCTCTTCGAGCCCGAGGTGGTTGATCACCTCCATGACGTGGGCTTTGCTGCGTTTCGGTTTGTCGACGTTCGCGCGCAGGCGAAGGAACTCCATGAGGTCGTCTTCGGCGGCGCGCAGCTGCTTACCGAAGTGTGCTCCGGCTTCGACCAGTTCGGTTGCCGCCTCGTCCCGGAGGGGGTCGGCGTTGTCTTTTCCCAGGCAGCCGGATTTGAATTCGCAGGAGATGCACGGGGAGTAGGGCGCGAACGCGTCGGAGGTGTGCTTGCCGAACCAGCGCGGTGCGACCTCGTCCCCGGCGAGGGACAGCCCGTGCTCGAAGCGGGCGGTGGCCGCTTGGACTTCCGCGTCGGTCCAGGCGCGGGTGGTCATCTCCCAGTTGTGCTCGGGGTCTTCGATGTCGATGTAGTAGATCCAGTAGCCGCGCATGGGCGCGCCCGTGTGGTATTCGGCCAGGAGGCCGCCGACGCGGCACTGGTCGAGGTGGGAGCGTTTCGGTTCGCCGCTCTTGGCGGCTTTCACGATGTACTTCGCGCCGGTTTTGAGTTCGAGAATGGCGAAGGAGCCGTCGGTGAAGATGACGACCATGTCGGGATGGGCGACCAGGGGCCCGGCGCTCACTTCGGTGCTGTGGGCTTCGTCGTCGATGAGGACTTCCTCGACCTCGGGGTCGGCCGCCCACTGCTCGGCTAGCAGCCGCAGGTAGTAGTTGTGGATGGCGGTCCCGATTTGGGCGCGGAGGTTCAGGCGCACGGTGATTTCGTCGGTTGCCGGGGTGCGCCGGTACCGCAGCTGCACTTGGCGCGGGCATTCGTGCAGGGCCGAGGCGTGGATCTTGCCGTCGTTGAAGTGCTCGCGGTTGCGGCGCGAGGCGGTGCGCCACGCCTCCGTGGCGTGGCGCACCGCGTGCTCTCGGCTGATCATTCAGGGTCCTGGTGTGGTTGGCCGCTGCCGGAGACACTGTCCGTGGCGTTGAGCTCTTCCTTGCGGTTGTTGACGTACCCGATGACGTCGTCGAGACGCTCGTGGAGGGCGGCGTGAGCCTCGAACTTCTCCAGTTCGTCGTGTTCGGCGTCGAGGATCTTTTCGGCCGCGTCCATCCATTCTTCGACACGGGAATTGATGGTGAGGGAGCCCCACGCGTACGGCACCTCATCCGCCGCAGCGGCCGGTGCGGGGGCGGGGGTACCGGTGGCGAGGGCGTTGATGGCGGTCTTTACCGTGTCCTTGACTTCTTCGGGCCACCAGGCGCCGTCGCGGACCCACAGCCACGCTTCGCGCAGCACGTGCTGGTCGGCGGTCTGCAGCTGCTCCAGGTAGGCGCTGGTTTCGGCTTCGAGGGTGTTGTCGATGCCGTCCAGCTCGGTGAGCATGAGGTCGGCCAGTTCGGGGCCTGGGTCGATAAACACGGTACCGGTCGGCATCGGGTATTTGAAGTCGACCATGCCGTCGTCCTTGGGGCGCAGTTTCACCAGCGCGGTCTTTTCGACGATGGCGCGGTGGACGTCGGTAGCGCCCTGTTTCACGTTCGCCTTGTGCTCGATGTCGGCCTGGGCGAGGTGGCGGTCCATGCGGAAGATGAAGTCGGCTTCGTGGGTGATGCCTTTGCGGGCGTCCACCTTGACACCGATCTGCTCCTGCTGCTTGTTGAAGGAGTTGGCCTGTTCGAGGCAGCAGATGACATGCGCGTGCTGGCGCAGTCGCAGGAGATTCATGAACAGGGCCTTCTCCTCGGCCTTGACCGGGCCCCAGCCGCGCAGCTTGGCTTTGCCGTCGGTGGTGGTGCCGCCGTACTCCTCGGCGCGGTCCTTGAAACCGTGCGGGTCGTTCCAGAAGCGGGTCATGCCGTCGATGATGACCACGATCGGAACCGTGGCCACGGCGGCGGCGTCGGCCAGCTCCCCGACGATCTTGGTGAGCCGGTCAGGGTTGGCAGTGGGGAACTTGATCGGCCGCCAGGTGAAGCCGGTGCCGTCGGGGCGGCGGGCGTGGTGGCGCATGCGGTCGCCGTCGGCTTCGATGGCGACGATGTGGCCCCCGTGAGGGGCGGTCAGGCGGTGGGCAATGCGCAGGGCGAGCTGCCCTTTGCCGGTGCCGCCTTCGCCGTAGATGAGAGCGTAGATGTTCAGGCGGGGGCACTGCTGGATCGGCAGTGCGGTCAAGTCCATGGGGACTTCACGGGTGATGGTGGCCACGGGGGCTCCTTTCAGAAGGTGAGCGGTGCGACGGTGACGGTGGTGCCATCGGCGCAGTGACTGACGAGAGGCTGCCCGCCGATCAGGCGCGCGAGGGCGTTCTCGTCGTTCACGTCATCGGGGTCGGCCGGGCCGTGAAGCGCGAGCTTCCAGCGGGCTTCGCTCAAGGCTCGGTCGGGTTCGACCTGGCGGCCGTAGTAGGTGCGTTCGCCGCTGACGATGATGACCTCGAAGGAGCGCCAGCGGGTGGTGCGGTGGTGGTAGGCGTCCATGGCTAGAACGGTGCGCCGAAGTTGTCGCCCGCGCCGGGGACGGGCGGTGGTGCTGGAACGTAGGTGGATCGGGTGTCGCCGCCCCCGGTGCGGGGGGTGTCGGTGATGGTCGCGGTGGCGTAGCGCAGGGCCGGGCCGGTTTCGTCGATGTCGACTTTCCAGCGGCGGATGGTCTGGCCGTCTCGTTCGTAGGAGTCGTCGACCAGTCGGCCGCGCACCCACACGTGCATGCCCTTGGTAAAGGTGTGCGCGATGTTCTCGGCGTAGGCGCGCCAGGCGGCGCAGTCGAAGAAGAGGGTGGTGCCGTCCTCCCAGGCGTCGGTGTGCTGGTTTTTCAGCCGTGGGGTGACGGCGACGGAGAAGTTGACGACGGGAATGCCGGAGGGGATGTGGGCCAGTTCAGGGTCGCGGACGACGCGTCCGACGAATTCGACGATGGGTTCGCCAGCCATGTGACTTCCTTGGGTAGTTTCGGACATGCATGATGCGCATGTCCGATGAGACTACCTTTGGGAGCTGACATCGGGTTTGTCCGAGTTTTGCTCGGCGTGGTGTGCGGTTACGGCAGTAGCGCAGCGACGAACAGCTTTCGGCATGCCGCCAGCGGTCCCTCCTCGACGGTGTCAACGGGATGACGCAGGTCGACAGTGCGGAAGACGCTGGCGTTGGTGGGGATGAGGTACCCCTGCACGCGGGTGCCGATGGTGTGCAGCGGCGAGGGTACTGCCGAGGCGTAAGCGTCCGATACGGCGATGTGCACGGCGATGACATAACCGGGCACCACCTCGCGAGAGATGACGGCAACGAAAGCTCCTGGCCGGTCAGCGCGCTCGGCAACGTCCCCGGGACTCATGCGGCGTCCTGTCCACGCAAGGCCGCATCGGATCGCCACTGCGGACCGTCACCTGTGGCTTCACTGATGTCAGCCAGTCGCGCCGCCTCCACGCGGAGCCGAGCCAGATCATGCGTGAGGACGGCTTCGCTGATGTATTTGGAGGCGTTCCCCGAGGCCATGGCGATAGCCCACACGTCATCGTCAATACTGATCGTACGTCGTTTCATATCATGATTGTACATCAAGTCTGATGTACTCTGCTGTGGGGGTGTTCCCGGGCAGCAAAAAGGGGGCTGGGGTGATCCAGTCCCCAGCCCCCAACCCCAGAGTTAAGTTGATGCGATCTCGACGTTCGTCCAGATCGGAGCCGGGTTGGGCATGATGCCGTCCTCCGGCTTGAGCTCGTATCCCTTGTGCAGGTGGTAGTACGCGGCGAAGCCTTTCGCGGCCACATCGTCGACCGCTTCGAAGCACGGAACCACGCCGTTATCCCACCCGAACGCGGGCATCAGCCACCGGTAAGAGAGGTAGCCCACCTCCCGCCAGTGCAGATCCACGCACCCCATGAAGGAATGGGGAACGGGCCCGGGGGCGACGGCGACGTCCAGAAGCACCTCAGTGGCCATGCCGGTTGCTTCGCCTGCGCTGACCCGGATGACTAGGTCCCCGTGCGGGAAGTAGGCCACAGTGCACCCGGCCGCGAGGGCAGTGCGCCCCCGGCGCTGGCGTCTGCGCCGCAGTTCAATGATGCCTTGGTCGAGTACACCGGGGCCTTTGCTGCGGTGTCGGCCTTGCGTAGAGTGTGGGGACATCAGAACCTGAGCCTTTCGCGTAGAGGTGGTTCTGGTGGGCCGCTGCCGGATGTCGCGCCCGGCGGCGGCCATGCAATGTGATTGTCGCTCATGGCAAAACGGTAACGGTCCCGAGTGGATCACCCAGTCAGGTAGGTCACCTGATTCCAGCCAGCGGTTCATCTCTCCTTCGACTTCGCGCACGTCGATGCCGGTGTGCATCCAGAAGTTGAAGTTGGCGATGTGGAACTTCGCGAGGAAGTGGCCTTCGCCGAAGCTGATGGGGGCGTGCGTGCCGTCGCATTCACAGCAGTGCGGCCAATGCAGGCCGTAGACCCACATCGTCTGCAGGCCGCTGTGCGACCGGACGGTGGTCATGGCCTCGAATTGGCCGCCACCGATGGTGAACGTGCCGCCGGGTCCCCGGTGTAGTTCATCGAACATGCATCCTCCGACTCGGTGCCGTAAGCGTCTGGGCACCGACGGTCATCGTACGACAGGGGCAAGCAGATGTGTACCTCGTTCACCAATGCGATCTACATCAGCGCGGGCCCAGGGGGGAGAGGTCGATGATGCGCATCCATACGATGCCGTCGAGCGGTCCTTTGTACTCCTCGTCGAACCAGTCCAGGAACGCACCGCCTGCGGCCATGTGGCTGGGGTCGTCCCCCACATAGACCCCCAGGCCCGGCTCGTGCACCCACTTGCCTTTCACCTGGTAGGTCCGGGAGGGACCGAATGCGTCGACGATCGGCTTCGCCGTGGGACCGAGGTTCGCGTTGTCGCGCAGCCCATAGGTCTTGACCTGGAACTGCAGGTCGACCTTGACATACTCCAGACCCTGAGGGAGCCGCTTGCGCTCCCCGAGCGCGATCGCATAAACGTGCTGGCGCCATTGGGACCGCAGCCGGGAGGCGACGTTGCGGTCGAGGCTCTTGTTGGAATTCAGCCACCCGCACGGGGCAGCGGGGATCTTGATCTGCCACTCACCCGGCCGCAGACTCCCCTCGACCTCACGAGGAGTCCCTCGGGTAACCAGGGCCGCCAGCCGCGTCTTGATCTTCGCCCACAGCCACCGGCGGTGATTGGGAGCCAGCTTGCGGCACAGCCTCCGGACCGGCACCTCCAGACGCTGGTCGCGGACGATGCCGTAGAACGGCTCAGCGCGCATCTCGGCATTTAGCTCAGCATCAGACTTCACCGTGAGCGCCCACGTGGCCTCCCAGGCCTCGATCTGAGCAACCAGGTCCAGGAACGCCGCCCCGTTCACGGGCCCGGGACCGTGAAGCTCAGCTCGGAGACGGCCGAGAACGAGCCGTCGGCCGCGCTGATCTCGGTACGCCGTCCCATGATCGTGCGGGGGATGTCGCACCGGTACATGAGGCCGCCAGCGAACTTGAACATGAGGTCGCACGCCACGGTGACGTAGTAGCGGGGCCAGTCGTCTTCGCGTCGGTCGATGAAGCCGTGGAAGGACAGCTGTTGTTTCCCCAGACAAGCGCCCATGTCGAGGTCGCCAATCTGATCGGCCAACGTCGCGTACTCCTTGAGCGTGCCCTCGAAGTCGTCGAAGCCCCGCTGGATATCCTCCCTCGTCGCCTCAGGGAAGGTGTAGCAGTCGTCGATGTAGATGCGCAGCATCGCGTATCGCTTTCCTTCAGGACGCAGCCGGAGCGGGGTGCTCGGGCGCCGGTGGGGTTACAGCGACCAGCACCTTGAGCGACCGGTGGTTGGTGGCGACGACCTCGTTGTGGTCATCGCGGAACTCAGTGACCACCTTCATCGTCATCCCACCCAGGTCGGTGCCGTTGAAGAAGGTCATCGGCAGCAGCTGCAGCAGCGCGTGCGCGGAGTCGACACAGGCAGCGAGGGAGGGGTAGGGGAACGTATCGACCCGCACCCGGAACGTCAGGGCGCACCGGCCCGGGTCGGGCTCCAGCACCAGATCGCGCAGACCCCCGCGCTGCAGCGCCGGACCGCGCAGGGCCGTGACGTCGTTGACGGTCGCGTAGAACGCTTCAAGCACCCGGCGCCCCTCGGGGACGAACAGGTACGTGTGGTTGATGTGCAGTTGCATCGGTGTGCCTCTCAATCAGGGCAGCGTCGATCTCGCGCCGGACGGCACGGGCCTCAACGCGCTTCGTGCGTCGCTTGCGGGTGGACCGGCGGCTGTCACTGCCGCCTTCACAGCAGATGCCCGCGCACAGGCGCCACCAGGCGCGGCGTCCGGGCAACGGTGCATGATCGGCCATAGCGTTTATGATGCTGCGCCGAGCCCCTGCAGGGCGTTAGGCTGCTGCGCGTATCGGTCATCGGCCGGGCCGCAGCAGCCGAACGGGCTGCCCCGGCCGATCAATCCTGCAACCACCCCAGCTGACGTGCCGTATTCTCCAGCACCCCCATCAGCTCATCGCCGATGGCGAATCGGTCCTGCTGGATGACCAGGCTCTTAGCCAGGTCACCGTCGTCGTGACGCTGGCTGGCGGCGTACCAGTCGGCGAGCATCTCGCACAGATCCAGCAGCGTCATGCCGCGCACGCCGTCCTCGAAGTGTTCGGGGTGGTGCCGGTTGTGCGCATAGTGGTGTTCCAGGGCCGGGCCCAGTTCCGCGAGGCTGGCCTTGTACTCCTCGCTGCCGTACGTCATGGTGCGCAGCCGTTCGGTGCAGCGATCGAACGCCGCTTTCTCCGGTTCAGCCAGCTTCGAGGCGTCGTGCGTGTAGGAGCGTTCCAGCAGATCGGCGATCATGGTCCCGAGGTAGCTTCCTACCTTCTGGCTGTGGGCCAGGGTGTCGGCGGCGCTGTCGTAGTCCTCAGGCATCCGCTGCCGCCTCCAGCCGGGCGGCGGCTTCTTGGGCTTGTTGCACCAGTTCGGTGACCGGTGAATAGCGTACGGGCGCCAGGTGCACCACAGCGTTCATCCGGTCGCGCTGCGCGAAGTACTGTTCGGAGGCGTCCAGCGCGCGGGCGATGGCCCTCCGATCCTGGTCGCTGCCGGAGGGCTGCTCGGGTGTGTTCACGTTAGGTCCCTTTCCCCGTCGAGGTAGTAACCGGGGAAGTATAGGACTGATTCGACGGTGCCTGGGTCAGGCTTGGCGAGGAGCGCTCGCACGCTGCCGTCAGTGCCGATGCGATCGGCCACGAACCGGTCGAGGAAGACCTCCAGGCGGTCGTAGTCGCCGACGACGGCGGTTCCGGAGGCCGCTTCGCGGCCGGGGAGGTCGTTTTCGATCCACTCGAACGGGCTGAGCCGCAGGCCTTCGGCGGCGGCCGAGGCGCCCAGGTGCGGCGGGAAGATGGCCATGGTGACTGCCTCTCAGGACTGCAGCATCTCCTCGCGGAGCTGCTCGACTTCGGCTTCGGTGTAACCAGTGCAGGCGAGATGCGCGGCAACGCAGCCAGCGTTGCTCCAACCCGAGTCCTTGCGGTCGTCGGGGCTGATGCCGATCGGGACAAGCACGATGCGTCCGTCAACGGCCAGCGGTTCATCGCAGACCGGGCAGTAGTGCTCGGCGAGCGGATGCATCTTCCCGGTGTCGGGATCAGGGTCAGCGATGTTGAACAGTCGCGGTGCGATGTGGGGCCTGAAAGCGGCTGGGATGCGGACGAACAGCATGTGCCTCCGTTCGGGCCGGGCCCCCGAGTGGGGGCCCGGCGTCTGGTTCTCAGTATTCGAGGCAGGCCAGGTCGACCTGCAGGCGCGCGGTGGCGTCGGCGGCGAGGCTTTCGAGGGCCATCACCTTGCTGTCGCGGTCGGTCTTGTTGTTCGACCAGTGCTTCGCCCCGAGTCGGGCGCTGTGCAGCGCGCGCTCGAACGCGATCAGCGCGACCGCCGAGGAGCTCGCCGCAGCGAGCTGCAGGATCTCGTCGGCGATCTGGCCGCCGCGTTCGTCGCTGAGCGTACCGGTGCGGGCCGCCTCCGTCAGCGCCGCACGGTACTTCTCGACCTGGACGGCCGTGCCGTCGTGGATCGATGCCATCATGGCCTCCCGCTCGGCGTGTATCGCCAGCGGCAGACCGGTGTAAGCCTGAGCATCCGTCTCCATGCTCATGCTCCCTCCTCTGTTGTGTTGTTTTACCTGGACAATAGGGTCTTCCCCCGCTTGTCACTCATGAAGATCCTACACATGCGGATCGGGCCCGTCATCGCAGTAACAGGCCCGATCCGTGCCGGGAGCGTCCCGCTCACCTCATGGCGTTGCGGTGGGCTTGGCGGTTGATCCAGCGCAGGGCTGACTCAGCGTCGAGGAAGAGGATGCGGTCCTCTGTGGGGTGCAGGACCGCTTCGAGGTCGCCTTCGTTGACCTGGTGGAGGACTTGGGTGGCGTTCATGCCGGTCATGGCGGCGAGTTGGTCGGCGGTGGGGTCACCGATGAAGCGGATCTCTCGGCGGGCTCGCCGCCTCGGGCCTGGTGGTGAGCCGTCCATCCCGTGTTTGAGAAATCTCTTGATGCGCCATTTCGGGTACTCGTAGATGATCTGCTCGCGACCGGCGACGATCTTGCGGCCCCGTTCGCGCCGGGCGTCCTTGAGCCCGCAGGCGTTGGCGTTGGCCCCCTTCTGCAGGGTGTCGCGGCTGTACCAGCCGAGGCTGCGGTCGGCGGCGAACTCCTGAGGAGTCAGCCACTCCTCTTCGAGGAGGTCGCGCGCGGCGGCGACCTCGGGTGGAATTTCGATGCGGGTCTCCGGTCGCTGGGAAGCGGTAACAGTGCTGCTCATATCGGCGAGTCTAGCCCGCGCAGATGGCAACGGCCCCTTCACAAAAGGAGACAAAACACCCACGAAGGCTGTGACATGATGAGATCTATGAACCGTATTGGGCTGTTTTGCAGGATAGCGTGGTCGCTCATCGGCGCCATGGTCGGCATCCTCACCGTCACCGTTATCATCGGCCTCGCCCTGGCGTTCGCAACTGCCGCTTTGGCCACCATGCTTGGTTAAACTCCGCGCGTGGGACAACACAGCCAGAAACCGTCACCGTATCCAATCAGCGACCGGCTTCGCCTTCGCCACCGGCTGCGCCTGCGCATCCCCAGCGGCACCGAAGTACCCCTGGGCATCTTGGTCCTCACCTCGGTGATCGGCCTACTGCTGGGCTTCCTGCTGGGCCTGCTGATATGACCACCGCCGCGCCCACCAGTCGACGGCCGCGCCCACCCCCAGCACCGACCCGATGTAGGTGGCGCCGACAGCGCCCACGCCCCACCAGAAGGGCAGCAGCGGCGGCGCTACTACATCGACCAGGAGCACCGGCGGTGCGACGATCATCGCGCCCCAGGTGCCCACGCGCCACTGCAGCCACCCGTCCACGACCGGGTTCGGTTCCCGGAACGCCAGCGGCGTGCACGCCATGGCCACCAACACGGGAGCCGACCACGTCGGGAATCCCGCTGCCGCCAGCAGATGGGCGGCGCACGAGGTGCCCAGGCTGATGGCGAACAGCACCATCAGCATGATCAGAAACCAGTTGTGCGCCTTCGTCTTTTTCGCCACGGTGTTCCTCTTCCTCTTAGGCGTTGAACGTGCGCACCATGCCCATGTAGTCACCGAACGCACGGTCGATCTGCTGGTCGTCGATGCCGTAGCGGGCGTGCCCGTATTCGTGTCGGCGTCCCTTGCCGTCCCTGGGGCGCTCCAAGGCCGTGTTCAACCGGTCGGCCTCGGCGTCGTCCCATTCGAGCCCGAGCCGCCGGTACAGCGCGGCCACCTCCTCGTGCGGGTCGGCCATGAGGCGGGCGTAGGGCAGATCGACGAACGCCGCCGCCCCGTGCTTCGCCCGGGGCCGCTCGCCGCCGGTCAGCGCCGCGCGGTCGTTGCGCGCCTTCTCGATACCGTACGACAGCACCTGCAGCCACGACTGGCCGATGTCGCGGGGCTGAACCTTGTGGGCGAACATGTGGAGGTGGTGCAGACTCTCGGCCATCGAACACATCGACCCGAACACGGTCACCGGGTCCCGGTGAGTCCACACCACCTGCGCATCCGGGAAGACCTCGAAGATCTCCGGGAGATGGTAGAGGTTGCCGGGGTGCTTGAGCACCCACCGCCGCTGCGGCTGACCGTACGAGAGCACCTGCAGCGCCTGCTTGACGAACCGCCAGTCCGCTCCGGCGTCGTAGTCGCCGGTGAGGTAGCGCCAATAGCCCGGCATCGGCGCCGTCCCCAGGTCCATGATCGAGTGGTCGAGGAGGAACGCGTTCTCCTCCACCGCCAGGGGGTCGTCGATGCGGTGGATGAGGTCCCAGTCGGGCGAGAACTTCAGATGGGCCCGCAGGGTGCGCCGCACCCGCCGCTGCACCTTCGCCTCCTCCGCGCGCGTGCGCGAGCCCGGCACCGCCATGTCGAACATCTCCCACAGCTCTGGCCCCCGGCAGCCCTTCGCCCAGGACAGGACGTTGTGCGACAGCGTCGTCCCCGTGCGCGGCAGCCCCACGACGATGATCGGCGCCTGGACGAGCACATCGACGAGCTCGGGATGGGCGGCGTGGAGCTTGGCCACGCGCTTGCGGTTGCCCATCCGGTGGGCGGTGGTCTCCAGTGCGATCCGCCAGCCCAGCCCAGACAGGCCGTCGGTGGCGGCGTAGGCCCGCAGACGCCGCCGGTAGCCCTCGGCCACCGGTTCCTCCAGGAAGGCGAAGCCGTCCATCTCCCGGCGCATCTTCGTGTACATGCGCTCGAAGGCGCGGTCGGGGTCGCTGCGTTGGAGCAGGAGGGGGGCGGTGGCGATCTGGCCTGCATAGAGCAGGGCAGAGGTGCGTTGCATCAAGGGGGTCTCCTTCGGGTGATAGGCCGGGGAAGCGGCCGGTGAGGTGGGGAAATGACAGTGGCCGGAGGTCCCCCTCCGGCCACTTATCCCCATCTGACACCAGGTCAGATCCTTCCTCCTTGCGGACTCAGCGTAGCAGAGCGCGTGGAGTGTTCACTTTGTGTGCCAACGGTTCAGCTGGCCGCACCAGCATGGCTGCAACTTGGCGACGAGGCGCCCGGTGTTGCGGCGGTGGATGGAGGCGGCGACGTGCGTGCCGTGCTCGTCGATGACGGCCGACGCCAGGTGCTCGGTGCCCACCGCTGACTTCCGAGCCCAGATGCGCAACGCCTGCATGGTCGCGTCGCCGAGCATGACCGTCATCTCCACTGGCTGGCGCTCGTAGGTCTGGGGGTGGTGGAAGGTGGCGACGCCCTCCATGCGGGGGACGGTGTCGGCTTCAGAGCGCGGCCACGTCGCCGGATTGCGGCTCCACCGCTCGATCCAGACCACCGCCATCTCCTCGCGGGTGTCGGCGTACCCCAGATTGCACATCTCGTCGAGGGCGATGGCGGCATCGTTGCCCACGCGCAGTGGCACGGGCGGGAGATGCTGTTCAGCCGGTGTAGGTTCCACGGCGCGCCTCCCTTCGGTACCGCAGCGGGAAGGGGCGGATGTCGGTGCCGAGCAATGCATATGACATGGCAACCCGTTCTCATCGCATGACGGATACGTTGCGAGCCGGACTCGGCTTTTCGCTGCTGGGCGTGTAGGCTGATCGCAAGCAAAAAGAAAGCCGGGGACGGTACTCCCCGGCTGGTTGGTTGTAGCAAACAAACCGGAGCCGACTCTACCGGAAACGAGAGTACCTCGTCAAATCCGTAGGGCGTGTCCGGTGTCACCGAAAGGACATGATGCCCTCACGCCGCCTCCGGGCCGCCGATCCCCATCGCCTCGCACCACTCGCGGTGGCGCTGCACCACGGTGAAGTCCAGGACGTACCAGCCCTTCCCTGCGCGGCGCACCATCTCCTCGGGCGCGACCGCCTCCTTACCCCCGCACAGGGCCTTGAACAGGATCTGGTCCCACGTGCCCTCGATGTCGACGGCATTCGGGTCGTGGCGCGCTGCGCAGCCGGGGATGGTGCCGATGACCGGGTGGAAGCACGAGGCGTCGACCTTGATGACCGCCCCACCGGGCGGGCGTCCGTTGAACGTCAGCAGCAGATGCGCTCCCGGCTCCAGCTTCGGCAGCCAGTTGCGCAGTATCCCCGGCACCACCATCGACGTCTTCTCGCCTTTGCAGACCGCGACGGCCGACCGGCGTCCCATGGCCATGCCCCGCAACTGCGGATTACTCCATACCGGCGGCGGGTGCTGAACGGTACCCATGTGTTGCAAGCTCACTTTCCCATAGTAGCGTCTAGTCACTGCTGTACTACTCATCGAAACAGACGAGGAGTCGTTATGTTCTACTAACGTGTACTGTGTCCGTATTAGACCGATTTCAAGCAAAACTAAAGGCCGGGAACTCCTACATTCCCGGCCCTGAAACTCACCGCGCAAGGACCAACACACACGGGTAGCTAATGCTGTACGGCTCCCAGGGTACCGGAGGCGAGCAATGCTCGTCAACCGGATCAGGTCGTTGGCGCGGTGGAAAGGACCACACCGTGACCACCGCTGGTTTCACCATCGGTCTCCACGACTCCTGGGGCACATTCGCGGAACTCTTCGTCCGCTACCCCCGGCCCTTCGCGCGGATGAAGCTCACCGCCGATGAGACCGCCATCATCATCCAGATGCTCTCGCACAAACGCGACCACCGCGTCAACGTCGAGTACCTCCGCGCCAACATCGAGGGCCTCTCACGCGACAAGTGCTACGCCGCCCTCAAGCGCCTCGCCGAACGCGGCATCCTCGACCGCAAACGCCTCCAGGACGACAAGGGCGTCTTCACCGGCATGCACTACGAACTGCTGCCCCCACCGGAATACCTCACCATCGCCAAGGCCCTCGCCGCCGGTGAAGACACCGCAGACGCGAACCCACTTCCTGAAACCCAGGAAATGGACAAACCTCCCGTTTCTCCTCCACTTCCTGAAATCAAGGAAGTGGACGCCACCTGCGAAAACACCCCTGAAGTCGAACAAAACCCCAGCTCAGATCCACTTCCTGACCATCCAGATATGGCTCATCCAGATATGGCTGAGCCGACACAAAGAGAGAGTATTAAGAAGGAGATTAAAAAAGAAGAAGAACAAGATCTCTCTCTCTCAGACCGTGACGCGCGCGCGCCCGAGACAGAGAACGAGGAACCGGACAACAGCGGCACCCCCCCGCACGGCGGCCACCTCCTCACCGCCCGCCAAATTCTCAACGCCGTCGTCGACCGCGCCGTCGCCGCCAAGCTCGGTACCGAACAACGCGAGCACGTCATCGGCCTCGTCGCCGACCTGCTTTCGGCCGGATGGACCAGCGCGGCCCTGCGCGTCCGCTTGGACGGCAAGGTCACCACCGGCGCTTATGACCCCTACGCCATCTTCTGCCAGTACCTCAAGTCACTCGCCGCTCAGACCCCGCAGGACATCACCGCTCCAGCGAGGGACCCCTGGGGCACCGGCAGTGCGCAAACGCCCTCCCAGGACGACGCTGGGGGCGCTCCTGGTACCCGCCTGCTGCCCGACGGCAGCAGGGATATCCGTTACTCCTCCTGCGGCGGACGTGACTGCACCGGCGGCTCTGGAGCCGGGCGCGGCATCGGCACCTACCGCCGCCGCATCGACCCCGAAGACGGCTCCACCAAGCAGTACTGCGACACCCTCGTGCCCCTGAGGAGCGGCGGCGGCACCACCACATGCCACCCCGACGCGCGCCGGAGGCACGGTGACGCCGCTGCCTGATTGCTGCCAGCCGCGAAGCGGCGCTCCTTGACCGGAGCGCCGCAAAATGAATCCGCCTACCTTTCATATGCTGTACCCTCGCGTAAAGGTATTCGTGTTTGTGTGAGCGGTGAAAGGAAGGCGGCGAAGGTGAAGTTCTATCTGTGCACCAGCAGTACGGGGCGGTATCAGTCGCACGTGTCGGTGGGGCCTGATCCGTTGGGGCAGTACTGGCCTGTGTGTTGTGTGGAGCGTCCGTTGAATGTGGTGTTGGGGGAGGGGTCGTTTGCTGCGTTGCGGGTGGATGCGGAGTGCAATCAGTGTCGGTCGGTGATGCGTGAGTATGGGAACTGGCGGTGGCGATGGGAGTCGAATATGCGGAAGTGGGGGCAAACGTGGCAGGCCCGGCGCTGAACATCAGCGCCGGGCCTGCTGTGGGTGGTTAGGCTGTGGGGGCATCTGTCTGATGCCACACGGTCCCCTGTGTGGAAGGCCCGGCGTTCTGGGGTAGGCGCCGGGCCTTCGTTGTGTCAGGCGGCTTGGGCGATGTGGGTGTGAGCGGTGGCTTTGAGTTTGGCGATGCGGTGGGAGTTGATGCCTTCGAGGTGGGGGAGGACGCGCTGCCAGGTGGCGATGGCGTCGGTGAGTCGTCCTTGGTCGTATTGGGCTTGGGCGACGCGGGCGAGGGTGATGGCCCAGATGCGGGGGTTGGTGTCGCGGTTCCACAGTTCGAGGCCGTCGCGTGCTTTTTCTTCGGCTCCGGCGTGGTCGCCGAGGGCTTTGAGGGTGACGCCGATCTGGTTGTGGACGCGGGCGAGGAGGGGTCCTCCGGCGGGCCCGTTGGGGGCGGCCCAGCGGGGTGGGGTGTCGGGGGTGCGGTTGATGTGTTGTTCGGTGATGGTGATGGCGGTTTGGGCTTGGCGGTGGTTGCCTGCGGCGGCGTGGGCTCGGGCGGCGGTGATGGTGAAGAGGGCTTCGGTGTAGGGGTCGACGCGGCCTTTAGCGAGTCGGCAGGCTTCTTCGGCGAGGTCGATGTGTTCGGCGCCGTGGCCGAGGGCGAAGGCTTGGTGGCATTTGATGCGCATGACCCAGGCGGTGTGGGCGTGTGGGTCGGCGATGCGGGCGAGGTTGAGGGCGTTGTCGAAGTAGTGCTGGGCGGCGCCGTCGCGGCCGACGTCGTGGGATTTCCATCCGGCGAGGTAGACGGCTTCGGCGGCGGCGCCGAACATGTTGCGGCGGATGGTGTCGTTGGTGAAGGTGCCTTCCAGGAGTGGGGGGAGTTCGGTGGCGCAGAATTCGGCGACGGTGCTGCGGCCGAAGTTGCCGCCGAAGCGTTCGTCGAGGTCGGCGAGGGAGGTGACCCATTGGCGGACGCTGTCGACGTCGGTGGTGCCGACGTGGAGGTGTTTGGCGATGGGGGTGGTGGCGGCGGGGATGGTGATTCCGGCGGCGATGTAGGCGGCGTTTCTGAAGAAGCCTCGGCGGTCCACGTCAGACCTTCCTAGTGTGGCGAGTAGGGCTACGGGGTCGCCTGTGGTGTCAAGCGTGATGAGGGTTTCGGCGACGCTCTCATATTTCTCTATCAGGCCTGGGGGCGGTGGGGTGCGGCCGGTCTCGTAGTAGGAGAGGGCGACGTGGCTGTAGGGGGCGTCGCGTTTGGCCAGCTCGTTGGCCATGGCGCGGAGGCTGAGTTGGGCCGACGCGCGGATACGACGAAGGATGGCGGGGGAATCTTCCATGGGCTGTGAACACCTTGTTAACGGGGAAGGGCTTCCGCTGGGGAAAGGGTGTGATCCAGACTAACACTCACGACTGGCTGTTCCGGCCTGGTCGCTTTAAGCCAATGGTGCTGCTCACCGTTGGGCCGGGCCGTGCGTCTCCCCCGTGAAAGGCACGGCCCGGCTGTCCGCCCGACCCAGTCTCATCCGTTTCCCGTGGAGAGGAAGGCCCCGGCATGGCCAGTGTAGAGCCCGTGATGGTGTCGGCGTTGGAGCCGCACGCGTTCGCGCAGTGGTCGTTGGTGTTCAACCAGCAGACCGAGGATCGCGGGGAGATGTCGATGCTGTCGACGTGCCATGAGGGGACGCATGGGATCTGGATGTTGAATGCTCAGGTGGGGCGGGCGTGGCCGGTGGCGTGGCCGTCCGTTCGGGGGAGTTTGCTGGCCGACATGAAGTTCATCGTCCCTCCTGGGGGTACTGGCGGTTACTCTGCGTTTTGGAGGAGCTATGTGCGTGCGATGTTCTATCCGCGTCTGCTGGATCATCTGCCCGCCTGCAGGGCACGAGGAGTGAAGGAGAATGCGATGCCGAGTATTTCGACGGTGGGGACGTTCGAGTTCGGCGGCCATGTGTATGCGGTGGAGTGGCATCCAGATGAGATCCGGGTGACCGATGCCGACGGCCAGGACGTGGCGTTCATGTCACTGAGTCGGGATCTGCAGGTGGGGGAGGCGGTGCCAGCGCGGTCGGCGCCGTCGACGTTGCTGGACCGGCTGCGTCAGGGTGCGGTCGAGGTGTTGCGGTCGGCGGCGGGGCACGATCGTGGGCCTTGGAGGCTGTCGAAGACGGCGTGAGGTGACGAGTGGGTTCCTCATTTCGGGGGTGCTGCCGGGTAGGCTCACGCCATGAATACGCACAAATGCGAAATTAACGCCCAAATGGTGCATTCATGTCGGGTGCTGCTCGGTGCCCGCGCCGCCGGGTACCCCGACACCCCTGACAACTTCGACGCCCAGCACCTGGCCCACGGCCGCCGCATCAAACGCAGCCTCGACCTCGCCCACGCCTTCGCCACCCCCCGCCAGCTTCCCTTCGAGGACCGGCACGTGCACCTGTGGGCCCGGGGCCACCGTGCCGGGCGCGTGGTCCACAACTGGAAGCCCGTGGTCCGCTGGAAAGACGCCGAGACGCCCGCCGCCCGCGAGCGCTTCCGTCTCGCCGCCCGGCGCGTGCACCTCCTCGACCGCCAGGTGGCGATCATCCTCCACCACGAACCGGAGAACGACCTGGGCCAGCGCGGGGTCCGCAAGATCGCGGCCGGGACTCCCGAGGAGTACCGGCGCATGTGGGCCATCGTCCGGGAGGTGTTCGCCCAGGAGGGGGCCGACGACGTTGCCTGGGGCATGGCGTACATGAACTACCCGAAGTGGGACTACGCCGTCGCGGACCTCTACCCCGGTGACGAGCTGGTCGACTGGGTCTGGTGCAACGCGTACGGGTCCCCCGAGCGGCCGGATCTGGCCGAGAACCTCGCGCACTTCGCGAATCTGATGCGCGCCTTCGGCATCGGTGAGGGAAAGCCGTGGGGGGTTGCGGAGTGGAGCACTCCGGGGTTGCCCCTCGACCTGGCGGCCGACTACTTCGAGCAGGCGCGAGCGTTCCTCGACACGCCCGACGCCGATGCGTTCAAGGCGTGGATGGTGTTCGACTCGCCTGGAGCGGAAAACCGGTCGGACCTGCGGTTGGGTTTCGACGCTCAGGGGGACCGGGTGGAGGACAAGCTGGAGGCCTATCAGCGGTTCACGCGCCACCGGCGGTTCCAGTGCGCCGGGCGGTAACATCAACACACATCCGATTCACTGAAGTTGCAGGGAATGGGGTTACCGAAGAAGCTCTGCAGGCGTTGAACTGTCGAGTGTTGCAAGATCGCTCCGGGGCCGCCACTGCCGCTGGCGGCCCCATCAACGTCTACCGCGTGCCGCCCAGCTCGCCGAGTTCACCGAGGATGTCACCGGTGATTCCCGGGCTCGGGCCGACGTAGTTCAGGCACACGCAGAGCACGGTGTGGTATCCGGTGATCGTTCCTTCGTCGTTCCACTGGTTGGGCTGCTGGAGCGGTTTGATGCAGGCGCCGCTGCGGTCGTGGAAGTTCGCGCCGTGCCCGCACTCGCAGATCGGCCGCTTCGCGTTCAGCCGGGCCTGTTCGAGTTCGAGCTTCTTCTTCTCCAACTCGAAGGCGCGCTTGAGCTGCGCCGCTTTGAGCTCGTGGCGGCCTTTGAACCGGGCGCCGGTGGAGGGACCCAGGATCATGGCCAGCACGACGATAGTTCAGAAGAAGCCTTCGGAGAAGATCGCGTCGATCAGCGGTTCCACGGTCGGCCTCCGGGGGAGTGAGGTGTCATAATCATCTTTCTCGGGAGGGTGAGGGCCGCGCGGGTGAGGACACGGCCGCGCGGCCCGACATCAGGATTCGACGCTGGCCGCTTCAGCAGCTTCCAGCTCCGCGATCTTAGCCTTGGCAAGCTTCTCGTTCTCCACCATGGCGTCCCACGCGGACAGCAGCTTCTCGCCGTCCAGCGCCTTCGGCTCGTAGGTGCGCAGATTGAAGCCGGTCAGGACGACCGGCCCGAACACCGGGGTGCCGTGCTGGAAGGGGGTGCGCGTCTCGTTCGCGATCAGCATGGCCGCGACCGCGTTGAACCGCTCGGGGTCGGCGCGGTGGTAGTCGGCGGTGTTGCAGAAGTACGCGTGCCCGCTGGCGCGGAACTTGAAGACCGTGTCGGCGTCGCCGCCGGTGACCTTGTCGAAGAACGCGAACCAGTCCCGGTGGTCGTCGCCCAGGCCGACCTTGTCGCAGTCGTAGAGGGTGACGTGCCGTTCCAAGTCGATGACCATGATCGGGCGCGCAACGACCGCGAGGGTGTCGCGGAAGACGGGGTCGTCGATGGCCACCTGGCGCGTCGGCTCGGTCGCGGGGATTTCGGGGGTCTCAGACATGGTCGCCTGCTTTCTTGAGTTCACGTTGGTACCAGCGTTGCAGCTGGTCTTCGGTCGCCTCACCGGCGAGGTAGTCGTCGATCCAGGCGATGGCCTGGTCGTCGAGGTGCTGCTGGGCGCGGGTGACCGCGACGTAGCACAGCTGCAGCAAGGCGGGGTCCATCGGACGCAGCTTCCCTTCGCCGTCCAGTGACGGTTCGGGGAAGTCGGCGCCGATCTTGACCCGAGGGTACTGCAGGCCCTTGGCGCCGTGCCCGGTCATGACCGTCAGATCGACCGGTCCCTTGTCGGTGTCCTTGAACTGCTTGGCGATCTTCAGCAGCTGGGCGGCACCCCACTTCTCGACCAGGCGCACGAACACGGCCAGTTCACCGGCGGTCGGGTCGGACTCGACGTAGTGCAGCACCTCCCGCCAGGAGCCGAACGTCGCCAGCTCGGGGTAGTCGCATTGCAGTCCGGCCTGCAGGTCCAGGGCCGCTTTGCACATCTTCTTGATGTTGTCCGACACCCGCTTGGCCATGCCGACACGCCGCCCGGCCACCAGCGCCGTGTGGGCGGCCTCGACGGCACCGGAGTTGGTGCGGCACAGGATGACGTCGGGCTCATGCAGGGGGCCGACCGTTCCACCGTCGCCTCGGCCCCTCAGGCGCAGGTCGCAGTCGAGGGCGGCCAGCCACTGGTTGGCGCGGTCGGCGATGGCCGGACCGAACCGGAACGATTCGGTGAGGCTCAGGCGCTGGTCGGCGGGCCACTTCGCGAGCGCGTCCTGGGCACCGCGCCAGGCGTACAGGGTCTGGTTGACGTCGCCGACGGCGATGAGTTGGCACTGCTGGCGGGTGAGGACGTCGAGCATGAGCGCGTCGATGTCCTGCCCTTCGTCGAGCATGATGAAGTTGACCTTGAGCTTGGGGTTCTTCAGTGCCCACATCTTCCGGTAGTGATCGTGGGTGAATTCGGCGCGGTCGGAGTGGGGGTCTTGCAGGTCGGTCCACATGGCTTTCGCGAACGGCAGCACGTGCGCTTTCAGCGCCTTGTGGGCGTCGGGGTCGATGCCCTCGACGGGGCCCACGTGCCAGGCGGTCAGCTCGCGGTCGGCCGAGCGCGCGAAGCGCTGCACCGCGAGCTTGGCGAGGATGGCGACGCCGATGGAGGTGATGGTGCGGTCGGGGGCCGGGGCGAACGGTTTCGTGCCGAACGCGTCGGCCAGCTGTGCGCCGTTGCGCCCGGTGTCCCGGCCGCTCCAGCGGCGCGCGTAGTGGCGGCCGACGTCCATGGCCACGCTGTGGCTGGTGTGGCATTCGACGGTGCCGGGGAAGTGTTGCTTCGCGTCGGCGCGGTTGTTCTTGCCGAACGCGATGTACAGGCCCATCTTCAGGCGCCGCTCTTTGGCTTGGGCGCCCAGCAGCAGTGTCGCGGTTTTACCGGTTCCGGCCAGGGCCTGCACGGCGACGTTCTTGCCTTCCTCGATCGCGGTGACGATCCGGTCCTGCTCATCGGTGGGCGTGAAGGTCATCGGCTCCCTTTCTGCGGGCGGCGCGGCGCATTGACTGCTGCTGACATTGCAGCCGGTAGCGCAGCACCTGCAAGTCGGTGTAGGCCAGCTGGAGACGGTGCGTCGAGGGCGCCCACGCGCACCAGCGTTCAGCGCGCAGGTGCACGTGGGTGGCGTCGTGACGCGCGGACAGGCCCGAGCTGATACCGAAGAGGTAGCCGTTCTCGGGGCTGAACTGCCACACGCTGCAGAACCAGCGGGTGGCGTCGCGCAGGACGGCCAGGATCGGTGCGACCTCGGCGCGTTCGATCGACCAGGCGGCGCCGGTGCGCCGGAAGCGGTGCTCGGGCGTGCCGTCGGCCCCCAGGGGGGCGTGCAGAATGAAACTGGCGGGGCGCATTTCGGCGCTCCAGCCGCCCATGTCCGGCTTCGGGTCGATCATGGTTCCTTGTCGTGGCCTCATGTGAATAGTTCAGCGTAGACCTACCCGGCAGCGAATGCGCGTTCGACTCGCTACCGAATGTGAGGATCGTTAGCGGCCAGCATAGCGGCCCACGGGGGACAAGGAAAGGGCCCCGGAGACACCCCCACCTCCGAGGCCCACGTCGGGCTGACAGGATTCGAACCTGCGACCCCCCGCTCCCAAAGCGGGTGCGCTACCAAACTGCGCCACAGCCCGGAAGGCGCCAGCGTGCGGGCGCTGGCGCCGGTCCCTGCGAGAGCCCTCGCGGGGAATCGAACTCCGGTCGCTCGCTTACGAGGCGAGTGCTCTGCCACTGAGCTACAAGGGCGAGCGGCAACCGGGGATCGAACCCGAGACCTTCTGGTTGGAAGCCAGACGCTCTACCAGCTGAGCTACTGCCGCGTGCCCAAGGCAGGATTCGAACCTGCAACCTTCCGGTCCGGAACCGGATGCTCTGTCCGTTGAGCTACCTGGGCATTGTGTACAGCAGTTCCGGCTGCTGCACTGCTTCCCTTTCACGCCCTACCGCCGGAGCAGCTTTGCGGCAGTACCGCTGTGCGAGCCCAAGGAGCCGGGCCGTACCCAGGGTGGGACTTGAACCCACACTGTGCGGTGTTTGAAGCCGCTGCCTCTGCCGATTGGGCTACCCGGGCGTGTTCCTCTACTGTCACCGTCACCCTACGCGATGCGGCGGTGGTGTGCTCAGGGAGGGATTTGAACCCCCAACCCTCGGTATGTGACACCGATGCGCTGCCATTGCGCCACCCGAGCCGGTCGCGGCCGGTCGCGCGCCGCCTGCTCACCATACCGCTCGTGGGTGCCAGCACCAACAGGTTTTTGGTGGGGCGCAACGGGTCGAAGGTTGCGCCCCGGATAGAGAAAGGCGATCCCACTGTAGCAGCAGGAAGCGCCGCTACAGCCGCTGCTGTTGCTGCTGTTGCTGCGCGATGAGCGCGGTGTTCGCGGCGGTGTTCTTCAGGTTGATGTCCTGGTTGGCCTCGCGCACCAGGCGGCTCATGCGGAACATGTCGACGAACCACAGGATGAACAGGCCGCCGAAGGAGACGCTGTACTTCACGCCGCGCGACGTGTCGCCCAGGTAGTAGTGGTGGGCGCCGACCCAGCCGAGAGTCCAGTACCACAGGTAGGCGCGGCCAAGGGTCTTGTTCTTCTGGTAGCCGTGAACGGGGGGCATAAGAGCTCCTTCAGAGGGGCGCCGGGGCGCGGTGAGATTGTTTCACCCATGGTACGACCGAGGGCCGCCAGCGCGGTGCTGGCGGCCCTAACGGGTCCATGGGTGGGGTGCAGCAGGTTTCGACTACTGCACCCCGTTTCGAGCGGACACCCATGATCAAGGCGTTTCTCGTCGCGCCCCGGGAGAGGCACGAGTAGGTGACCCGGGGGCGGCGGTTCGAACGCCGCTCCCGGGGGGAGCCCATCCTGTGTGCACCAGGGCGGTCTCCATTCGCTACTGCCAGGAGAAGGCTACGTAGCAGGGGCGGCGGTTGCAGTCGCCGCGCCTTTTTGCGAGTGATACCCAAGGTCAAGGCATCCATTCGGCCCCGCGTCCCGTGAGAGACGCAAGTAGTGGTGCGCCTGTGAAAAGACCGCGTCAATCCCATGAACCAGTCTTCCTTCGCACAACGGGGGTCGTGCGTGCGCCAGGCGCGACGCAGCACCGACTGTACCGCACCCGTTGCAGATCAGGCGAACAACCCTCACGAGTGACGAGTCGAGCGGCGACGGGCCGCATCGTCGAGGCGCTCGGCCGATCGTTCCTGGGGCGCGTGCGCGCCTTCATGGGCGTCCTCGCGCAGGCACCCCTGCGGGTAGCGGGCCCGGAAGGCGCGGGCAGTGAGCGCACCGCACCGGCCCGCCTCGGCGGCGTCGCTGCGCCCCCGGGGGACGGTCTCGGTGAACTCCTCGATGGCGATCCGGTCAAGCCACGCAGTCATGCTTCCTCCAGCGGTGTCGGCGGCTCCCAGACCCAGTCGGTCGCGCAGACCGTGGCGGGAGGCTCGTAGGCCAACGGAGGACCGGGCATCGTGTAGGCATCGATGCTGGTACCGCTGGCGGTGAAGGCAAGGACGTAGTCCTCGGGGTCGAGACCCATCTGCTCCAGCTGCGGGCGCAGCAGGTCGCGGTAGAGCTCGTCGAGTCTCCCCGACATGGCCGTGGCAATCGGGTCCGGAAGCGGCTCGTTGTAGGGCGCGTCGAAGACCTCGCCGGTGGCAGGCACGTACTGGCCACGGAACGGCGCGTGATCCATCCAGTGGTTGCCGACGCGCATAGGAGCAATGAGCTCGGGCGGCATCGCCACCATCAGTGCCAGCGGCAGCCGCTGCAGGTCGGGGTCGTCGCGCATGAGCCGCGCGGTGCGGGCGGTTCCCCACTCCCAGCACCCGCGCACGAAGCGGGCCCGCGCGCCTCGCCGTTCGGCCTTGGTCGTGCGCTGGCCCATCACAGGGCCTCGTCGATCAGCAGCCGCTCGGTGGGCACGAAGAGGCCCGCGTCCCACCGCCAGACCACCCATTCGGGGGCGCTTCCTTCGGCGACGGCCGCTTTGATGGCGTCGTACAGCTGCGGCGGGACGATGGTGGGGCGCGGCTGCAGGCTGGCCGCGTACGCGCGACGGCAGTCCTCGGCGTAGGCCTCGATGGCGGCGAGCACGTCGCCCGTGCTCTGCGGCATGCTCATGGCCCGGTCACGTCCTTGGTGATGAGCTTGACGTGGGGTCCGATGGCCGGGTCCGAGATGCGGTACATGTCGCCGCCGTAGTAGCCGTTGGAGGCGTTGCGGAAGGAGACGGCCGCCGAGACCGGGCCGAAGGCGACGCTGGTGGTGGTGAGGCGGTACCCGTAGACCTTGACCTCGTCGTAGTCGACGTTGCCCACGCCCTCCTCCCAGGTCTCGGGCCGGTAGCCCGGATCGCCGGGGGAGAGGTCGACTGCCTCGAAGCCGGTGACGAGTTCACGGGCGAGCAGGTTCTTGACACCGTAAAAATCATGGAAGTAGGAGCGGGAGCAGCAGTCACCTTCGACGCAGTAGCCGACCAAGCCCCGGTCGGTGTCGAAGATGAGCTGCTCCTCGCCCATGTAGATCGCATAGATCCGTGCGCCGATGAGCGCGTCGTAGTCGCGGGGATACATGCCCGGCCTCTCACTGGAAGAAAACTCAAGACGCCACGAAAGCGGCGATGTCTCTCATTATCGGACATTCCAGTGTGATTGGGGTATTGCTTTAGCGGTGTGCCGCGAGCCTTTCGGCCAGGCCGGTATGGCGCTTCGTCGCGCTCATCGTTTTCACGGCTTTCGCCAAGGCCTTCGGGGAACCCACGAGCACCACCCGCGACTGCGCGCGCGTGATGGCCGTGTAGATCAGGTTCCGCACCAGCATCTGGTACGACTGCATCGTCACCGGGATGACCACGCACGGGTACTGCGACCCTTGTGACTTGTGGATGGTGATCGCATACGCCAGCGCCAGCTCGCGGATCTCACCGGCGGCGTAGGCGATCGTGTGCCCTTCATCGGTTTCGATGACGACGGCCTCGTCGCCGCCTGCCGGGTTGACGCTCACCACCCGCGCCGGGGTGCCGTTGAAGACCCCGGCGTGGCCGCCCCACTCCTCGGGGCCTTTCTCGTAGTTGTTCTTGACGACCATGACGCGGTCGCCGGGGCGGTAGAGGATCGTGTCCTCGCCGATGCTGGCGTCGTACTCGATGCCCTGGGAGGGGTTGAGCTCCTGCTGCAGGCGCGCGTTCAACGCGATGACCCCGCAGGAGCCTTTCCGCTGCGGGGTGAGCACCTGGATGTCGCCCGCTTCGATGCCGTCGGCGGCGAACTGCGCCGGGATGCGCTTGCAGACCATCTCCACCACCCCTTCCGCTGCCTTGTCGGCGTCGGTGAGGGACCAGAAGTGCAGGTCGGGCCAGCCTTTCAACACCGGGTAGGTTCCAGCGTTGACCTGGTGAGCGACCTGGACGATCCCCGAAGCCGCCTTCTGCCGGAAGATCTGCGTCAGCGCGGTCGTACAGGCGCGCCCGGAGGCGATGAGGTCGCGCAGCACACTCCCGGGCCCGACCGAGGGCAACTGGTCGATGTCGCCGACCAGCAGCAGCCGCGCGCCGCGCTTGAGCGCCCGCGTCAGGTACCGCGCGAGCGAGACGTCGAGCATCGACGACTCGTCGCACACCACCAGGTCGGCGTCCAGCGGATCTTCAGGGCCGACACGAACGCCCCCGTTCTCGCCGGTGCCCAGGCCGATGAGGCGGTGCACCGTCGCCGCCGGTGCACCGTCGGCCAGCTCGGACATGCGCTTGGCGGCCCGCCCGGTGGGGGCGCACAACTCCACCCGCCACCGGCAGATCGCGGCGGCCAGCGCCACCGTGGCCACCGTGTGGGACTTGCCCACGCCGGGTCCGCCGGTGAGGACTGTCAACGGCTGCTCCAGTACCGCCCGCACCGCCTGCTCCTGCTCGACTGTGAGGCCCCGCTCGCCCAGGAGCCGCTCGATCTGCGCCTGCTGCGGGGGCGAGGGCGGTGCCACGGTCGCTTCGGCCAGGCGCCGCAGATGCTGCGCCAGGTCGGATTCGAGGTAGTGCATGTGGCTGGTGTACGCCCGCTCCTCCTCCACGACCAGGCGTTCTTCGTCGACGGCCAGTGTCACAGCCGCCGCGCAGGCGTCGGGCCGCACGCCCAGCAGCCGCGTCGCCTGCTCGACGAGCACCGCGATCGGCAGGAAGCAGTGCCCCTCGGACTGTGCGGTCTCCAGCGTGTACGCCAGTCCGGCGCTCACCCGCCGGGGGTCGCTGCGCTCCCAGCCCAGGGCCCCCATGGCGATCTTGTCGCAGGTGGTGAACCCGATGCCTTTAGCCTTGGTGAGCGCGTATGGGTTGGACTTGATCATCACCGCTCCGTCGGCACCGAACACCTCCCAGATCGGGGGCGCCAGCGACGTGGACGCCCCCACTTCCATCAGCGCCAGCGCGATCGCGTGCTGCTTGGCGAGAAGGGTCCAGCCTTCGGCGATCACTTCCAGCTTCTTGGGGCTGATCCCTTTGACCTCGATCAGCCGCCCGATCTCCTCGTCGAGGATGCGGAGCGTGTCGTCGCCGAAGCGCTCGGCGATCCGCCGGGCGATAACGGGGCCGATGCCCTTGATGCGGCCCTTGGCCAGGTACTCCTCGGCCTGTGCCGCATCGGCAGGTGGCTGCGGGGCATAGCTGGTGAACTTGAACTGGCGCCCCCACTTGGCGTCCTCAACCCACTCGCCGTGGAGGGCGACCATGTCGCCCTCGTGCGGGTCCAGCATCGGTCCGACGGCCTTCTCGATCTGGCCGTCGGGGCAGCGGATGGACAGGACCGACCAGCCCGACTCGGCCGAGGTAAACGTGACCCGTTCAACCACGGCGCGCATCGCCCCGCTGGTGTCGGCGGACGCCTCCCCGCCGGGGCGGGGCGCGTTCTTGAACAGCGGCAGGGGCTTTTGGACTTCGAAGGTGAAATCAAGGCCGTCCATGGACGACCTCGACATCGGGCCACGGATCGGCGTCCTCGTCGCGCCACACCTCGATCAGCGGGTCCCCGAACGGCTGCCCGTTGTTGTAGACGGCGCCGTCAGGCGACACGGGCTCCAGGTGCCAGATGGTCCAGTCCACCCCGTTCCCGAACGAGATCGTCCGCTCCTCGGGCGCGACCAGGATCTGGGTCACCGACGGCGCCAGACCATCGGGGAACAACCGCTTGTGCAGCTCGTCGAGGATGGGGTGGAGCTCGCGGCGCATCTGCGGCTGCGGCTCGTACGCCTTGGGTTCGGGCCAGTACGTCTGGGCGCCCCCGCGCTGCATGCTCATGAGGTTCTGCATGCGCTCCCACACCCCCGGGTCGGCCTCGAACAGGCGCTGGGCGTCCCGGAACAGGCTCAGGCGCCGCACTTCCTGCTCCTGGCCGTTCACGGCCGGGAAGCTGGCGTTCACCTGCGCGGCGTCCACGGTCATCGACTGCAGCGATTCGTCCCGCGTGCCGTCGTCCAGCAGCGGCACCAGTTCTACCAGCATGTGTTCCTCCTTGAAGTCGGGCGCGCATCTACGCCAGCGGGTCCTTGTCGTCGGTCTCAGGTTGCTCGGCGCTCCAGCCACACCAGGCGCACATCCCCCGGTACACACTCGTCGCCAGGTTCTCGCAGCCGCGCGCCGGTTGGCACGCGAAGCAGCGCACCAGGAAGAACCGGCCCTCCGCATTGCGGAAATTCGGACGCCGGTCATTGACATGCGCGCTCATGCGATCGCAGCAGCCGGTTCGTTCGCGACCATGACCTGCTCGGCGATCAGCTCCAGGCGCACGAGGGAATGCCCACCTCGCGCGAGTACTTCGACGCTTTCCATCAGGACGCTGCGTCCGATCCCGGGGACCTCGACGCCGTCGATGATCAGCCGGAAGTTGCGCCGGTCAGCGTTGATGATGGTGATCTCTTTGGCCATCGCGCGAACTTACCGCACATTTAGGCCGATTCTTCACCATTGCGGGGTTCATCGACGTGGCGTCCCTGCGCGTTCCCGCACTCGCCGCGATGCTCGAAGCAGTACGTCGGCGAGATCGTGGCCGCATAGTTCTCCACCACCTCCTCGGCGACCGAACTGGCCGTCGTACCGAACGGCAGGCGCGCAGCGAACCGGCGCAACCGCGCCGCCGTCTCCGTATCCACGGTCAGCGCCAACGGGACCGGCCCGTCGTAGCCGGGGATGCGGCCGATCGCCAGCTCGGCGGCCACCCCCAGCGCCGCCGACAAGATCGCGATCTCCGAGGGCCCCAGCACGGCAACCCCGTTCTTGACGTGCAGCTCGATCTCGTTGTCGGCGGCGCGGCTCGTCACGCGCCACGGCGGGTCAAGATTCATGATCGTCCTGTTCGCTGTCGATGGTGATCCGGCCGTTCGTGATGGTGAGGTCACCGTGGATGGTGTTGGCGGCGATGACCGTGCCGGGCCCGCTAGCCGTGATGATGACCGAGGCGTCCCCATTGCGGTATACGCGCCGCTGCTGCTCCTGACGGTCGAGCTTCGCGGCCTTGCGCCGCAGATGCCGCAGCCGCAACCAGCTAAACATCGCGCTGGCCCCGGTACGCTGCGGCTTCGGCTTCGGCCGCCTGCCGGGCCTGCTCGATCTTCCGTTCGCGTTCAGGCCGCTCGCGCGCCTCGGTGCGCATCTCCCGGTGTGTCTCCACGACCTCGTTGACCGAGTGGATCAGCATGAACGCTCCGGCGCTCCCCATCAGATACGCGACTCCGTACACGCGAACCTCACTGGCCGAGTACGACACCGGGAGCAGAGCGCTGAACACGGCAAAGCACGCACCGAAACCGGCCATGCCGCCCAAGGTGATGAGGGCCGATTCGAACAGGCGCCTGCGGGGACTGCGCTCACGCATCGGGTTCGACCTCGCCGTCGCGCAGCTCGCCCATTCGCTCCCGCAGCGCCTCCAGGTACTGCTCGCAGTCAGCTGCCTGGTGCGCCAGCAGTATGTATTCGGCGGCATCCTCGGAGCGCACGCCCACCACATCGAGCGGACCCTCCGGATTGAACGCCTTCACGAAGTGGTCGTTGCCTTCGGTGTGGCGCTGGCGCAAGCGTAGGAAGCACGCGACCGCGCAGTTCACGTGCGCGCCCTCCCGCAGCCCCGGGATACCGATCACGAGGTGGACGACGAAGACCGCCACCTGCAGGATCATCCACCCCAGCAGGAGACCGAGCCCTATCTCGCCGAGGCCGAACTGCTGGGCCGCATTGAATCCCAAGATGACGGCGAGGGCGACGCCGACCAGGATGTAAGCGATGGTCCACCGCCGCAGGGAGCGGGCTCGCCGCAGATGCTGCGTGGTGTCCTCGGGTGTGGGCGGCTGCAGCAGCAGCCACTGGCCCCGCCGTTCCATTGTGGTTTCCGGTTCAGTCACTGACCCACTCCTCGATGAGGTACCAGCCGAGGAAGACGACGGCGAAGCAGATGAGGGCGCACAGCCACAGCGGCAGCACCGCCCCGAACACCGGCTCGTCGAGCCACCACAGCAAGAAGGTCAGCGCTGCCGCCACCACCACCTTGAGCACGAACTCCAAGGCCTCCTCCATCAGGAACTCGGCGACGGCGCGGCGCCTGCGGTAGTACGCCATCAGAACTCCTGCTCCCGTCGGGCCTGCTGCTCGGCGGCCAGCTGGGCACGCCGCGCCGCGTGCGCGCGCTGGATGTCGCGCCGTGCCATCCACCAGTTCGCCCCGATCGCCCCGGCCCAGCACGCGGCGAACATGCTCAACCGCACCACGATCGCCAGCTGCAGCTCCTCGGTCGTGAAGTCCGCGTCGCTGGGAACCGGTCCTCCCAGCAGGAACAGGAGGTTGACCAGGTAGTACACCCCCAGCATCAGGAACGCCTGGCACAACCCTCGGAAGATGTGACGCCCCCACATCCAGCGGTTCTGGCGCCGGTTCTCATGGAGAACCTCTTCGAGGGCGTTGCGTTCGATCTCGTCGAACTGGTCTTCGGTCTCTTCCATAGTCCGCTCAAACGTCCGGTCTTTATCGTTGCTCTGTGTCATCATGGCCTTTCTCGATCATCACTGCGGTACCGCTAGGGTGTCGGCAAGCCCGACCAGCCACGCGCCAGCGAGCACGCGCTCGGGCGTCGGGTTAAGGACGTCAACGAGGACGAGGTCCAGAGCCCCCGGGGCGGCCATGGGCGTGTAGTTGAACGTCACCGTCCAATCCTCCGTCTTGATGGCCGCGCTCGACGACCACAGCGGCCTGGTGTACGTCCGCGCGCATGTGACACTGCCGAGGTAGGGCAGGTCGGTGACGCCGCGTCGGACTAGGGAGTAGTACGTCGTCTCGGAGGCGATCCTGCTGTCGCAGTATCTGCGTTCGAGGATAATCCCTGCGCGCAGCGCCCTCTCCAGCAGCGCCCGCCACTGCGCCGGGGCGTCACTCATCGCCGAGGTGCTCATCGACAGCCTGCGCCAGGACCGCGAACTGGTCGCCCAGCGGCAGCTCGATGTGCGCGAACCGTTCGGGAGTGGTCACGCAGCACTGGTGCGCGAACAGCTCGGCGAGGAACGCGTCCGTGCCCTGGCCGGGACAGGCGTGGGACAGGGCGAACATGTCCCACTGCATCTGCGCCATCAGCGTCGCCGTGTAGGCCGCGAAGTGCTGCAGGTCGTCCTTGCCGCAGTCGTCGGGCTCACCGGGCAGGCAGCGGCCCACGGAGATGCCGAGCGCTTCGATCGCGGCACGCTTTGCCTCGGTGGCCTTGCGCCAGCTCTGCGCCAATGTGTCGCCGGTCATGATGATCTCTCTTTCCGTAATTGATTGGTTACCGGTAGTCGTTTTCAAGGGCTGTGTTGGCGAGACGCCGCAGGCAGTGGACGCAGTCCACCGGCTTCGCGACCTCGTCGAAATACGTGTTGGTCTTGCGGACTTTGCCGCTGCGGCACAGCATGTACCGGGTGCGCAGCGGCCAGCCCTTCCCTTCCAGTGGTGGCCACTCGTCGACGAACCCGGCGTGGACGCGAGTCTCGCCGGAGCGGACGGTGGTGACGTTCTTCGTGCGGGTGGTGGTGGGGTGATCCACGGGGGTCCTCTCAGTCAGGGGCGTACGTGTGGGCGCAGTCGTGGGCACAGCACCGCGCGGGCCGAGGGGCGGAAGGGGGCACCACTTCGGCGTCGTCCAGCTCCCGCCACTGGGGTGTTTCCGTCAGGTAGATCACCTGGTCACCGCAGGCCTGGCAGCGGACGGCATAGTGGGTGCGAACCGGATGCGCCGGGTAGTGGTGGGGGACGGACTTCAGCCGCTTGCCGTCGGCGATCCGAGAGGGGCTCACTACGCGCCGACCGGTCCGCGCCGGAGCGACCGTGGTGCCGAAGCACTGCAGGAGCGGACCGGCGAAGTCGCAAACGCCGCAGGACAGGTCCAGGTGGGTGGCGCGGATCTGGCGGCTCCAGGGGCCCCAGTCGGGGGATTGCCGCCAGGCCCCTTCGATAACGGTCATCCCCACATTGTCGCGCAGGCCTACGACACCGGGGGTTCCGTGTCCCGGTCGTAAACGTCACGGTAGAGCGTGGCCTTCTCGACCAATTCCTCGTGGTGGGCATCGAGGATCGCCTTGGCCAGTACTTCGGCTTCAGGGTTGAACGCCCAGACCATGATGTTCTTGCGGGTGGCGTCGTACCCGGTGTGGACGGCCAGCTTGTGCCGCTCCAAGCGCGCGATCCCGTACCGCACGCCGGACTCGCTGATGCCGTTGAGGTCGGAGACCAGGTCACGGGCACTGCGGAACGGCAGGCCGCCTTGGTGGTAGTCGTGACGTAGCACCCATAGCACGGCCACGGCCGCCCCGGTGACCTTCGGATTTTTGGAGTCGCGCGCACGCATCGTTGCTCCCTAATGGTCGGTGATGGGGGAACGGCTCCGGACGCCGTGGCGGCGTCCGGAGCCGTGGTCGAATCGGTGGGGTGGGTAGGGTCAGCCGGTGAGACCGGCGCGTTCGGCGACGCGGGCCTCGACCTTGCGCGCCCAGCCCTTGATCCATTCGAGGTGGGGCTGCTTCCATTCGTGCTCGACGTCGCTGATGACCCACACGGTCAGGACGACGTCGCCGTTAGGGGCGCAGACCTCCTCGCCGAGGTAGGAGCGGACGCCGAACTCGATGGCGACGATGTTCGTGGAGTAGCGGGGGTGGTCGTTCGTGTTGATCGCCAGCGGGCGCCGCCGCTCGGTCACCACGATGCCGCAGTAGCCCATCTTGCCGGTCATGGTCCGGTCGGCTTCGGTGATCGGGCCGAGGTCGGCTCGCTTGTCCAGGCCGATGAAGTACTGCTCGCAGCCCGGCATCACAAGGTTCACGCCGACCTCCATGGCATGGCCCTCACCCATCATGGCGTCGAACTCGGCGAGCATCTGCTCGGCGATCGCGTCGTACTCGGCGTCGGGTTCGGGTCGCAACCCGAGCTGGGTCTGCAGCGCGGCGCGTTCAGCGCCGTGCGGGTCCTCGGGGGCCATCGAACGGAACTCGCCCTTGGATCGTTTCGGGTCGGTCATGATGCGCTCCTAAACAGGGTGGGTGGGGTGTGTGGGGTCAGAGGCGGCGATGGAGCCCCGCGAGCAGGGCCTTCAGCATCTGCACGTCGGCGGGATCGGCCAGCTGCGGCGAACGCGCTTGTACCGCACCGGCTTTGATGAGATCGGACACCAGTACTTTAACAACTGATCGGGGCAGGTGCAGGTGAGCTGACACCTCCGCGACCGACATCGGCTCGCTGCGGCACAGCAGCAGCACCTGGCTGTGCTCCCCGCCCAGCTCGCCGACGCCGTCGGCGAACCGTGCCCCCTCAATCGCGGCGACCAGTGTGGTGATGTCGAGCTTCACGCTCGCCCTGGTGCGCCCCCCGGTAGCGGTGTAAGGGCGCCCCAGGGGGCTGTCGCGGACCGGCTCGTCATGGTCGGCGCTCATGGCGTCCTCACCGCGCGGCGGGACGCTCAGGGGTGGGAAGGAAGGACCGGACGCTGGCGACGAACTTCTGCGTCTCGAACCCCACCAGCGCGGCATCGGCCTCGCGGGTGGTGACCACGGCCAGGACGGTGCCCAGACCGGCCGAGGAGATGAACAGCAGCATGTCGTCCAGCTCGACCAGCACTTGGCGGACGGTGGTGGACGCGGGCACCACGGGCGCTTCGCTGTCCGTAGCTGCCACGATGGCGGCGCTGCGCGCCAGGGAGAACAGGCCCGAGGCGGTGGCGGCGAGCTGGGCAGCCTGCTCGGTGCCCAGGCCGACAGCGCACCGGGTGATGCCGTCCGAGGACAGCAGCATCGCGCCGTGGGAGTGGCGGATGTCGGTAAGCATCTGCTGCAGCCGCACGGTCAGGTCGGTGCCGTCGATGAGGGGGACGGTGAAGGAACGGTCGGACACGGGAGTCTCCTTGATAGTGATCGGGATGGATGAGGTGGTTGAAAATCAGGGGGCCGGGGGCAGTTCGTTGCGGTTGAAGCGGGGGACGTGTGCTTTCTCCAAATCGATCTTGCCCGCCCGCGTACCCCGGACGTATTCGATCAGCTGCCGTTCGATGATTTTGCACTGCTCGGTTTCGAACCGCTTGGCGAACACGCGCACCGAAGCCGCAATGCCCTCACGCCAGCGGGCGACAACTTCCAGGGGCTGCCCGGGTTCATCGAGGATGGGGACCACAATGCGCCGGGCCTCGTTCTTGGCCTCGACCGTGCCGGTGAACCCCACCTGCATCTGCTCGTCGCCGATGCCGATGAGCAGGTCGATCTCCTCGACCGCTCGCCATTCGTCTTCAGGCTTCATGGGATCAGTTCCCTTCCGGATCGGGCATCAGCAGCAGCGCATCGCGCAGGCGCCGCGCCGCTTCGGCCGGGGAGTGGCCGTCCCATTCGGGCGGTAGCGGCACCTCAGGAACGGCGAACAGGTTCCAGTCGGCGTTGGCGTAGTGGAAGCTGACCTGCCCGGTCGGCAGCTCGGCGACGACAATGAAGTACTTGCCGTCAAAGCAGCGCTCGCCGTCGTGATGACGGCGGGACTTGACGACCTTCCAGCCCTTTGCCAGCCACGCGGGCGTCGCGTGCGCGTGCAGCAGCAGCCGGGATTCGTAGAGCTCTTTGTGGGTGTGGAACCCGTCCGAAGCTTCCCCGGAGGCCAGTTCAGCACGAAGCCGGTGCACCTCGGCGCGGTAGCCGAGCAGCACCGCCAGCCCGTTCTCGGTGAGTTTCTGCGGAGGTTCGGCGAGATAGTCGGTGCCGCACTCCAGGCAGATCATGTGCGTGGTCTCGCGTGTCCGTCCCGAGCAGGTCAGACAGGCACTCCCGGCCCCCAGTTGCTGGACTTGGGCACTCTTTTCAGCCATGGCTCTCGCTCCTGTCCTGGTTGAGCCCGAAAGCGCGGATGCGGCTGTGCGGGCAAGCCGGTTCGGTCTCGAACCAGCCGTGCTCCTGGCAGTATCCATGGTGGTCGAACGTGCACAAGCTGTCCTCGTAGAGGTCGAGCACCAACGTGCGGAGCCGGTCGATCTCGGCGAGGAGACGCGGGACGCTGTCGTACTCATCGACGCCCCGATAGTCCTCACGGATTGCTTCCAGGTCGGCGTCGGTGAGCGATTTGGCGGACGTCATCGGGCAGTGCCTTTCTCGGTGGAGCGGGAGACAGCGGCCATGCCGCACGTGCAGGTGCCGCTGCCTTCGATCCGGCAGCGCTCGAAGTGCCACCAGTGGGTGGACTCCGGTCGCGCCGTCGACAACGGCCCCAGTACCACGGTGGAACCGTCCAGCGCGCACGAGCTGATCGCTTCGGCCAGGATCATTGGACCGAAATGCATCTGCAGGGCCCACATGGGGGGTATCGCTTTCATCGCCTGGCTCCGCTCTGGGGGAGTGCGAGGGAGCCGCCCTCGCTCGGGAAATCTTCCGGCCGCGCCCGCGCCGCCGCGCTGGTGCCGGTGCCGATCCACTCGATGCGTTCGCTGCGGGTGACATTGCCTGCCTCGTTGTGCAGCTGCGCACCGTGGTAGCCGATATGCGGCCACCGGTCGCACTGGTAGACGTCATAGACAGCGTCGCACTTGTGGACCGGCTGCGCCAGCCCCGACTTGCGGCCGATCGTCCACCGCGACCCATCGGCCGCGATGTGGTGGCGCGGACTGCGTGCCTTGCTCTGCTCGTGCCCCCGCTGGCGCTTGCAGCGGCTACCCCCATGATGGGCCTCGCACCGAGGCCTGCCATCGGGCAGCGGGGCATCGTTGGGAAAATCGAAAGGAAGGGTGGACATGCGATAACGCTCCGCGCGGTAATGAGACCGGCCGGGTGGGAGGAACCAGCCGTACCTGCCGGGTGTACTGCCAGTTGGGCTCCCGCATCCCGATCGACCATTGCGTGTTGTAGTCGTTGGCCGCTGCCGCAGCCGCCTCAGAATCGACGTAGGCCAGCAGGGGATGATCCGGGCCGCCGTCAACGGCCAGCAGCACCGTGATCTCCTCAGGCCAGCCCCCGTCGTTCACGATGCCCCCTGCTGTGACTCCAGCGCCAGCCGATTGCGCCGCTGGCGGTCGTAGCAGCAGGCCTCACGTGTGTGACCGGCTTCGATGTCGTCGGCGCCCTTCATGATCGCGTCGGTGACGGCGTCGATGAGGGCCCATCGGGACAGGTCGCCGTCGGGAAGGTCGTCGAACAGGCGCCCGTGCAGGGATTCGCATTCGAGCCATTCGGCGACGCTACGCCACTGCGGCGCATCGGCGGGAGGGCCGTAACCACCCCAAAGGTCGCGAGCCATCACGGTCTCCTTCGACGTCGTAATCAGGTGCTTTCGCGTTGTTCGAGGCCAAATCCTACCGGGATGAGGTGTCGGCCTGCTGCGCTTTCGCGGCCTGGCGCGCCTTCTTCGCCTCCGCGCGTTCGGCGCGGACCTGGCGCCGATCCCCGGCATACCGCTGCAGCGCCCGCGTGACCACCAGCGACATCTCCGCACGGTTGCGCTTGGAGTGCAGCTCCTTGACGTCTCGCTCGCTGAGCAGCACCGCCACCTCCACGTAGTGCCACGTGCGCCCCGGCTCGGCGGCCTTCTCCGGCGGGGGCGGCGCGTCGCACTGCTCCCGCAGGAACGCGTTCAACACCCTGCCGATCCGTGCCCGCGCCGTCCCTTCAGCACCGGTCGCCCCTTCGGCGAGGATCTGCACGTCGACCTCGGGGAAGCGGTTCACCGTGAAGTACAGCCGGTACCAGACCCGCTTGCCTTTCGAGCCCGCCACGATCCCGGTCTCGGCCACGATGCGCATGATCTCGTGCAACGGCGCGCCCGGGTAGTCGAAGACGACCGTTCTGGCGGTGGCACCACCGGGCTCGGACGGCTCCAGTATCTCCCACTCGTACGGGGTCGGTCGCCGGTAGGCTCCCGGCAGTTTGAAGATCGGCTGCGGGGACAGCAGCAGGTGTTCCTCCTCGAACGACTGGCGCATCTGGATCGCACTGACCGGCGGCACCGGATCGGGAGGATTCGCGCCGCGCCGCTTGCACCGCCCCAACAAGGCGATGAAGTCACCGGGCATGAGCCTGCCCAGGTTGCCCAGGCCCTGCTGACCGGTGGTCTTCTGGATTTCGTGGGCGACCAGCCGCAAGTCGTACGCTTTCGGGTCCGACTGCCAGTCGATGATCATGGCGGCCAAGGTATCGAAATACGCCTCGCGCTCCAGCGCGGCCTTGATGTCGGGGTTCATCGTTCAGCAACCGCCTTTCGCGGGGCCCGGGGGGAGGAGTGGGGGATCATACGGTTGACACATCATTCGTTCATTGCTTCCTGTTCTCGGGAGGAGCGGGGGCGACGGTGTAGACCGCCAAGTAGTCGAACACGGTCGAGCGCCCGATCAACACACCGGCCGTCCAACCATGGGCGGCGGCCTTGCGGTCGATCTCTTCGGGGCGCCACGATTCCAGCGGCACATTGTGGCACGAGCCCTCGATCCGGGCGCAGTACCCGCAGTACACGGTCATCTCCTTGCCCAGCAGCATCAGTCGCCAGCCGTCGCCGCTCAGGTCGATGCCGACCTCATCGGAGCGGCCACGGATGCAGTCCATGACCAGGGACATCGGCCGATCTAGTAGCCCGCAGAACCGGCACGGGCTGGTCAGCTCGGCGATGAGCGCCAGGGTGTTGAAGTCGTCGTCATTCATGCGCGCAGCGTAGAGAGGATACCGAATCGGTGTGTCAGGGTGCGGGGTGCAGCAGGTGGGAGACGTCCTCGGCCGGGCCGAAGTCGGCGGTCGCGCCGGTGACGTGGGCCCACAGCAGGTCGTTGCCCCACATGGGCCAGTGGTCGTCGTACCCGATGCGGTGCTGCTCCCAGCGGCGACCGTCAGGGGTGCGCCACAGCGACCGGCGCACCTGCTGCTCCTCGGTTTCGCCGTCAATGCAGCGGCAGACCGAGACCGTGCGGGTGAACGTGGCCTCCCACGGGCCGTCGTCGCCGTGGGGTATGACCATCCGGTAGTGGAAGCCGTCGCCGGGGAGGGTGTCCTCGGGTGGCGATTCGGCGACCAGTCCCCAGGAGAGGTAGCCGTAGCGGCCGAACTCGACGATGTGGCCGACCACCGGGACTACATGCGGGCCTTCCAGCCGTGTGGTCACGACGCTACCTCAGCGAATCCGGCAGGCCACGCATGGCAGCCACAGGGGATATCCCCCCCGCGCCGCTGCCAGACGGCGTACGCGGTTTCGGCCTGCTCCTCGGACCACGACTCGGTGATGGTAAGGATCTTGATGGCGATACGCAACTGTTCGAGCGGCTGATGACGTTCGCTCGCCCAGTCGGGGTGCCCGTAATAATAGGCGGTGTCGTGCACCTGGTGACCTTCCGGCCATCCCACGTTGGGCACGAATTTCGTTGCTTCGGTGGGGATGTCGCCAGCCTCAATGCGCGCGATGGCCCGGGTGAGGTACGTGATGGTGTTGCGTGCCTCGTCGCCGACCAACAGCTCGGTGTTGTGGTCTTCGAGGTGAACGTGCAGGGGGCCACCGAGTTCATCGAGTGCGAACAGGGAGCTAGCGAGGTCGCAGAAGGCGTCAAGGCCTGCGGGCTCAGCAACGAGCACGTCGTCAGTGCGGGTCATTCGCGTACCTTACGCTCTCATTCGTCGCTTTCGTCTGCACGACGTTCCCACAGCTGCCGGTAAGAAGGCTCCTCGTGCCAGCGGCGTGCGTGCTCGACCATGCGAGGCCCGGTGAGCAACGCGATGACCAGGTTCTCGAACACCATGGCAGCGGTCACAACGACATTGAACAGGCCTGCCACGACCGGCAGCACGGGCAGTATCGACACCAAGCCGATGAGTACGCAGGCCACGACCGCATAGAAGGTCATGGCGATGATGATTACGGCGCGCTGATGTCCGGGGGAGGGAGCCGGTACCGGCAGCCCGTGTGGGCCTACCCTCCGGCGCTGGGTTTTATCCTTCATCGGGATCGCAGTCCTTTCCGTGGGATCTCTCGATTGCCTGCCAGTGTCGCTGGTGTGCGCTTACCGACCATGCCGAGAGCCGCTCCCAGTCCGGCGCCGGAGCCAACGGCGTCCGACCCCTCTCCATTGCCTGCATCATCCGCGCCCGCAGCGACCGGATATCCCACAGCACCTGCTCCAGATCCGGCACGCCCCCCGACTTCACCTTCAATACGCACTGCCGTTCCGGCTCCGGCATCGGCAACGTGAGCCGCCCGTGCTCGGCGATCTCCAGCCCCTGATATCCCAGCCGCAGCGCATGCGAGGCGAACTTCGTGTCGTACCCGTACTTCGCCACCAGCTCCGGACGTTTCGGCATCGAACCCCGAGGGCCCTTTCCCAGCAGCTTCTGCACCTGGCTGTCGAGGTAATGCGCCGACCGGTCCACGACCTTCCCCGACAAGAACGCGGGCGCCAGCGCCCGCAGCTCCTCGCCCAGCTCGCTCGTGGCGTACACCGACTTCTCCGGCGCGAACAGCATCGACAGGACCGTGGGGTTCCCGTCCGTTGCCAGCCGCAGATACTTCCGCAGTGCATACAGCACTCGGTCGGTATCGCCTGGTTGCGAGCGGCGCCCTTCCGCCTGCGTCCGGTACGTGTAGGTGTCCATGGGTTTCGCCAGGCCGATCACACAGCCAGCAGGTTCGATGAACACCCCCATCTCGTCGTGGTCGTCGGTGCCCGCGATCGCGATGCCGTGCA